CGGTGTAACGGGATGAAGGTTGCAACATTGAGACGCGCACCGGACGGGCAAAACGGTACAAAGTAACAATGCCCGGTGTAACGGGATGAAGGTTGCAACCTGATCTGCGCCACGGTCGTCCAAGCGTTATCAGCGGCGTAACAATGCCCGGTGTAACGGGATGAAGGTTGCAACTGTCATCTGGTCAATCCGGTCAGCGGGCGATTCACGGCAACAATGGCCGGTGCAACGGCTTGAAGGTTGCAACGCAGCGGTCGGGTGAGGTATCAGAGTCGAACCGACGCCTCGTAACAACAGCCAGTGCAATGGCAGGAAGATTGCAACTCTGCTCAGTTGTTGCAACCTTCAAGCCGTTGCAGTAACAATGGCCGGTGCAACGGCTTGAAGGTTGCAACTGCAGGATTGAGAAGTATGGCAAAATGGCCCCCGATGCGTAACAATGGCCGGTGCAACGGCCTGAAGGTTGCGCCAAACCTATGATAAAACGCCACGCCGATACGCTGGGTGGCCTCTTCGCCCGGCGCGAACTGAAACAGAACGAGAGGACTGCCGCATGACCGGCCCCAAAGCCTTCGCGAAGCTGGCAGCGGATGTCTCAGTGCCGACCCTGCGATCTCTGCTTGATCTGCTTCATGGCACGCACAAGATGGCGCTCTGCCAGGGAAAATGGTTGATCGAAAACAACTCAGGAACGATCGGCGCACTTGATCCCTTCGCATTCCTGATCTATCACGGCAAGGGAAAACCCGAGGCGTTTCGTCTGGAGTATCGCTGCTGGCTCTGGCATAATACTTCAAGAGAACTTCGCATTTTCGCTGCATGGTGGGACACAACAAGATTAGAGGATGCGGCAGCAGAACTGGCACTGGTGATAGATGATCTTCTCAAGGAACTGCATGGAGTAGGAACCAGATGACACCTGAACAGCGCACGATCTGGCTAGCCGAACGCCGTAGCGGCATCGGCGCTTCCGAGATCGCCAAGGTGGTCGGCCTGGCTCCTCCAAGTTGGGGTGGACCACTTGACGTATATGCCGACAAGCTGGGAAAGTCGCTGGACTACGACAATCCCTCAATGGAGTGGGGCCGGCTCCTGGAAGATGTCATCGCACAGGTCTACGCTCTGGAAACCGGCCACGAGTTGTTCCAGTTTGATCCGCCAATTCTAAGACACCCTGAACACCGTTGGGTCATCTCCACACCCGACCGTGGAATCAGGAACGAGAGAAAGTTTGTCGAGATTAAGCGCACTGACGAGCGCAAAGGTTGGGGTACGCCCGGAACCGATCAGGTTCCTGAATACTACTTTTGCCAGACACAATGGCAGATGCTTTCGGCTGTGGAGTTGGAGATAGAGAGCGTCGATGTCGCGGTGTTGGTTGGCGGCAGCGATTTTAGAATCTATACCGTGGAGCGCAATCAAGAGATACAGCAACTGCTCTTGACCGCTGCCTCAGAGTTATGGGATAGGGTTTGCCGGCAGGAGCCGCCAGCGTTCGATTATCAACATCCCAACACGGCGAAAATACTTAACTTGCTCTTTCATCCAGACGAAACAAAGAGTATAGAACTCGATACAGAGATGGAAGAAGTTGCCGATGCCTATGTGGGACTCGGCGAACAACTCAGCGAGATGGAACGCACCAGGGAATCTTACAAGTGTCGAATCATCGAGGCGCTGGGTTGTGCCGGCGCTGGTAAACTCAGTGACGGCAGAGTCATCACGCGCAAGGTAACCAAGGCCGGGCAGATGAGGCTTCATGTGCCGGCAAGGAATCTTTCTGAGGAGCAATAGCTATGGCTAAAATAGATACATCCCGAAGAGGCCAGGAGCAACGAACGCTCGGCGAGACAGCAACCTCTCCAGCAAGTGCAACCACGACCGGCGCGGCGGTCGTGGAATCGCAACATGGCTCAGCGCCGACGTTCCCCGTCGCCAGGCTCGACGACAAACTGCTCTCCTACGCTCGCAAGATCGATACCACGGCGATCAGTTATGCGCAGGCCATCGACCGGGCAAGTGGTCATACGGAACGCGCGCTGCTCATGGCAGAGGGCATCCGGGCACTCAGAGAGCAACTCTCCGAGGACCTGATGACCAGGCACGTCATGCCGCTCATGAATGATCAGAACGGTTTCCGCTGCGATCGTCCGAGCAAGAGCAACCCGAATTCCTACACGGTTCCAGAAGTCCGCAACTGCGTCGTGACAGCGCTGATCCAGGGACTCTATCTCATCGGCAACGAGTTCAACATCATCGCCGGCCAGTGCTTCGTGACCCAGAACGGCTGGCGGAGAAAGTTCGAGGAACTTCCCGGCATCTCGGACATCACCATCGCGCCTGGCCAGCCCGTGAATCGCGACGGCCAGTGGAGCGTGAGAGTGAAACTCTCCTGGCTCATGGACGGAAAGAACGATCAACTGATCGGCACCGACGACAAACCGGGGCAAGCCTTCACGGTCGAGTGTCACGGTGCTGCCAAGTCGTCTCAGCTGATCGGCAAGGCGATTGGCGATGCCTACCAGGCAGCCTATCGCAAGGCAACCGGATCGAAACTCACCCTGGCCGCATTGCCGGGCGGCGATGTGGACGAACGCGGGTTGACGAGCGGCGCTGGCGCGGCCGGTGCTGGCAATGCTGGACAACCGGCCTTGCCAGCAGTTGGATCGCGGAGCGCTCAGGTGCTGGATCATCTCAAGGCACAACAGAGCGCGGCAGTTAGCGGAACCGTGACGGTTGCCATCACGGCCGAGACACGCGAGAAGATCAACACGCTGATTACCGAGAAACAAATCTTCCCCGATGACCTGGAGAACCTCGCAGGGCGACTGAAGATCCCGGCACTCGTCAACGCCATGACGGAAACCGACGGGCAGAAACTCCTCAAGGAACTGGAAGCCATGCCGGCGGTATCGGGCGATGACGACGCGGAACGCGCGGCCATGCAGGGAGAACAGTAGCCATGCCCTGGGAATTGATGACGTGCGAAAGAACACTCCTTGACGAGATCGCTGAGCCGTCTTCCGTGCGACTCGACATCGCCAAGACCTACTGCCTGGCGCTACGCTCCAGCGAGCGCGACAAGGTGGATTGGGGCAAAGTTAACCGTGCCATCATCGAGAGATGGTCGATCAGTGCGCTGTACTGGATCAAGAAAAAGGCTCACTCTGGCAAGTGTTTTGATGGTGTGGAATAACATACACTTCATCAATCACGGCAGTGCATCCTGGCTTGCTTTTATGCGTTCTGGGTCGCTGTTGCGATCCCTGCCGGATTGGTTTCTTCGCGGTGTCCGGCTCATATGGTGGTGCGTTCCGTTCCGATGGCACCATGTGGGTTTTTCCTTGGCAAGTAGGTGGGTTGGGGGAAGGAACTTGTGGTTCCAGGACACCGCGAAGGATTTTCACATTGCCTCTGCGTCGTCGAGTTGACATGAAATTCGTAACAATGCCCGGTGTAACGGGATGAAGGTTGCAACATGTCAATCTCCGCTCCCCTTGCGACGCACGTTGCGAACGGCGGATCGGCTCGTTGTCGATCGACGGCGCGGAGGCGATTTCTTTCATTCAGTATTTTGCAGTTTGCATTTTAGATTTTGCATTCATCAAGCCATGTGCTGAACAATGCAAAATCTAAAATGCAAACTGCAAAATACTAAATGAAATTCCACTGTTTTAGCGATTACACTTTCACGCATTTTCTCCATTCCTGATAATCGCGCCGCCATCTCTTGAGCCGCATCCAGATTCCGCTAAAATAATAGCCTTGACTATCTCCAGAGGTCGAACTATATGAAGCCGGCCCAAACACAAGGAGACGAAACCATGCCCGTGGTAAAAACTAATAGCAACGGCAACCGCGTCAAGGAATCAACTGCCAGCGCGGAACGTCAGCGCTCGCTTGATTGGCTCGGTTTCAAGCACGCGATCGGTGCCGTGCTGGTTCACCGGGCGAAGAATCACCTGGGCGCTTCAGGAACGCGCTACGTGGTGGTGGAACAGATCGCCAGTGGATTTGCCGGTGGGGTCGCGTTTTGCTACGGCTGTTCGGTCATCGAGTCCAGTACGGGCACGATTGCCAGGGAGAGGGTGGAGTTGTTCGAGGAAGAAGTGATGGCCTGTCCGGGGGCGGCGCTGTGCGGATGAGGCAGAAGGCTGGCGAAGTTGGCACCTGGAGGAGACGCGATGGCAGCAAAGGCGGTTCCGTATCATCGAAGCCTGGCGAAGCGCTCCGAGGTCTTCTTGTTGGCTCAGGAGTTGAACCGGAACGTCTCGGAAGTGCTGCTTTCGCTTCTTGATCTATGGCTCTACGTCGAACAGTACGGGATGGATGGGATGCTCGGCCTGGCCAAGATCCATCAGCTTCATCAGGTCATCGACAACACAGACATGGCCTTCTTCGTGGCATTGGTAGAGCGCGGCTGGCTGGTCGAGGACGATTCCGGCGTGCGGATTCCCGGCTGGACGCGATCTCTTGACCGCTTCCTTCACAACCGCTATACCGCTCCTGATCGTGCCTGGCAGGAGGGTAGCGCTCATGGCCGGTGACTGGATTCCTTACTGCAAGGATCTACCCCACAAAGAGGAGACGCTCTACCTCGCGGAAGCGTGCGGTCTGTCGATCGCTGAAACCGTGTTCGCGCTCTTGCAACTGTGGAGCTGGGCGGATGGCCAGTCGGCGGATGGCTTCTTGCGCTACGTTTCTGTTGCGCAGTTGTCACACGTCTGTTCGGCACCGATGAACCGCTTCGTGCCAGCCATGTGTCAGGTGGGTTGGATGAGGCAAACCAACGGCTGTATCGAATTCGTAAACTTTGAGCGTTGGATGGGGAATTCCGCTAAAAAGCGCCTGTCGGCCGCGAAACGTATGCAGAAAAGTCGAGCTAACCAGAAAAGTCAAGCAGAAGTGTTGCGCGCCAGCGCAACCGATGTTGCGCCATCGTTGCGCGAGCCTGTCACGAATGTTGCGCCTACAGTACAGGACAGAACAGTATTAAATACAACCCCCAAACCCCCAGAGGGGGATAGTTTGGTTGTTCCTTCGGAGAAGATCAGCGAAGAGGCGAAGAATGGATTTGCTGCGCCGGCCGTGCAATCTGCGCAAAATCTTCCGCGCCGGCTCGTCCTGGCCGCTGACCGGCCGGATTTGTTCCCAGGTGCCAAGAAGGTCTTCGAGCACTACCAGCGAACCGTTCAGACGATCCACCAGTCGTTCGCCGTCCCGGAGATTTTGACCTTGCTCGATGCCGGCAAAACGCCTGAGCAATTGAAAGCCTGTGCCGACGCCTACGCGGCCCATTGCCGCAAGAACGAAATCCTCAAAAAAGCCCGACAATCGGCCAAGGCGTTCTTCGAGGAAACCGGCAACTGGCAAATGTACCTGCCGGAAAACCAGATCCAATCGGCAATCAACCGAGAACCAGAAAAGAAGCCGCAAACGCCCGACCCGCTGTTCTCGAAACCGCATCTGCGCGATGGGCCGTCGATGGCAGAGATCAACGCCGCGCGCCACGCGGTCGGAAACCCGTCAGGAATCGCTTCAGGTGAGCGATCAGCAGTTCAGACGAGTGATGCGTCAACTCAAGGCAATGGGGCCGTCTAATGAGCGAAGAGAAGTTGCGAGTTTTGAACGACAGTGAGCGCGCCGTCATCGGTGGTATCTTCCGCTGGCCAACCGTCTTGGCGGAAATAGCGCCACTGCTTGCCGCGAAGAACTTTCGCGACCATGCGCACGGACTGGTCTATCAGGCACAACTGGAACTCTACGACAAGGCCAAACCGATCGATCTGGTGAGCGTGGCGGACCTGCTCCATCGCCGCAACGAGTTGTCGCAGTTGGGTGGCTTGGCGGATCGGCCGGGCGAAAAGTCGATGGAGGGGCATACCTTCTTGGCTCGCTTGTGGGACGAGGTTCCGACCGGTGCCAACGCGGTCTACCATGCGGAACGAGTTCGCGACGCCTCGATCCTTCGCGAACTCTCCATCGCGGCGCAGATCATATCCGAAGAAGCCGAGCGTGCGGCCGGTTCGGCAGAGGAGATTTTGCAAAGTGCTGAGAAACGCATCTTCGCCATCGCGACGATGGGCGTTTCTGGTAACCTGTACAAGATGTCGGAAATCATCCACGAGGTCTATGACCGGCTCGATCAGAGAGCCAAGAGTCACAGCGAGGTATCCGGCATCTCGTCGGGGTTCGACAGCCTTGATGCCATGACGGCCGGCTGGCAGCCCGGGGAATTGATTCTGCTTGCCGCCCGTCCGTCTGTGGGCAAAACCGCGCTATCGCTCGCGCTGGCACGGCGTGCCGGCGAGGTTCTTGGCGTGTTCTTTGCCAGTCTGGAGCAGTCGCGTCTGGATTTAGCCGAACGGTTGCTCTGTGCCGGTTCCGGTGTCGAACAGCGCGCCTTCAAGCATTGCCGGATAACTCCTGAAGAGAGTAGTCTGATCGGGCAGGCTGGTGATGCGCTGTCGGCGCTGCCGTTCTGGATCGACGACAGCCCAGGTCAGAATGTCTTGAGGATCGCCAGCAACGCGCGAAGGCTCGCTCTCCGCGCCAAGACGCGCAAGGAGGAAATCCCGCTTGGCCTGGTAGTCATTGATTATCTCCAACTGATTGAGCCAGACAATCGCCGCGATCCGAGGCACGAGCAATTGGCCGCGATCTCAAGGAGGTTGAAGTTCTTGGCGCGGGAACTAAATATCCCAATACTAGCGCTGGCGCAGCTCAATCGCGAGGTCGAATCCCGCGCCGACAGCCGGCCGAAACTTTCTGATCTGAGAGGATCTGGAGAATTGGAGCAGGATGCCGACGTGGTGTTGATGCTCCATCAGCCTGATGCCGACAACAACCCGCGTGAACTGGTTGTCCAGGTCGAGAAGAACCGCAACGGCCCCGTGGGGGACATCACCCTGGATTACGACCGTGGCCGGACGCTCTTCGCTGAAAATCAGGTGCGCGGATTCTGAGGAGCCAGCCATGAGCGAAGCGGAACTCGTCAGCGCCATTCAGCAAGAGTTGCTGGCGCTCAATCTGCTGATCTTTCACGATCCGAAGCCACACGGGTTTAACCTCCAGGTTGTTGATGGTTATGGTTTCCCGGCGGTTCGCCTGCTGGCATCCTGGTTTGAAGCGGACTATGATGCTGAAGAACTCTTGTCGTTGTTGAAGGAGTTACGACAGATCGAAGTAGAGCGTATTCTGCTGGACGGCAAGGACAAATTCGCCAAGGTTCATGGCTTCTGGGAAACAGTTCGCAGCGCCGAAGTTTATCCAGGACCACGACGGCCTTGCCGAGAGGAATCTGATCGCCGCTTTGATTTGGTGGCCAGAGGATTGAGTATCCGTATTCATCCAGGCGAAGAGTTGGAAGGTTGGCGCGATTTGCCGATTCTGGATAGTAACAACAGCCAGTGCAATGGCAGGAAGATTGCAACCCCCGATGGTCAGCGGATAGACCTGTACCTGATCCGTGGTAACAACAGCCAGTGCAATGGGAGGAAGATTGCAACATCTCAACAAACTCTCGCCGGCACCGTGGCGTGTTCGTCCGTTAGAGCATGACGATTGGGGCTTGGTCCGCGATGCCAACGGCGTGCCGGTTTCTACCACCTGCATGTCGAGCCATTATGGCCTCAACGATTGCGGCAAACCCGAAGGTCCCGAACCCATCGGCACCAACGCCCACTTCATCGCCCTGGCACGGAACGCCCATGATGTGATGATACGTCGCGGCCTCTACGTGGTGCCGATGTCCAGGCATAAGATTGGCCTGTATTGGCGGGTACGAACCATCAATGGTTACGACATGCCGCTGGAATTCGACATGCATACAGAGCATCGCGGCGAGTTCAAATGCCCCTATGAGGCGCTGGTGGTGGCGGATCAATGGCTCGCTGATCATGAGGAGAAAGAGCAATCATGACTCTCTTCAAGCACAACGAAGAATTCGATTCCTTCGATGAGATGCAACGTCGCATCGATCAGCGCACACGGCGGTTCGCCTGGTGGTTCGGCTTCTGCGCCGTCCTGGCGCTGGGAGGTCTTGTTCTCGTCATGTGGATTGCTATTAGCATGTTAGATAAATACCTCTAGGCACCGGAGGCGCATCTGTCATGGCAGCACAGCGCGACCTGTTCCTCAAAGAGATTGAACCGCTGACGCCACCAGCGCAGCAGCATTCGCCAACCTCAAAAGAGGCCGCAACCAGCATAGAGCCGCTGACCGGCAGACTCCAACTCAAAGTCTTGACAGCGATCCGGGAATCGGGAGAAGTGGGCTTGACGGACGAAGAAATTCAGACGAAATTGAGTATGAACCCGTCCACGCAACGGCCACGGCGGATTGAGTGTCTGGATCAGGGATTCATCAAGGATTCGGGACGAACGCGAAAGACGCGAAGTGGCCGGCAGGCCGTGGTGTGGGTGGCGGTGGTCAAACAACAATAACCCAAGAGGTAAAGTCCCATGCCCGTTCTCTTCCCACCACCAGAAGCTGTCCTTGAACTTCTGGAACAAGCCAAGCAGCATCACTCCTTCAAAGAACTGATCGAGGCCGATGTCACGATCAAAACCATGATGGCCGAAGCATCAGGAAAGAGCAAGAAATCCGCCCTGCAACTTCACGGCTATCCATGCGCCGCCATCATCAAGATCACGCCTTACGAGCAGCGTGTCAAGGGTGCCAAGGATTGCTCGCTTCACGTTGACAGCGATTGGTGGGAAGAACATGACTCCGAGCCTGAGCGCCTGGCACTCCTGGAGCACGAACTCACCCATCTGAACGTGGTTCGTGACAAGAAGACCGGTGCGATCAAGTACGACAACGCCAATCGGCCGAAGCTGAGGATGAGATTGCACGATATGACCGTAGGAGGCTTCACTGAGATCGCTCAGCGTCATGGCCTCAACGCGCTGGAGTCGCAACACTACATCGACCTGCACAAGCGGATGGTTCAACTGGAACTGTTCCCGGAGGGGTGATCATGTCCGTCCTCTATCCCGTCGCCAACGTCGCCAGATCCTTCCGCGATTGCGGACACCTGCTCGGCACGCCGATCATCAAGGTGACGTTCGCCGGCGCATCTGGTCCTGACATGGACGAGAATGTTTGTCCGCTATCGCGCCCGGCAGACAAGTTCTCCGGTGAGCAGGTCGCCGAACGGGTCAGTCGGCTTCTGTACGATACCAAATCCTGCCCGTGGGTCTGGCTTGGCGGTGCGGAGCCGTGCGAGCACGACCTGGAGCCTTTACTGGAAGAACTGCGCAAACTCAACGTCCGCATCGGCATGTCCACGACCGGACAGGGCGAGGCCGAGTTTCGCGAGAGGTATTGCGACTTCATCTCGCTCATGCCGGACGGCAAGCCAGAGCAGATGAACACGCTCTACGGTGCGGGAGAGATCATCCTTCGTGCCGGTTGGAACGGCGTGAGGTTGTTGCGCGACTGGCAGAACTATGCCAGACAAAAGCAAATGACCTTCACGCATCGCTGGGTGGTTCCAATGGAGGGGAGTAAAGATGCGTTTTCAGATTGTTTGCGCTTCATCGATGCTTGGCCGTTGTGGCGGCTGGGCGTGATGGCCAATCAGGTATGGAAGTTGCCTTGATTCGGCAGTAGAGGAAAGAGATTGTGTTGCAACGGAGACAAAGCATGTCAGCGAGCGACGACAAAGAGCGGCCGCGTGTCGGTGACTGGCGGCAGTGCGTTTCAGGGCGGCAGGTGTGGTGTCTCGATTACCGGCCAGAGGATGTCTCCATCACCGACATCGCTCATTCTCTCTCAAACATCCATCGTTTCGGCGGCGAAAGCAACCTGAGCGTGGCGCAGCACAGTGTCCATGTCTCAGAGGTTCTCCAGAGCAGCAAGCAGGAAATCTCTATCTGTCTCTGGGGATTACTTCACGATACGGCTGAAGGAATTGTCGGGATCGACATGCCGCGACCGGTCAAACGGCATCTGCTCATTGATTATCAGGGCGAGGTCAAGCCCTATACCTGGCTTGAGGACAAGATTACTCAGGTCATCATCGAACGCTTTGGCCTCACTTGGCCGATGCCAGAAAGCGTGCATCATGCCGACAACGTGATGCTTGCCACGGAAGCGCGCTGGCTCTACGACACGCTGGTTGATAACTGGAAACTCTGGGAACTGCCCGAAGTGTTCCCGATAAAACTGGAAGCGTGGACGCCTGAGCGCGCCAGGCGCGAGTTTCTCCAGAGGTTCGTGGAGCTTGGAGGAAAAGAATAAGCATGCTGACCAAAGAAACCTTGCGCGATGCCGCACTGATCATTCATTGCCTGGCGGAGTTCCGCGACGAGTGGGATTCGCCGCTGGCCAAGAAATGTCCCGAGCCGGTTCGCGCCGCGATGCTCGATCTCACGGATGTCATCGAGGAGAGTAACGCCGGTGATCCAGAAGTATTGGCATTGACCAACAAGAAGACAATTATTATGGGTTGGGAACGCGACGGCCGCGAACTCATCGTCGAAGTGCTGGGGCCGCACGGGATGCGCTGGGACATGGTTCATAGCAATGGCACGACGGCAGAGGGTGGCATGAGTGCCAGCGAGTTGCCGAAGGCACTTGGCGGTATGCTCAAGTGGCTTGAAACCGGCGAGGAAAACTGAATTCTGCCTTTTGCACTTTGCATTTTCTATTTTGCAGTATTTCGCGTGTGGCTCTATGAATGCAAAATACTGAATGCAAACTGCAAAATACTAAATGAAAGCAGGAAGTCACGGATGATCGAGACAATGGAATGGCTCATGTGGACGGTCGGAATTGTTGGAGGATCGCTGATCCTTCTGGGATTCGCTTTGATCTGCCGCGAGGTTTGCCGGATCTCGGTGGAGAAAGGCTACGAGATCGGCTACCAGAAAGGCCACGATGACGGCTGGCAAGACGCGGCGGCGCTCTTGAAACCCGAGGTTATGGCGCTGCGCAACTCGTTCGGTCACTATGAGACGCTCCGGGACAAGATGCTCGGCAAGGCCAACCCGGACAAGCAAGAGCGGAGGGCGGCATGATGGTCAAGCGCGGCTATTTCGGTATCGGCATCTGGCATGGCAAGCACGACTGCAATCAAGGGACCATGTGGCGGTCGGCCTACTCGTTCGGTGCTGATTTCGTCTTCACGGTCGGTGCCAGATTCAAACGGCAGGCGAGCGATACAACGAAAGCCTGGTGTCATGTGCCGATGCTGCACTTTGCCGACATGGATGATCTGATTTCGCATCTGCCTTATTCCTGTCCGATTGCCGGCGTGGAGTTGACGGAAGACAGCTTTGATCTGAAGACGTTTATCCACCCGGATCGTTGCGTCTATCTTTTGGGCGCGGAGGATCACGGGCTGAGCGGTAGCATCCTTGATCAATGTCATCTTCGCGTGCAGATCGCACCGACGAAGGTGTGCCTCAATGTTTCGACAGCGGGGAGCATTGTTATGTGGGATCGGGTGAGCAAGCGTGGAGTTTCTGAAAGGAAAGCGGCATGATGCCTCTGAAGCAATGTCTTGACTTTCTCATGGAGGGTATCGCCTTGCATGTTGTTCTTGGCTTCGCTGGCCTCATCGTGGCTGGCATGTTGTTCGGACTGTGCGAGTGGATCTATCATCGCATCATCGCCTGGCATGGCAAACAAACAGTCACAAGCCAAGTAGATATTCCCGATGAGATCAAGAGGGCAGCCTGATGGCCATGCGCGAATCCACCAAGAAAACACTTGTGGGTGATTGCCTCAAGGCACTCCACAAATTGGGTATCGCCTGTTGGCGGCAGAACAGTGGAGGTCTTCGCAACGCCAAGGGAAGCTATGTCCAGTTCAGTCCGCCTGGCACGCCGGACATCCTGGGTATTATCCAGCGCGTCAGGCGCAAGGGATTGGCTGGATCACCAGTCACGCGCATTCACGAAGGCGTGTTCTTCGGTTGCGAATGCAAGACTGGTCGTGGCAAGTTGAATCCTGATCAGTTGGCGTTTCAGACCAATGTTCGTGCGGTTGGCGGTATTTGTCTTGAGGTCAGGAGTGTTGGTGATATGATCGATCAGTTGCGCGAGGCAGGGGCGCTGTAAATGAGGAGGATTGACGATGGGTTACAATGTCAGCAGTTGTGGATACCTCAATGGCAAACTCTCCATCGACCGAGCCATTGCCGGCCGACTCTACCGCAAGATGCGGAAGGAGAATAAACTTGCCGAGTGTAACCTCCTGGAAGACTTTGCCGATTGCGAAGCAGATGAATCTGGAACCGTATCGGTCATCAAGCATCTCTGGTGGTGTGGCTGCAACTCACGCGATACGGAAAACCTCGAAGAGATTCTCCGTCATACCACGGGCTCAGCCGAGATTCTTCTAACCTGGGAACGTGGTGACTCATTCTCAGGCTATTCGGTTAACGATGGCGTGGTCACAGAGAAGAAAGTTAAGCATACTCTGGAGGATTAGTTTTGCCACCACCCGATGACGCCACGCTCCTGAAGGACTATCGCGCGACGCTGAACCGCATCGCTCGCGCGGTCGGTGCCTCGGCCGCGCTGGTGCGTGAAGGCAAGACGCTCGCCATCGCAGAGAGGTTGGAAGGATTGCTGCTCCAGCGTCCGCCCGATGCTGATGAGTCGTCCTCAGAAGCTCAGATCATCCACTGTGTCGAGCACGAAATCTCTCTTGATAAGGATGAGCCACCACCACCCGGAGCAGTGCCGGTCGTTCGACTCTCGAAACTGTCGCTCAAACTGGTTCGGCGGATCAGCAATATCTGGCTCACGTTGGGTGATCTGTACCCCGATGACCCGCTGCCAGGTCATCTGGTGCATCAGACCGGCATGCTCAAGAGGATTGACAGGTTGGAGGAGCGAGCACGAGAGCGCTTCACCGATCAACTGGAAGACGGCTTCTGCGAAGTGTCGCTGCTGGTGGATCTGTGCTTCTTGAACTATCTGGAAGTGTTGTTGCTGTGGATACAGCGGATTGCCAAGAAGGAGGGGCATTGATGGCAATGAAGACGGAAGGGAAAATCCTCTTGACGCCTCTCGGTGTTTTGAACCTGTTCGATGCCATGATGGGTAGTGTCCTAACATCGCGTTGATTTTTTCTCCCAACCGCCCTTGACACCATTCCGCCCATCTGGTAAACTTCCGTCCATGTACAGAAAGAAGAAAGCCTCTGGTCTCCGGACGATCCAGAAGACACTGGAATTTAAGCTCTATCTGTCCAAGACAGAGGAAGATACTCTTGAATCCTGGCTTGGCGCGTGTTGCTGGACCTACAATCAGATGCTGGAGATGAGGACAAAAGCCTACAAGCGCAGGAAGGAATCCATCGGCTTTGTTCGGCAGTGCGAAATTCTGAAGGATTGGCGTGCCCATATTCCGATGCTGACTCCGGTTCCGGTCGTCTTCCTGCGCGACTCGCTGCGCCGTCTGGATCGAGGCATGGATGCCTTCTTCCGTCGCCTCAAGGCTGGCGAGAAACCGGGTTATCCGAGGTTCCGCGCCCATCATCGCTATCGGTCGATGGAGTATCTTCATCACGGCAACTACATCCATGATGGCGCGATCCGTATTCCGGTTCTTGGCGAAGTCACGGCTCGCGGCATGTTCGACACCGGACCGATTGCCAAGCAGTTGTTGCTTCGCGTTATCCATCGTGCCTCCGGCTGGTATGCTCAGGTCGTCATCGATACTGGCATCCAGATCCCGGAGAAAATCCCTGTTGAGTCTCTCCAGACCAGCACTGGCCTTGATGTTGGCCTGACGACCTTCGCCGTCCTGGCAAACGGCGACAAGATTGAGAATCCCAGGTTCTATCGCAAGTCTGAGCGGAAGCTCAAACACCTGCACAAACAGGTATCCCGCAAGCAGAAAGGCTCTCGGAACCGCCGCAAGGCGGTCAGGCGTCTTGCCAGGCATTACGAGCGCATTCAGGCTCAGCGTAGAGATTTCGCCCATCAGACCGCGCGTCGTTTGGTGAATCAGTACAATCTGATCGGCTTCGAGAATCTCAACATTCGCGGCATGTGCAGATCGCCTCTCGCCAAGTCCATCCACGATGCCGCCTGGGGATCGTTCCTCCGGCTGCTGACGAGCAAAGCTGCAAACGCTGGCCGTCATGCGATCGGAGTGAACGCGAGATACACAAGCCAGGACTGCCCGGCTTGTGGTGCAAGAAAGTACAAGAGTCTCAATGAGCGTCTCCATAATTGTCCCTGTGGGCTCTGCTGTGAGAGAGATAGAGCCTCCGGTATGGTGATTCACGCTCGCGCGCTGAGAGTGGTCGGCGCGAACTGTGGAGGAATCGGCCTCTGTCGAACCGGGCATACGTCCGGGGAGGTAAGCCGATCCGATGAAACAGGAAGTCCGAAGTCGCCAACGCGATGTAAGGACACTACCCGGCAACGCATTGTTAGGACACTACCCCATGATGGATCAGGTGGCTCGTCTGGAGGCAACCTCACGCGAGTTGCACTTGCAAGCGGAGCGCATGGAGCGTATAGCGCTCCGGCAGTTCGGCATCGTTCACGTTGATCGCGAGCCTGGCTTCCCGTGCTGGACGCTCAAGGACGGTGATGGATCTTACCACAATACGCCGCGCGAAGCTTTGGCGGCGATGGTCACAAACGGAAAGGAATCCTAGCTATGCCAAGAAGCACCAAGGTTTGTTGTACTCAGCACGATCTCGACAACGTGCGGAACTTCATTCGTACCTGGCAAACGTCTTCTTCCGTGGAAGAGGTTGCCAGGAGAATGTTCACCATGCCGTCCAATGCCCGTCAGCGTGGCGCGCTGCTGATCTACTGTGGTGTGCCGCTGAAGGCTCTGACGTGCAGCATCCAGTCAGGCTACAACTACGCAGAGTTGGCCGAACTGGCGGGGTCGCTGGTGGAGAGCGTGGAAGCTAAGGCAGCATGAGGAGCCAACGATGTCATACGAAGATGACAAAAAGGATGCAGGCTGCGTTGCTGTGTTTTTTACTTTCATTATGTTTTTTGTGGCGTTCGCAGCCGGCCTTGACAAATTCGCCAGAGACTACCAGCACACCAAAGAGCAGTGCGATGAACTCAAGAAGCGAGTCGAAATCCTGGAGGCCAAGGAGGGCCGACGATGACCCGCGAAGAACTGATCGCCGCCTGGCAACACATGAGCGCTGCCGACCGTGCCACGCTCATCGCCGAGATGGTCATGAACTGGCACCTTGAGGACGGCTTCTGGCTCAACGAAGATAACTTCCCCATGTTCAACGCCGGCACCTACGACCCGGTGAACCACGTCCCGCATGCCTGGGAGGTTCACAAACTGTTCGCTCTGGACAGCGAGTTGCGAGATAGCTATAACAGGAAACTCCAGAGTTGCATTGCCGGTATATTGCCAGGACAACCCAAGCGGAAGGGGATCATCACCAGTCTGGACATGGAGCCAGAACATATGTGCCTGGCGGCGCTGTTGACCGTGGTTGAGGTTGAGGAAACGGGGGGCGTCTCATGAGCGATTATCGCTCCGAGGACGATCCGCTCATCCGTGCTCTGGTGGAACGGTCAGAGTGTAGCTACAGTTCGGTGTACGCATGGCAGTGCTGGTGTCCTTCCTGTGCTACCAACATCCTGAGTGTCTACGAGGCGATCAGCGATCCAGAGCGCAGGAGGAATGCACTGCCGGCAGCGGTGGTGGAGAAAATTGAGCGGGCGATGAACTCAATAGGAGAAGTCAAGCATGTCTGATAAAGAGAAAGGAGCTAATGCCACTTCGCGGGATCTTACACTTCCGCTGAAGTGGCATTAGGTGGTTTCGGCGGCAAGGCATACCTGGCCTCTCGCTTGTGGGAGATCGCCAGTAAGATTCCGCATATCCATAGGGTCGAGCCCTACGCCGGCGGGTTAAGTTTCACCCTGGCTTCTGAGCCGGAAGGCTACTCAGAAGTTGTCGGGGACATCCACGTCGGCCTGACCAACTTTTGGCGTGTCCTCCAGGACGACAAGGCATTCGATCTCTTCAAGCGCCGGATCGACGCCGTGCCCTTCTCCGAATGGGAGTGGAAGAAGTCGAACCGGAGTCTACTCCTTGATGAGATCGACGTGAGCCATGCCGTGGCCTTCTTCATCCACTGCCGTCAATCGCTTGCCGGTCGGATGAAGGACTTCGCCACGCTGTCACGCAACCGCACAAGGCGAGGGATGAACGAACAGGCCAGCGCCTGGCTGACCTGCATCGAAGGACTTCCGGCCGTGCATGCCCGGCTCAAGCGCGTGGTGATCCTCAACCGGCCAGCTCTGGACGTGATCCGGCAACAGGATGGGGAGAATACGCTGTTCTACATCGACGCGCCATACATCCACGATACCCGCGCCTCAACGGGTGAGTATGAACATGAGATGACCGATGAAGAGCATCAAGAGTTGATCGATCTGCTGCTGACCATCAAAGGCAAGGCGCTGGTCAGCATGTATCACCACGCGATCTACGATGTTCTCCATGAGAGGCATGGGTGGAAACTGACGGAGTTTGATCTGCCCAATAATGCCTCCGGGGCAGAGGTCAAGAAACGCAAGATTGAGTGCGTCTGGCAGAATGGGTGAGAATTTTCGGATTCTTGGCTTGACGGCCGACCACCGGTCTGTATAGACTACAGACATGAAGAGAGTCAACTACCACTTGACTGAGCAGCAGATCATCTGGCTTCAGGAGCAATCCAAGAAGACCGGATTGAGTATTGCGGAGTTGATTCGCCGCGCTATTGATGCTGCGCGCAAGGAGGCGAAGAAGTGAGCACAACCTACGCCGAATTCCTCCAGCGCAAGAGCCAGATTGGTGGCATGGATGGCTTCGCGCCGCTGGCGCTCTGCGAAAAGTTCAAGCCCTTCCAGGCATTCCTGACGGAATGGGCCATCCGCAAGGGTCGCGCTGGCTTGTTCGAGGCGGTCGGGCTCGGAAAAACTGTCAAGGATCAGGCTCGCGATTCTGCCAGAAGGCATCCACGAACTCGATTGCGCCAGGTGTTAAGAAAATACGGCATGACCCTTGAGGATTATGACCGGATGGTTGCTGAGCAGGACGGCAAGTGTGCCATTTGCGGGCGAGAAGGTGGTGCCGATAATACCAAGAAGAGGCTTGCCGTTGACCATTGCCATGAGACAAATCTGGTGCGAGGGCTGCTTTGTACGAACTGCAATCAAGGCATCGGCAATTTCAAGGATGATTCGGAAGTGATCAAGATGGCGGTTGCATACCTTCGCCTCTTTCAAGAAGAAGCGAGTCAACAGGCTGGATGACATCCTTCTGAGGATTGCGCAATGAGAACTCCTGAATGGACGGCGGCGTGGAACGCCAATCGTCGCGAGAAATACAAGAACGATCCCGAATACCGAAAGAAAATCATTGAAGGAGTCAAACGCAGCAGCAGGCGGCATCCCGAGAGTCGCCAGAACAGGGACCTTCGTGCCTATGGCATGACGCTTGAGGATTACCGCCGAATGGTCGCCGCGCAGGGCGGGTTGTGCGCTATCTGTCGCAAGAAGCAACTTGGCGATAAGAGAACCAAACATTCCCATGTGGATCATTGTCACAAAACCGGCAAGGTTCGCGGCATTCTTTGCGGAAACTGCAATATTGGCATCGGCAAGTTCAATGACAATCCGGAACTGCTTGATCGTGCCGCCGCTTATCTGGATGCGGCGAAGGCGAAACAACTGGAGCAATCATGACACCACGCCAAGAATCGATCATCCGCTTGCTCCTCAAGCGCCCGGCCGTCTCCACCAACGACGCCGGCCAGCACTTGTTGAGCGCCGGCCTGTTGAACAAGAGTGGTGGCCAGTCGAGCAATCTCTGCCTGGCTGGCTCGGCGGTGTTGCGGTCGTTGGAAGCCAAGGGCTGGGTGGACGGGCACGTTGTTTGTAAGGTCGATTGGGCGCGAAAGATGTACTCGTTGACACGGGAAGGCTGTAAGGTTGCGGAGAAGCTGCCATGAGAAAGACCATCCCCGCCCACGAGGAAACCTACTGCGATGTCTGTCATCGCCTGGAGCGCTACTTGCTGGTGTGCATTGCTTGCGGCAAGGAATACTGCTTGACCTGTCGCGGTATCATCCCTGGCTGCATGGTGGCTCCCGATGTCTGTAAAAAGTGTGACGAGCGGCCGGCGGTTCGCGAAATCTGTGAGCGGTTCGCGCCGATGATCAAGGATCTGGTGACGCAGCGGGATGTGGAGATCGCCAGGTTGATTCTCGTAACCGATGAACCCAAGAGGAAGGAGCAAGGCAATGGCGACGAACAGTCTGATCAGCGACCAGCCGGACCCGAAGAAGATGACCGGTGATGTTTGGTTGCTGGTCTTGAAGGACATGGAGGATCGACGCCAGCACGGCATTGACAAGTATGGCACGCCACTTCAGGTCAACAACGGCCGGGATGCCCTGATTGACCTGTACCAGGAGATTCTGGATGCCGCTGTCTACGCTCGCCAGGCCATCGAGGAAAAGCGACTCGGCATCAGCCTTCTACTTGAGTTGGAGCGCTGCATCTACGGCGAACTTGACTTTACGAAGTGGCGTGATGCTAACGAAGGCAGGGATGCATTGCGTCAGGTTCTTGAATGGATCGAGAAACTGAAGCGCGGAGAATCTCTGCTATAGGAGAAAACGAATGGCTGACCGAACTAGCGCCCAACTGTTCAACACCATTTTTACCTTATTGGCCAAGGATGGGCCAATCGACAAACAAAAGTTTGCCAATAAGGTCTGGGAGATGACTGGCAACTACGATTTCTCGCCCTGTCAACTTGGCTGCGATGCAGCGATCAAGAAGCTCGGCCTAGCGCGGCGCGGCGTTGATCCGGAGTATCCGATGGATGGAATGACGATGCTGTATGGGCCGGAGGAGAAATAATGGACATCATCGAAGCGTTGAATCTATGTAAGGGTGGTGGTCATCGCGTTCGGCCGGTCGTGTGGTCGAAAATGAATCCACACCACTGGATCGAGTGTCGGAACATCGGTGGACATCATATATTTGTCGAGCATGGCAGCTATGAGGAGATGCCGCACACGCTGAGACTTCAGCACGACACGGAGTTTCTTGAAGAGTGGGAGACGGTCGAATGAAAGCGCTATTTCTCGACGTGGACGGTGTGTTGAACAACCATGCCAAGCATGCCGATTCCGGCATCTGCGGCATCGACGCTCATTGCATTGACCATCTGAACCATGTGATTCGCCAGACCGATTGCCGTCTCGTTATCAGTTCGGCATGGCGTTACATGGTCTTGGGCGAAAGCATGAGGCTGGGTGGCTTCCAATACTTGTTGCGCACTCATGGCTTGCTTTGGCTCCGCGACGATTACAGTCCGATCATCGGCATTTTAGACTTTGATCCAGAGTCGCGGCCGCCATATCATCGTGGCGCTCTGGCGCGGCGTTGGCTCGACAAGCATCTTGAAGTCAAACATTATGCGGCGGTCGATGATCTCTCAGATGAAGAGCCGGACTTCCTGGGATACGGTCAGTTCGGAATTCAACTGGTGCAGACGTTCGGCATGAACGGTATGACAGGCAGCGATGCTGAGAGGTTAATCGATATTCTCGTGAGGAAATGACCATGAAGAAACCCGATGCCACCATGATACGCTTCGAGGACAACGCTCATGTGGTCAGCGTTACGGGATGGGCCTGTAAGAAGTGTGGTTGTTTCTTCGGCGATCCATCACGCGACCAAAGCGCTGAAAGGATGGCACGCTGGTGTTGCGCGACTGATCTGCCCTGTGAAACAGATGGCTGCGCCGGACGGGTCGGCAAGCCCTATCGCTTTTGCCAGGCGTGTCAGGATCGCCAGAGCGAGGAGCGTTGGCAGAGCGTCCAATGCGCTGAATGGGACGGCGAATTTCCGGTATGTGCGTGGGACAGCGACCAGATGTTCTGGTCAGAGGAAGACCTTCATGAATACATGATGGATGTTAATGCCGGCGAGCCGATCCTGAAGTTGGTAGACCTGCGCCTTTGTATCTGCGAAAAGGTGCAGATTCGTCAATTCGAGGTCATGGACTTCCTCTGCGACGACATCCATGAGGATACGAGCAGCCACGACTTCAGGGCCGACCTCCGCGAGATCGAGAAAACCGTCAACGATTGGCTGGAAGCTAACACGCCAGCCATGTATCAGGCAACCAACAAGGCAATTTCGCTGGAGTCGCTGATGGGGCACGTATCCGAACCGGAGGACGACCGATGAAACTTCGTCACGTCACGTTCAGCGGTGCCGATGATCAGGTGAAACATGAGGACCTGTTCGCCCTCTCGGAACGCTATCCCTATGTGGAGTGGGGAATCCTCTTCTCTGATTCACGCTCCGGCAAGGCGCGTTATCCATCACTGACATGGCGCGAGAAGTTCTACGCGATGGACGCGCATCTCCTGAACATCTCCGCGCATCTTTGCGGCCGGTACGTCATGGACATCTGCTCGGGAGAGTGGCCGCTCGCTATCCGGTTGGCGCGCTATCAGAGGGTGCAGCTCAACGTGTCGCGTTCGATGAACAAGATCGCGGACATGAAAGCCGTCGCGGCTTGTCTGGCACCAGGACCTGAATACATCATTCAGATCGGCAGCTATCGACAACCCGGGCTGGTGCTGGCACGGAAGATTCTGGAGGGTGGCAAGGCCAGTGTGCTTTTCGATGCCTCGGGTGGTCAAGGCGTGGCAGCCAGGGAAGACCCCGCGCCGCCAGAGGATCTCTTGTGTGGCTATGCGGGTGGGTTATCGCCGGACAACCTGGAAGAGCGACTCAAGAGACTGGAGCAGGTGGTCGGTGAGCGCGAAATCTGGGTTGACATGGAGTCGGGAGTTCGGGACGAAGAAGACAGGCTGGATCTTGGGAAGGTGGAACGGTGTCTGGAGATCGCCGGGAAGTATGTGGGGGATAAAGGAGATAGCTAATGAGCGATGATCTCGGCGACCGCATGAAGCTCTATGAGCGCATCGAGGCGGGAAGAACTTTCATCCCGCTGTTGCCCGTCTATGTCCGGATCGACGGCCGTTGCTTCAGCTCCTTCACGAAGGGCATGGCACGGCCCTACGATGAACGCCTGTCGGGAATGATGGTCGATACCACGACCTGGCTGGTTCAAGAAACCAACGCCGTCATCGGCTACACGCAGTCCGACGAGATCAGCCTGGCCTGGCTGGCACGCGACGTGAAAGAAGAGATTTTCTTCGCCGGCCGGATTCAGAAGATGGTCAGTCAGTTGGCAGCGATGGCAAGCGTGTATTTCTATCGCCTGTGTGCGGAAAGGTTGCCGGACAATTACCGCGCCAAGATGCCGACCTTCGATGCCAGGGTGTTCAATCTCCCTAACCAGATGGAGTGCGCGAACGCTTTTCTCTGGCGCGAACAGGATGCCACGAAGAACGCCATCAGCATGGCGGCGCGGCACTACTTTTCGCACAAGCAGCTGGAGAACAAGAACGGTTCCGAGATGCAGGAAATGCTCTTCCAGTTAGGTGTCAACTTTAACAACTATCCGGCGTTCTTCAAGCGCGGCACCTTCGTCCAGCGCCGGATTGTTGAGCGAGCCTTCACGGTGGACGAGTTGAGCGTCTTGCCGCCGCTGCACGAGGCGAGAAAGAATCCGGGACTGGTTGTCAAGCGAACCGAATACCGACAGATCGCCATGCCGCCCTTCGGCAAGGTGGTGAACCGCATCGGGGTGATCTTTGATGGCGAAGAACCACGGGAGGCGAGCGCATCATGACGAGCGATCTGTTCACCCACTACTCGGCTATCCTCTCTCCTTGCGGCAAGTATCGCTATCGCCTTAGTCGCAAATGGTCAGTTGGTCCGCAAGTGTGCTGGATAATGCTCAATCCCAGCACGGCAGACCACGAGGTTGACGATCCTACCGTAACAAGGGTTGTAAACTTCTCCCGGCGCTGGGGCAACGGTGGACTGGTAGTCGTGAACCTGTTCGCCTGGCGCGCGACTGATCCAAAAGAACTCCTCAAGTGCGACGACCCCGAAGGTCCGGACAACGATCAGCATATCGTGGAAGCGGTCACGGGTCGGCGCGTCATGGTCGCGTGGGGCGCTGGTGGGACGTTGCTGGATCAGAACAAGTGGGTGTTGAAACTTATCCATGAGAACGGTATCAAGCCTGAATGCCTGGGCGTCACGAAGAGTGGACAGCCGAGACATCCGCTGTTCCTCAAGGTCACAGAGAAGCCGGTGCCGTATGGGATCGCGAGAGGATAACCATGACAAATATTTTCCAGTCCGGTGACTTCGCACTCAACAGTGGCGCACATTCCTCGTGGAAGTTGGAATGCGATGCTCTCACGGATCAGGACATCACGACACTGGCTGAGATGATCCGGATTCTCGTCGGACCATTCTGCGGCGTGGAAGGCGTGCCGCGCGGCGGGTCGAAGCTGGCGGAGGCTTGCATGCAGCATCTTCGTGGCTATGGGCCGCATCTCATCGTCGATGACGTGTTGACGAGCGGCGGTTCGATGGAGAGGGCTCGCGTTGCGGCTTATCAGCGTGACGGCGTTGACATGAGCCAACGGCCGCACTACGTCGCTGGTGTCGTGCTATTCGCGCGCGGCCGTTGTCCGGACTGGATCAGTGCGGTTTTTCAGATGCCGGAATGTTTCTGGATCAGGAAAGGTTGTTAATCATGAACATCAACATCAGTGGGCGATCCATCACGGTTCCGGATGGTTCCAGCGTGTCGATCAAAGGAAATACAATCTATGTCAACGGCCAGCCTTGGCATGAGGGAGACAAACTCTCCGGCATAGTCAAGATCGTCGTCGAAGGCCAGGTCGGCAAACTGGATGTCGAACATGGCAATGTCGAGGTTCATGGCGATGTTGCCGGCAACGTCGAGTGCGGTGGCTCCTGCCAGGTGACGGGCAGTATCGGCCGCGACCTGGACGCTGGTGGTTCGGTTCAGTGCGGCGATGTCATGGGCAATGTCTCCGCCGTAATGAGCGTGAACTGCCTGAACGTCGGTGGCGACGTGGACGCCTCCGGCAACGTCTGCTGCGGCAAGGTGGGTGGAACCGCTGAGTGCGGCGGCTCGAATCGCCATGAAGTTTAACAGTGATATTGCGTTCACTGTTGGCAGTGTGCTATCCTCAAGTCTTTGGAGGATGCACGGTAAACTTACCCCGCGCCTAAAGGCATGAGGCTTTGCAGCTAGTCTCCGTTAAGAGAAGACGCAAGACTGCTGCTTTTCGGGATGGTTTACAAAGGCATCCCAAGCTATCAACGAGATGTTGACAGCGGCGTTCAGGTCGGCATTCAGGGAGAATCCGCAGTGCAGGCAGAGAAACCGATCCTGAGTCTTGCGGTTGGCCTTGTCGCAATAGCCGCACTTGCTACAAATGCGAGAGGTATTGCGCGGGTCAACCAGACAGACCGGCACACCGGCGAGGCGTGCCTTGTAGGACACGAAGTCTCTCAACTGCCGGAAACTCCAGTTGCCGAATCTCCGTCTTGTTCTACGGCCAACCGTGTCTTCGATCCGCTCGCGAATGTCGGTCAGATCCTCCATCGCGATGCCGAATCCAAGTGCCTTTGCCGTCTGGACAATCTGCTTGGCGATATTGTGGTTGCGCCAGGTCTGAAACCTCGACTGGCGTTTGCCGATCTTCTTCAATCGTCGCTTGGCATTCCGCGTTCCTTTCCGCTGGTATTGTTTTCTGGCCGTCGCACAACGCCGGCGTGTGCGGTTCACCGTCTCGCCGCTGAACATCTCGCCCTGGCTCGTCGTGGCAAGATTGATGAGGCCAAGGTCAACGCCCAGAAACGCCTTGATCTCCAGGGGCGGCGCTTCCGGAAGATCAACGTTGGCTATGAGGAAGAACTTATTGTCACGGTAGACGAGATCGCACTGTCCCTTGATGCGGTCGAATCTCTCACGCTGATACTCACCATAGACCATGCCGATGATCTGCCGGCCTGCCAAGGTACTCAGACTAACCTTGTCCACGCCCTTGAAGCCCATGTTGCGTTCATCGTAGGTAATGGCTCCATCGGGGCGGAACATGGGGCATATCGTCTTGTCGCGCTGGAATGTCTCCACCGCCTTGCCGATGGCACGCACGGCCAGTTGAGCGGACAGGCCGAACTGATCGCGGATGGCACGGTAGGCGAGCTTGTGAATGCTCGGTTGGCTGAAAACGCCGTTGTCAAAGCCTTGCTGCGCAGCGAACGTGGCAGCTTGATTCACACGCGCCATCGTGTCAAGCAGGATGGTGGCTTGTTCGCTGGTTGGCAGCAGTTGCAGTTGAATCGTGAGCTTCATGTAGGTATCATAGGAGTGATTGGCTCCTGAGTCAAGGGTTGGTGGTAGGAAAATGTGGAAAAGTTTTGGTTCTCCCCATGCCTGAAGGCGAGGGGTTTCTTGGAAGCTATTGATGACACGGTTAATTCGTTTCCAGTGCGAACGCTGCGGTGGCACCGGCCAGCAAGAGGCGGGCATGTATAACCTGAACACGGAACAATACGATGCGCCTGCCGGAAAATGTGATTCTTGCTTGGGGACAGGCTATCTTGGCGAAGGAGAAAAAGTGCCGCGCGACTGGCAGGCTGACCTGCGCTATTGCGAGCAGTTTGAGCCGACGATGACGGTACGTTCTCCGGCATGGAAAATTGGCTGGCCGGCAGCGATCCGCCGACTCATTGAACTGGAGAGGCTCATCCGTTGGCATCGCGATCAGCGCGGCGATGATCGATGTCATTTGGACGACGGCATTCTTTATTCAGCGCTTCCTGAAGGCGACACCAGGCCGGCAAGCGATACAGCGGTGACGATTGAGAACTGCCAGCGATTCATTGAGGCACGTCAACAGGGACGCGAATACATTTCCCCTCAAAGGCGAATTGAGGAACTGGAATGCTCGCTCCGCGATGTCTGCAACCTGGCTCTGCCATATGTTGAGCGTGGCGCTCTTGCGGAAGCCTGGGATGATCTGGATTCGGAATCTACAGCGCCACGACCGCCAACAGTAGATTTTCGGCCGCACTGGGTTGAACAGTCGCTCGCCAAGAATCCTGCCATCCTGGCGCTGCGAAGAGCGCTGGCACTTCTTGAGACGCAAGGAAAACTCCCATGAGCCGCAAATGCCCAGAATGTCATGAAGCCGGCAACCGCGTCCATCTTCCCGGCTGCTCCTACGGTCCTCAAGAGGGTAGAGAAGAATTCCTCCGCGCTCACGCGCCGGAGATCGTCGCTCAGCGCGACGAGAAGATCAGAGCGCAGGCCAAGCAAATCACCAGCCTCAACACCAGAGTGCGCTATTTGGGGTCTGAGAACAACCGCCTCCACAACGATCTGGTAGAGGCCATCCAGGTGATGGTGGACAATGACCTAAGTTTGCCGGATAGCCTTCTGCCTTTGCGCAAGCATACCACCGAATACCTTGCCATAGCGCTTCTCAAGGATCTCGTCGCGGCCTGGGACAGAACCTCTTCCATCGTGCCTATCATCGAGGAAGCTAGGAAGCTGCTGGCCGACTGCCGGGGCTGATCCTCTCAGAACAATTCCAGAATTCCCTCTTGACACGATCCGGACTCCTTCCTATCATGGCAGTTAGTAAGCAAACTAACGGAGCGATCCATGTCCCGCCGATCTTCCACAAGCAAGCCCCAACCGGCCGGCGCTGGCTCCTATCTGACGTTGGGCGATCTGGGCCGGCGTCTGGGTGTGCCGGTGTGGAAGATCCGTAGGCTCTACGAGCGCGGCTTGTTGCCGGCAGCGCGACGGGTCGGCTCCTGGCGGGTCGTCATGGAAACTGACGTATCAACCGTGGAAGAGGCGTTGCGGGCAGCGGGGTATCTGGAGTGACAGGAGGTTAATGCGATGAGATTCACACTTCGACTGGACGGTAAGGATTCCATCCGCCGTGGCATCAGGGAGTCTATTGCCGAAAGGCTCGACGGTATCAGCCTGGATGAAGAGGATCGAGCAACGCGCTTCACGCGCCTGGAGGCGAAGTTCGTCAGGTTTGTCCACGGTTTCGTCGAACGCGGCCGGGGTGGCGACGATGCGGTGGCGCTGGAATTCGACGTGGAGCGCGGCACCTGTCGCGTGGTGCCAATCACGACGAAGGCGAAAGCGAGAAAATAATGAAATGGCGACTGATGGCGAGCGAATATCTTGTTGTTATGCCAAACAAGACTTTGGGAGAATCACCAATGCCAAGAATCCGCGACAGCCGAAGCGACCCTTACGATTTCTGCAAGACCTGCATGCCTCCAGAGGATCTCGCCAAGCGCGTCTTCGGAGATAGAGGCGATGGGCCTGATGGGCGCGGCAACTGCTTCTGCTACGACGACGAGCATCCGTCCTACGACTGCGATGATTACAAATGTTGTAACTGCGGCAAGCAGCTTGATCCAGAATACGACTAGGGGGAACCGAATGACCACACGTTTCAAAGGCTGCACGGTCGCCTTCACGCAGGACATCCGCGAGGACGATGCGGAGTCAATGCTCAACGCCATCCGGATGATCAAGGGCGTGATCGCCGTTGAGCCGGTCGAGAGCAGCGGTGAAGACTTCATCATTCGCGCGCGGCTGGTAAGGGAAGTCAGCGAGAAACTCTATGGTGTCATCGGTGAGATGATCCACGGTAAGAGGGAGAAAACATGAATGCCATCACACCGACCATAACCGACGAAGCCGCCCGCGATTCTCTGCGTCTGGATCGTGTTCGTGCCCTGCTGGAGAGGCTGGAGATCAGCCAGAGATCAGCAGAGTATAATGCCGTGCAAGGACTCAGCAAAGTGCTTGGCGCTTATCATGAAGGCGAGGCCAGAGCGTTCCGTATCGTGATCGAACAACTCAGTGCGGCCATCAGTTAGGAGGTCATCCATGTCCACCACGATCAACAATCATCGCCTGTCATCACGGCAGGTGGAAGTCCTCGACTTCCTCAGTCGCTACCTGGGCAAGAACGCTGGCGATTCCGGTGTCAGTAATACCACCAGCCCAAATGGTGACGGCCGTTGGGTGCCGATCACGGAGATTTTTCCAGGGCGCACCAACCAAGACAACGGCAATCGGCGCATCACCAACCGGCTCGCGGCCTGGGGCGTGCTGGCCGCATGTGAGATATGCTGCATGGGTGGCTGCCTGAAACTGATGCCCGTCGAAAAAATGGCGAGCGAGATGAAATCTGCCATGCAGGTTCGCGAATAAGACCATGAGAAGGTTGCCAAAAGAAAGAGGAGACGAAAAGATGGCCAACATTGATGAGTTTACGACAGGCGATGTAACCGACTGCTTCTTCAAGATGATTGACGCGATCATCTTGGCCGCCGCCGCGACCGGATCAGGGGCGCATGGGCAAGGTGGCTCGTACATGCACCGAGTCCATGCCAAGGCGCGGAAGGCGATCAGGTGCCTGGCCGTTGATTGCCGTGTGCGGACTGACGATCCTTCGTTTCGTGATTCGCTCAAGATGAGGTTCGGCCGATGACAACCGTGGCGATACGAACCCCAGAGGAAGCTCTGGCTGCCGTTCGGAGGCTGCATCCGCGAATAGGACGCGGCAAGTGGACGGTGAACTACATTCCCGATCCTGACAGGCCCGAGAACAACTTCTATGAGATCGTCCATCGCTATCGCAAGGGAAGTCGGCGTGCGTGGAACGTCGATGAACAGACCGGGCAAGTTATTGACTGGTAATGAGCATGAGCCATGACGAGCAACGAAGTCATCCTCTTGCCCGGACCTTACGCGGAACCCGGTGAAGTCCATCAAGCGGCCGGGTTGATCGAGATGATGAAGATGTGGCGTGTCACCGGTGGTGATGGCGAGAATGTGACCATTCGTCCTGTGGAGAAATCAAGATGAGCCAAGAGCGTGACTGGCAGGTCGATGACAGCTACACCATCATCGAGGACGGGGAGAGCCTTGTCGGCATTATCCTTGAGATCAAGGACGGCAAGTATCGCGTTGGCTGGAGTAACGGCGATGAAACCTGGGAAGACAAGATTTCGCCGGCAATGGAGAGAAGACGATGATCAGGGTTTCTATTCTTTGCAACCAGTGCGGCGTTCTCGGTGATATACGCCGCAACGAGCGCGATGCCATTTTGCTCATGCGCCGTGCTATGAAGAAACAAGGCTGGACGCACACACATGGAAGCGTCAATGATTATTGCGAGAAGTGCAGCAAAGCAAGAGCGGAGAAGAAGAATGCCCGTACCGTGTCCTGATTGCCGTGGCTCCGGTATCTCTGTAGCGAACCACGTTCGCTATGCCGATGGCAAGGGTGCCGTCAACGTCCCGCTGCATTGTTCGCGCTGCGAAGGTTCGGGACGAGTGCCAGATGAGATGTTCCCCTGGATCGAGGCGGGACGGAGGATGCGGGCGCGACGCCTCAAGGCTAACCGCACACTGCGCGCTGAGGCAGCGCGGAGAGGTATGCTTCCGAGCGAGTTGAGCATGATGGAGTGTGGAAAGATCAAACCTATAGATGACGCCAACCATGAAACCGACACTTGAAGACGTTATGGCACATCCCGAGTGGTTCGGCTATCTGGCAGTACGGCTCTTTCCTGATGGTAAAATTGCCATCGTCTATGGCCTGACCTATGGACGGGCGCGGCTTAGCGTTGGCCGTGGGGTAGGTTATTCAGAAACCGAATACTGATACGACACCATTGAGGCAGCGGTCGCTGCCTTGAACGACTGGTCCGGTGATGGCGAGCCGCAAGGTTGGATGCGAGATCCCCACACCGGTCGGCGTCGGCCGGGTGGTGATCCAGAGAAGGAATACATTAGTTTTTGATGGAGAAAGAGATGACGAAAAAACCCGTTGAACCGCCCGAGTCACCCGTCCATGCCATGCTTGCTCTGGTCTTTCGCCAGGCCAACACGGGCACCGGGCATAGCTGGGAGCGCTTAAACCATGCCATGCACAACGCGCTACAACTGGCCATCGGTTCCGGCTTCCCCTTCACGCCGGATGACCTCCGCGCCGTCTGCCGCGAGTTTCGCGGCGGTTACTGGATGTCTTCCTCAGATGAGTGGGTGTATGCTTACGCGATCCGTCAGGCCAACACTTCGGCCATCAAGGCATACGAAGAATACAAACCCAGAGAGCCGTTCATCGCCGACGAGGTTGAGGTTGTCAGTTACTACGGCGGCAGGCACACCCACGGTGATCGTGGCAAACAATCCAAGGAGCGCCTCCACGTCGGAGCCAAGTTCACCTGGCATGGCGAGAAGGTGGAAGTGACATCGTTCAACGACGACGGTTGTTCGCTTGTCGCCTGTTCGTACAAGGATCGCCAACTTAACAAGGACGGCTACGAAATCGGCAACCGCAAGATCAAGAAGCGCTACACGATCACGCGCCAGGACATCATCGAGGACCGGGCAGAGAGGAAAGAGCGAGCCGGGTTGCAGGAAGAGCTTTTCGAGATTTCTCAGAAGCTCGAACAGGCTCCCATCATCCTGATGAAGGAGATGGGCGTCACGGCCGAAGATGGCCGCGAGGCGATGGCCGAATTTGCCAGGATCAAGGTCAAGAAAATCCGTGATGTGCTGGACAAGGCAAGGTCTGGCATGGAGGCAGCATGAGCAAACAGTTCTGGCAGATGATCCACGACCGGCGCGAAGCCATCCAATGTCTGCATCACGATGGCATGGGCGAAAAGCAAATCGCCCGGGAACTTGGCGTGTCGCTGCTGTCGGTGCGATCCGTTCTGCGAGTGCTTGGATTATTGACACCGGTTGAAAAAGTCGCCGGTGGAACGCCGGCAGAGACTGAGCAGCGCGGCGAGATGGCGGAAGAGGCTGGCAGCAAGATGACGGTCGCGATCGCTAACCGTTGGGTGATGCCTGTGGAGCGCCAGCCTGGAGAGGCGCATTATACCTGTTTGTGGTGCTCGCAGTGGCGCTGTCACCAACCACTCAAGAAGTGCGAGGAATGCCAGGCGAAATATGAGGCCGCCTACGCGGCGCTGCCGGAGTATCTACGATGAGAGGGGAGTAACGATTATGTCTGTTGACGACGATGAAGTTGACCTTGGCGCCGACCCGGAGCGCGAAGAATGGGACAGTGGGCCGTTCTGCCGACATTGGGGAGAGCCAGGCGAGTGCGAGATCCTTTGTGTCTGTGGGCATCCATGCCGCAAACACTATGGCTTTAATCCTGAACCGTGCGACGTGGATGGATGCGAGTGCAAGGAATACCGCGATGCCAAAGACCCCTGGCCACAAGATCGTTGATCCCTTCGAGCCGAGCGACGATCCGCTTGCCTGGCTGGTGCGCGCCGACTGGTACGAAGATCGCGGCGAGGAACTGGAATCCGCCAAGTGGCGGATGCGTGGTTGGCTCGCTCAGGCGCTTGATCTTGGCTTTGGATATTCCGGGAATTTGGTGAACTATAACACGGATGGGATCGTCTTGCCGGATGGGCAACGAGTGTGGTTGAAGCCAACGACCGGGATGAGGACGCTGCGGCTATACGTGCTGACTGAAGGTGCCAATGATGGGGCACAATGGCGAGATTGGAAGCTGGTGGCAATCTGGCAGCGCTTGCCAAGACAGGAGAAAGAGGTTTACCGAAATGTCCTGGACACGGACACAGGATTCATCCGGCGGGAAAAGGTAATCTTCTTCGACAGGAGGAAAAAGAAAACCCAGAAGCCAGAAACGCCAAGACAATACTTCCAACGCCGACTCTGGGAACTGGCGGATTACTTGGCTGAGAGGCACACGAAACTCAAGGAGAAGCAATCAACATGATCCCACGCGACATCCAAGCATCCCTGGAGCGCTACGCCGCTAACCATGTTCCGACCGGCAGCTTTCTCGCTGCCGTGCTGAGTAACGATCTGTTCGACGCTGTTGGCCGTGCGGACGATAATAACATCGTGGCACTGCCGAACATCGTCAAGTGGATCTGGAGCAACCTTCCTCGGAACTGCTGGGGAGATCGCGAGCGCGTTCGCGAATGGTTGAAGATTCGCGTCCTGACGGTTCCGGTGGAGGATTCTGGCAATGGCAATTGACGATTGCTCTTGATTTCCGCCAACACTTCTGCCGAAAATGATGAAGACGCTCACGGGAGAAACCACCATGCCTGACAAACAGAAGTGTGCCGGAGAAGGTTGCCATCGCGACTCCGAAGCGCTGACGCTCTATGGAGGTAACTTGCTCTGCAAGGTCTGCCTCGGGATCGCCAAGGAAGCCTACGCCAAGCGGCAACGCCAGGAAACAACCACGCCGGAACAACGGCGCAAGGTGGACCTTTTCGATGGGTTGGAGGAACAGACATGATCAAGAAGTTCGACTTCTATTTCTACGATGCCACGGCCAAGCGCACCAAACGCTACAGCGCGGAGGCTCACACCCGTGGCGAGGCAAGAGCGATGATCAAGCATGACCTGAAACTCAAGCGCTTGCCAGCCGGCGCAACCATTAAGCCAGCCGCGCCGGAAAAGAAAGTGGTGATTGCATGATCGCGCAAACTCACCGCTGCTCGCGTTGTGGTGTCACCTGCTTCTTGCAGGACATCAGCCAGCGCCAATGTTCCCTGTTGTGGATCTGCCGAAGGTGCGATCCGAAGCTGTTCGCAGCGCCCCATGAAACTCCAACCGTGCCGTCGCCTGATAGCGGTTGCATCGTGATGCTCACGGCAGCGATCATCGCGCTGATCGTTTGCCTGGCGTTCCTGCTCAATCTCGGCGGTGCGTTCGGTGCGCCGATCCCGTTTCCGCGATCAAGGCCAGCCGTGACCGACAAGGCGATTGTCGGCAGATGGGATCTGGTGTGGGATGGCGTTCCCTGTACGTGTGAGTTCCACGATGACTCGCGGTGGAGTTGCTGGTATGAGGGAGAACAATGGTTCGGCAACTGGTCATTGGTGCTGGGAACACTCATCGTCGCGGAATGCACTCTTGAGGATGGCGACGACGTTGACATGACGGCGTGGGGTGTGGAGGTCAGGGGAAGATGGCGCGAAAAACAACTATGGCGCATCGACGGGCACGGCGCGGATGAGGATGGGGAACTGACGGCGACGTGGAGGAAGAGGCCATGATGACACTGGAAGACATTCTCACTGTCTGTCGCTCAGTTCTTGCCTTGCGCTCTCACGATGTCATGGTCTGCACTAATGCGCAATGGCAGATCATCCGCCGACTGATTCCGGAAGTGGATCAGGGCGGCATCGTTCCACTTGTCGGCATTCCGGTCTATGTTGAGCCGGACGCCGCATCGGCCAAAGCCAAGGCCATCGAACTCGGCAACTCCGGACGCAAGGTCATGCTACTGGAGGATGATGGATGACCATCGAAGAACACGCCGCTGAAATCCTCGCCGTCGTGGTTCGCGCCTTGCCGATGACTGAGCCGATGGAGGTTGAAACGGTCAAGCACAAGATCGCCGCTCACCTGCGATCCATGATCACCGCTAATTTGCCTGGATCGCCGCTGACCGAAGGTGCCCTCGTTGGGATTCGTCTCTTGGCCAGGTCGCGTGCCAACGGCATGATGGAGGTAGAATACGTCAAGAGTCTCCTCGAAGATCGCGATTACCTCCATGCGTTATTCGAGAAGTTCGCCAACGACTCAGAGCAGTTCAGGTTGGGTCGCGAGTCGATCCAGAACCGCTATCATCGCGTCATGCTGGAAATCTCCAAGCGGCTCGGGTTTGTGGCTCCGCAATCGGAATACCGGCAGAGCGATGATACCTCAATTGTCGAGATGCTGAAGATTGATGAGTCGTTCGAGAAGGCGTTTCGCATGACACCGCTGGAGCATGGTTGGCGACAGCAGAGCGAGCAGCAACGTCTGGTCATCGTGCGCGAGTTGTTACGAATCGTCAACCAGATTGCCGGGGAGAAATGAGCGTGATGCCGTCGATCATGTGGGACATTGAACACGATCATATTGGCCGGACAACCGAGCAGCGCTCGCGGGACAAGCGATTCACGGTGGCGCATCCAACGCCAGGATGCCCTGCAAGATGGTATCTCTATGACGGAGAGGAAATCTATGACAGGTATTGGTCGTTGCAGGCTGCTATTGACGGCGCGGTAATGATCCTGTGGCGCGAGCAACACTGAGAAACAATCTGGGTTTTCCGCGACAATTTCCTTGACAACCATCCTCGCGCCGCTAGGATAAACTAATGCATGGCAATTGCCATGATGAACAACCATCAAGAATTCGGGAGTGATAATGTCCGCAGTAGCAGAAGTCGAAGCCAACGGGAAAGCCACTATCAGCAAGGTCGATTCTGTCCGCCGGGCGCTCGATGCGCTGGGTCGCGACGCCAAGCCGGCCGCGATCGTGGAATACGTCAAGGCTACCTATGATGTCGAGATCACGCCCGCGATGGCCAGCACCTACAAGGGCCAGACGCTCCATCCCAAGCCAAAGAATGGCGGCGCGGAAGAGTCCGGTGATGCAGCGCCCAAGCCGCGCGGCCGGCCGCGCAAGAGCGTGGACGTGACCGATGCGCCGCTCTCTGGTCTGATCGCCACGGTTCCCGCCGCGCCGGAGCCGGTAAATCTCATCCCGACAATCCGCAACGAAGTGGTTGCGACATCGGCGATTGTCGAGCCGCTCACGTCGGCACCGTGCGTCGTCGCTCCATCGTCATCGGCAGCGCTGCCGGCCAATGTCGCTGGCGATCCAGGCATGTTCCGGCTGGACGATCTCAAGACCGTCAAGGCGATGATCTCGCAGATCGGCGCGGAGAAGATGCGCGTGCTGATGGAAGCGCTCAGTTAATGGAGATAACCGCCGGGAGGAGTCCACCATGAAAGCCCCGTCTCTCATTCGTATCCTGGCCGAACGGTTCTCGTTCGGCCAGAGTATCACCACCATTCCTGAAGACCTCGCCGGCATGAACGATGTCGGTGCCGCGCGGTTTCGCACCCAGCGTTACCACGGCAGGCGTTTTATCCTGGTTCACCTTTGGGCCGCATCGGGACAGTTGATCGCCAACGAGATCGTCTCGCGCGTTGGCCGGCGCGAACACAGACAGGAGGTTTCTTGATGCCGATGAGCCTTTCAGAATGCCGGGAGCGCTATCCAGGCGCGGCAGATGCGGTGCGCTTGCATGAAGAACACATGGGTGCGATGTCGTGGAAAGCGATCATCCGCAACAAGACGCCCCGGCAAGCGGTTCGAGACATGAGAAAGATTGCTGACGAGATCATCCCGATCGACCCGGACGGGCCGATTGCCAGCGTGAGACGGCAGATGGATCATGCCGACTTTGAGCGCTACGTGGCAGAGCGGATGTCACGGCCAAAGAAGGAGCCGCATCGGAAGAGAGATGAAAACGCAATTGAGACACCGATTGAGCGCTGATTGCGTTTTCTCTGGAGCAAGGAAAAGCGGCTTTGACACACAATTGCCACTTGCAACGCAATTCCCGAAGGCGCAACGCAATCGGTTACTCTGCAACGCAAAGCCCGCCGGGCTACTGACCTGTAAAGTTGTCGGCAAGGCGTGGCGATGGCTGGCCAACATGAAGCGCTGGCCAGCCAAGAGATCGGCAGGCTGGACATGGTTCTTCGATGCGCGGATTGCCATGCGCCATTACCGGCCGGAGTTGATGCCGCGCGACATGCTGTTTCCGCGAGTCAACGGGCGCTATGCAGCGGACAGCAACGACGGCATCAACACTTATTTTCCATCAGAGCGTGAAGCCCTGCAAGCCATCGTCAACCTGATCCTGGCCGGAAAATGGCAGTTGCCACTTGAGAAGGTCAAGAAGAGAAAGAAGAAGTAACCATGCCAATTGGCATCCGCACCGCCGTCATGGCCTCTCTGGAGGCCGGCAAATTTGCCGTGTCGATGAAGCGCAACAGCCCGGTCGCGCGGGCGAAATTTCTTGGCACGCTGTTACGCTATGCACTGGACGGCCACGCTTCCACGAAAAGGAGAATCTCCATGAATGTTCCGGCTCTTGCCGATGCCTGGATCGAGGCCATTGTCGGAATGGTTCTTGCCCACGACAAGGACAGTTACGATGCGGCCGATGCCAAGGCCGATGAGTTGCTTGGCCCCTTGTTGGCCGCGCCGATCCGGCAGATCAGGGAGTTCTACTCTCTGTTGCTGGAGAAGATGAAGGCCGACAAGCGCGTGCCGATGCTGATATGGATGGGCTATGAAGCCTGGGGAGAGTGTCAGATCAAGAACGCTCCCGATGAGGGAGTGAAGAAACTCAAGAACGCCTTGGCTGCCGAGATCGCTGACCTCGTGGAAGCGCCAATTCGCGAGCAGATCCCCGGCGCGATTGCGCGGGCGCTGAGATGGCGCGACCCGGAAACCTTGCAGGCCGTCAAGGAGACGCTTCAGAGCGGCAAGAAACCGAAGCTGGTCGGAAGGGAGTCTTGTCTCTACTTAGAGATAGGTCGTGGCAAAAACAAGGTATCGGTGATGCTGTAATCAGGAGGGATGTCTATGCGTAATCTGGTAGTCTCGTTCGTGTTCCTGACCGTGTTTGTTCTCATCGGCGCGCTGGCTAATGATGCGAGGTATCTCCGGGATCACATGTCCAGGATCGAGAAGCGGCATGCTGATCTGTTGTTTACACTGGAGCCCAAGCCAAGCATCGTAGAAGTTCAACAACTCCAAAGCGCAGCGCAGGATTTACAGAAGCGTGTCAACGCCTTGGAGGAAGCCAGAGAGCCGGCCGGGCCGTTATTCCTCCAGACGGCTACCTGCATTCATTGCGGCGCTGCGCCGGTGATCTGGACTGGCCATGTCCATTGCCAAGATCAGAAGGTGATCGCCGGGCATTGCCAGGCATGCCGGGATAAGGGATTGGTCGGCCAAGAAAAATACCCAGCCTGCCAGGGTTGTTTCGGACCGTGGAAAGAACGCGATGGCCTCAAGCCAATGAAGGGGGCGAAGTAACAATGCACACCAGGACCTACGGTGACTTTACCTTCACATCCAACGGCGACTATTCGGGCACGGTCGAGATTTCCGACCTGCGCTGCGATGAGTCGTTCGAGGTTCCCGGCGCTGTTCTGTTGGCCTTTGCGGCTGATCTCATCCGGCAACGGAGAATCGCTGTGCTGGAGCAGATGAGCATAGATGAGTTGCTGAGATGATGCATTCGCTCATATTGTTGGCCTGCATTGAGATGTCTGCGCTGGCTGCCGTGAATCAGGAACTTGTCGGCCACGGCTATGAGCGAGCCTTTGGCACGGATACATTCTCTGAGGTCGTTGAACGGGCACGGCAGCAGATAACGGCGCGCCCGGAGACGGGAAGGTATGGTTTTACCTCAAGGACGTGGCGCTGGTAGAGGTAACCATGAAGGCGGAGAAAGACGATGAGCGACCATGATCAGCGTATGAAGGAACTGGCCATCGAGGAAGCCATCGTCGCTGCCAGGATTGAGGCAATGGCGATGGAAGCAGCCAACCATGAGCGGAAGGCTCGCGGGCATGCGCTGGCCTACGATGATGTTCTGTTCTTCGAGGTCATCGAGCGGATGCACCAGAGGATCTTGAAAATCGACAAAAACTTCCTGGCGGATTAAATCCCGGTCGGCTAACGGCGAATAACCCTGTGAAGAGATGAAGCATCGCCTTCCAGGGGATAAACGCCATGACGACAGCAACCACCGGGACTACTGCAACGCAGACCACCATTGATGTCCAGGCCATCGCTGCCGCGCTGGCCGCACCGTTCGACATTGAGGACGTGAAGTTTCTTCCCGGCAAGACCGTTGGCAATCGCGCTCTCGCTTTTGCCTATGTAGATGTCCGCACCGTTGAGGATCGCCTTGACGAAGTTCTCGGCATTGGCGGCTGGGAAACCTCATATGAGGTTCTTCCCGATGCTCGCGTGCCGGCCATGCAGAAGACTGGCAGGACAGTCAAGGACAAGGACGGCAACGATTGCGACGAGATGATCCTTGGAGAAGAGGTCATCATGGGCAGCGTGATCTGCCGATTGCGGGTGCGCATCGGTGGAGAATGGATCGAGAAGCAGGATGTCGGTAGCCCTTCCCAGCAGGACGATGAGGGGGACCGCCGCAAGGCAGCGTTCTCCGATGCCCACAAACGCGCGGCCGTGAAGTTCGGCATCGGCCGCTATCTCTACCGGATCAAGGCAGACTGGTACGACTACGATCCGAGGAAGCGGCAGTTTAGCCAGACACCGAGGCTTTCCGGAACCGGCAACGGGCACCATGCCAACGGCACGAACGGCCACAATGGCAACGGTCATGCCGTGGAAGCGAAGCCCGATCCGGCAAGCATTATCACGGACGATCAGGTACACTTTATCAAGCGGTTGTGCCAGACGCGGAAAATCAGCATCAGCCGGGTATGCGATCTCCATCATGTGAAGTCGCTGGAGCAGTTGACGCTGGCGGATTACGAAGTCGTGACCTTGCAAGTGGGGAAGCTGCCGGTCGTGGTAGAAGAGATGGAGCTAGTAGGAGTGTAACCAAGAAGTCGCCCCTGTTTCGCCCGGGAGTAGTCTCGATGAAATCTCATACTCAGACTGGACGTGTCAATGTCTACATCAGTTTCGCCGCCGGTCACTACAGTAAATTGCGGCCAAGCCACGATAGCGCGGCGGACGCGATTGGCGAACTGACGGAGGTTGAGGTCAACACGCTTCGCGGGATGATCCACCGGTACATCGACGGCTGCCACAAGCGCCACGGGAAAGCGTTGCTCGATGCCGCGATGCATCGTGAGTCTGAATGTTGAACCATATAGTAATCGTCATTCAGGAGAAACAGCCATGCCGAAGACCGGACGTGGCCGCAAGGCCAAGCCGCGAGTCGTGTACGATGCCTATCAGGAAGCGCCGGCGCATCCCAGGCCGAGAGCCGATGAAACCTTCGCGCAGTTTCTTGTTCGCCTTGAAGGCGGCCATGACCCGTTGCTTGAACTGCTGATCAAGACGGGTTATGGCGAGCCGAGCCAGCGCGAATACCTGGAGCGATTGCGAGGGATTTTCGATGACCTGTATCTGATTCGCGAGAAGCTCAGCAAGAAGTGGCGGGACGAGTATCATGGTGTGCTGCCCGGTTGATCAAGGAGATGATACCATGACCAGAGACGAAATCAACACCGCCTGGCGGCGCCGCCGGGAGCGCTTGCTTGTCCTTGAAGCCACCAGACCGGAATACTTTACAGCCGTGCAGACTCGCAATCGCGAGATGCGTGAAGTCCTTCATCAGATGATCGACATCACGACCCTGGTGCCTGATGAGATCATTCGCGCCATGAAGGAACAGGAACAGCGCATGCTGGAGGAACTCAAGCAGCGCGAGAATGAAGGCCGGCTCGAATCGCTGTGGCCTGATTTCAACGCAGACCAGCGTTAAACTTTGCCCATCCGCTACAATCCAACCTTTCCGACATATCACTACCACGTTTTGATCACATTTTATCTTTTATCGCCCCACTTCTTCCCAGACAATCAGAACAAGCTATTGCGCCGATGGCGCGTAAAACGCAAATTAGTTTCACTGTGATTGTCCGCCATGCACGATCTCACTGCCACCGACTTCAACAACGCTCAACCAGCCCTGCGCCGGCTGGCCGTGGCGCACTTCGGCGACCTGCCGTTCGTCTGGCTCATCCTCTCGACCACACCGCTCGGTTATCACCTGGCAAGTGTGACGCTAGAGGGCATGGTCGGCCATACCAGGCAATCAAGGAGATGGCTCGCGGATGGTCGATGCCTGTTTGCCGGTTGGGCCAGGCAGCATCAAGAGTGCGCCACGGTAGCGCTGGACGGCGAAGACGATGAGCATGAACGGAGGTTGGAGGCACTCGCTTCCTGAGCATCAATGTCCGAAACATCGGCTGTCACGTTACTGCCTCAACCGCCGTCACGACGCGCACCAGCGCCACCGCGTCCCAGGCCAGAACCGACGCCAGCGCAGATCGAACGCCGGCAGAAGCAAGAGACTAAAGAGGAGAGGCGCCGGCAAAAGAAATTCCTCATCAAGTTGGAGCAATGGAAGCTGCGCGGCAAACGGCTCAAGCGTTTCAAAAACGTGGAGGAGTGGTCACAACAGGACCTGAAAGACTATCTGCAAGTGTGGACCGTCGTTGCCGGCAAAGCAGCGCCGGAACTGTACCTGGACCCACCCGAGGATCATATCCCGTTGACGGCATTGAGCCAGAGTGATCGTGCCATAGCCTTGATCGAGCGCGAATCAAGGCAGTGTTGTCTCTGGCATCCCAAGGACTGGATTTTGCGCAACAATAAATTGGTGGTGCGCGCTGAATATCGCAAGGAGTGTGGCGAACCGATGACGGAAGAACAAGAGCGCGCTAGTCGGATGAAGAAGACCCTATCGGTTCATCAGTGGCTCGTTGACCTCGTTGAACAAATGCCGATCCGGAAGCGCGCAAAACTTCAAGCGTTCCGCAAACGCATGGAACCAATCCTTGAGAAAAGCGGTCAGGTTCCACAAATCAAACCGTTCCCTGTATCACTCCAACAACCAAAAGAGCAAATTCCATGTCCGTTGGCATCCTAGAGCAACCCGTGGCGTCGATGGTTCTCCCAGCCGAGATGACGACCAGTCAGGCGCAGCAGAGCATTCAGCAGATCAAGCACCACATCGCACAGGCCGGCGATCAGATCGACAGCGCGCGGGCAGAGTTGTTGCGCTTCTACGAGGCACAGGGCTGGAAGGCGCTGGGCTACAAAGGTTTCCGCCAGTGCTGTATCGAGGAATTCGACACGTCTCGCGGGCATATCTACCGGTTGCTCGACGCCGCCAGGCTCGACCGCGAGATAAAAGTGTCTCCTATAGGAGACACTTATTCGCCGTTGCCGGAAACGCTCATGCGCGAACTGATCGCTCTGAACGATGACCAGCGCGAAGAGGTTCTCGATATCGCTCACGCGGCCACGCCACCAGGCCAGACCATGACGGCAGAAACCGTCAGCGAAGCGGTTGACTCCGTGCGTGAAGCCTCCGAAGATCCCGCATCGGTGCGCGAAACCTCAAAGCTCATGGACCAGCTCGACCCAACCCTGATGGCGACCATCTCGCGCGAGGACGCGGCCAAGGCTCGTGCCCGCGAGAAAGCCCGCGAGAACCGCGAGGCCAAGGAAGACCGTGCCAAGAAGCTCGAAAGCGCCAACAACCACATCAACACAGCCTGCCGCTGGCTCGTCAATGACGGCTGGTCGCTGGAGCAGATCCAGAAGCAAGTCGCCAGCATCCATGCCAAGCTCCTCAAGGAGATGGCCGCGCGCCGAGGACAAGAGGCTGGCGAGTAGGGGAAGTGAAGCGATTTGCGAAGAGGCAAATCATAGCCGACAATCTGGAAACATAGTTTCCCAGGAGTCCAGGCCATGTCCAAGAAACACCCCTACGACATCAACATTGCCGAATACTGCGCGGGCGAAACCTATGTGCGCGTCAGGCTTCCCAAGGACGTGGACTGGAAGCCGATCTTTCTGGAAGAGTTGCGCAAGACGGCCAACACCTGGGCGGCGCTGACCAAGGTTGGTGTCAAGCGCGGCACCTATTACCGTGCCCGCAAGCTCGATCCAGCGTTTGAGCAGGACTGCAAGGACGCGCTGGAAGACTCCATCGACAAGTTGAAACTGGAAGCGCGACGGCGCGCCTTTGAAGGCGTTGAGGAGCCGATTCTGTACAAGGGGCAGATTGTTGGCTTCTGGGTTGATCAGGACGGCAATCAGGTTCGTCCAGGCGCTGGTGGTGCCAAGTTCATCCCGATCATGCAGAGGAGATTTTCCGATGCGCTGTTGATGTTCTTGCTCAAGGCGCACAAGCCAGGCGAGTTCAGGGAAAATATGAGGATCGAGCACACCGGCGCTGAGGGTGGAGATATCAACGTCAAGCACAACGGCATGACGGCGGAACAGTTCAGCGCGCTGTCTCAGGAGGAGAAGATGCGGGTATTGAGAGAGAGGAATGCGAACTGGAAGGTAGACGGCGGCACGGCTGGCACTGGAAACAACTGATGAGCGACATGCGATCAACCGAGAAAACTCCTGTGACAGCGCCTCATGGATTCAATGTTGATGAGCGCTGGGCCTATGCGAACAAGGTGGAGAAGGAAGGCAGCTACGTTCTGGAGCGCGCCTATTGCGAAGCCTCCATCGAGTGGTTCGCGGATCATTGGGTCAACACCTACGATCCCAAGGGTGTCGAGAAAGTTATCCCGTTCAACCTGTTTCCCAAGCAACGGGAGTTCCTCCGTTGGCTGGCCATGCACGAGCGCCAGGCAGTGGAGACGCGACACGATCAAGAAGTCATCGTTGAGAAATCCCGCGAGATGGGCGCTACGTGGCTGTGTTGTCTCTATGCGATTCATGGCTGGTTGTTCCGACCTGGATACTCGGTTGGCTTTGGCAGTAGAATTCTGGAACTGGTCGATACCATCGGCGACCCGGACAGCATTTTTGAGAAGCTCAGAATGCTGATCCGTGGCTTACCGCTCTGGCTATGGCCGCGCCGGTTCAGCTTTCAGAAACACTCCGCCGAAGGCAAACTGATCAATCCGACCAATGATGCCACGATTCGCGGCGAAGGTGGTGACGGTATAGGGCGCGGCGGGCGTACCGGAGTTTATTTTATCGACGAAGCCGCCTTCATCCCGCATCCTGATCTGGTGGACAGTTCGCTTCTTAGCAATGCCCTATTGAGAGTCAATGTCTCAACCCCTAATGGTCTAGGTAACTCGTTCGCGCGCAAGCGATTCTCTTTTGCACATGAGCGTATTTTTACTCTGAAATGGACCGATGATCCGAGAAAGGATGCTGCCTGGTATCAACACATGCGGGATACCTATGATGAAGTGACGGTAGCGAGCAACATCGACATCGACTATACGGCATCCGTACAGGGCATCACGATCCCGGCCGCATGGGTTCGCTCCGCTATCAATCTGCCGCTGGAAGAGAGCGCACAGAAGTCAGCCGGTCTGGACGTTGCCGATGAAGGCGATAACGAGAGTGTCTTTATCTGGCGTGCCGGACCGGTCGTCAAAGACCCCATCGCCTGGAATCACCTGGATACAACTCAGACTTCCTACAAGGCTCGCGACCATGCCGAAAAGAACGGTGTATCGGTCGTCTATTATGACGTGGGTGGAGTCGGTTCCGGCGTCAAGGGCGTGTGGAACAACATGGAGACAAAACTCTCCTTCGAGGTTGTCGCCGTGCAGGCCGGCTCAAGCCCGAGCGAAAGCATCTGGCCGGAGGCCAACAATCGCAAGGCGAAGGAACTATTCGCACGATTGAGAGATGAAATGTGGTGGACGTTGCGGAGACGTTTCGAGAAGACGCATGAGCGCGTGACTCAGGGTGTTGCCCATCCCGATGATGAGTGTATCAGCATCCCGAACTGTCATCAGTTGATCGCACAACTGAGCATGCCGCTGCACAAGCGTCTCAACAACGGTAAGATTCAAGTCGAGAGCAAACCAGACATGCGCAAGCGCGGCGTCCGTTCACCAGACTATGCGGATGCATTATGTCTGGCCTTCTATCCGGTGCGGAAGAAAGTCTTCAACTGGTTTTAACTGGCTTGCCGAATGGATGTTTCGCTAGGAATCTCGCCGTCCATTCTTTTCCCATGCGATCATTAAGACTTGCCTTGACTCGCCGATAGAAGCCATCGAGACGAGTCAGTTCTACCGGGCTGACTTCGGCTGCCATGCCAAAATAGTGGAGCATTTTATCAATCTTGCCAATAGGATATTCGTCTGGCTTCCATGTAGCGATTCTGTTGTTGAGACTGTAGAAAAAACTGCACACTTCTCTTGCCGATTTCAACTTCTTGAGGAATGAAAATCGGCGAATGGCTCTGGCGTGATTGGTGGATTTATCATCGTTCATGCCGGTCATCTCCTATGAGGTTGTCGGTGCGCTATCATAACTGTTGGCACCGATCCGAAACAGATCGGTTCCGCTGCTGCCTGCGCTATAAGTTGCTCCCTTGTCAAACTCTTTCGCATAATCTCCCCTCATGGGCTTCCTCGATACCACGCTGTCTCTCGTCGAACGCGCCGGCCGTGCTGCCAACCAGTGGCGTCACCAGCGCCAGATCACCAGCCGCGCCAGCAACCGGCCAAAAACCAGCGTTGGAGAATCCTTCTTCTCGCGCATCCTCGCCAGTGCCACGGGTGGCTGGGGCTGGCCCGGCATGTGGTCGCGGGAGCGGCTTGAGTTTCCGCAGCACTTCAAGCACTGGACCTATGTTGCGGTCAACGCCATCATGGATGACATCCGGGGAAGAGAGCCCGAGGTTGCCTGGGTCGAGCACGACGGCAATTCGCTGAATCACGGATCGAAGATTCATAAGGCGATGCGCATCAGGCGCTACGTCAAGACCAACAACACGATCAAGCCACACGAGAAGGTAACGCACGTCCCGCCGAACCATCCGCTGATGCGGCTCTTCAAGCGCCCAAACACCTGGGACACGGCGGGCTTCTCAGACATCCTGGCACAGACGATACAGTTCCTTTGCCTGTCTGGAGAAGCGTTCTGGTGGATGATTCCCGATCCGCACACGGGGCAAATCTCAGAACTCTGGACCGTGCCCTCTCATTGGTGTTGGATTCAGACCGGGCAGAACGACATCCTGCAAGTAGTGGTTCGGCCCTTCCCAACCAGCGCCGGCACGCTCTTTATCCCGTGGGAACAGATCGTCTATTTCCAGTTGCCGAGCCCGCTCTCCAAGATCGGCGGTTGGAGCCCTCAACGGGCTATCAGCGAGTGGATCGATGTTGGCGAGAGCATCGACCAATCGCGATTCTGGAGCATGAAGAACGTCCTGGCACCGTTGGGCGTGATCGAGATGCCGGAGGGCAATCAGGACCCATCGGATGACGTGCTGGAGCGCTACTATGAGAAGTTCTATGCCAGGTTCCAGGGAGAATTTAACCACGGCAAACCGCTCTTGCTCTCATCTGGGTCCAAGTTCACGCCGCTCAAGATCATGCCCAGCGAGTGTGATTTCACGGGCAGTTTCGATCAACTCAGAGACTCCATTCTGGCCACTTTCAGAGTGCCAAAACAGATAGCGGGTCTTCAGGATGCCGGCAGTCAGATAGCGATGTGGGGGCCACTGACACAGTTCCACGAACAGTGTATCAAGCCAAAGCTCCAGTACATCGGCGCGGTTGTGACAACCAAAGTAGCAACACTCTGGGATGAAAGACTCAGGGTATGGTGGCCCAACCCGGTGGATAGCTCGCCGGAACAGCGGCGCGCTGACAGGGAGCAGCAGTTCAAATATGGTTTGCTCACTGATGATGAAGCGAGAGTCGAGTTCGACAACGAACCCATGAGTGAAGAGGAAAAGAAACTCTACTCGAAACTCATGAAAGAGCAACCGCCGCAACCGGGTGGTGGTGGTCCGGGCGCGCCGATGGCTGCTGCTGGGCCTGGCGCTCCATCAGCGATTGGTTCGCCGGTCGGACCCGGCGCGGCGCTGCCCGGCATGCCACCAGAACCGGGTGGCCATCCGGGTGGTGGTGGTCCTGGCACGCCGATCTCTTCGCCGTCGCAACCGATGCCGCTCAAGTGGTTGCCGCCAGAGGCCAAGCCCATCAGGAGTTGGAGCCAGGGCGTTACACTCACACTGCCCGAAAGAGCCAAGCAACTGGCCGAGGAGCGCAAGAAACGCTATGGCTGCCTAATGCTACCCATCGGTGAGCCGTTAGCCTCCAAGCTCAAACTCCTCAGTGATGCGCTGCCCGATGAGGAACTGGCCGACAAGGGCCGACAAGCGGGATCGGACTATCACCTGACGGTGCTTCATGGCTTGATCGATGACGACGTTGACGTGGTGCGCAAGACGGTTCTGGGCGTTGGTCCGATCAGCTTCACGCTCGGAAGTATCTCCATCTTCCCGGATACTGGTGATGGTGAAGTCGTGAAGGTGGACGTTGGCGGAGACGATCTGCATGCGCTCCATGCCTACCTGGCGGATCATCTGCCGCACGTACAGACACAGGATCGCTATGCGCCGCATATCACGCTTGGCTATTTGCGCGCCGGCACGGCGGAAAAATATGTTGGACCATCCGGGCTGGAGGGGGAGAGTCTCGCGGTCCGGCGGGTGATCTTCTCGAATCGCGACAAGGTGAAGCATAGCTTGCCGCTGGAGACAAAAGAGCAACCGGCCAAGGCACCAGAGTCAGACAGCCAACCGGCGCAGGCACCAGAGCAGCCGGTCAGCATCCCGGAGATTATCGAGAAACGCCTTAATGGAGAACTGCCGTCATCACTGCCTTTTGCCGTGACGCAACCGGCGCTGCCTGATGGGATTCAGCCGGCGAACGGCCAGGCGCACGGTGAGCCTGGGTTCCCAGATGGCGGATCGATGGAGCGCCGCGACGGGGAATCTCAATGAATAATTCAACCGGCAACCATTTCCCGGCCGACCCGGATCTGGTGATGACGCCAGCATTTCAGGCGCAGGCGACCTTGATCCTTAACGCTCCGTACTTCAACGCAAACACTCCAGTGCTACAAACCGAAGAGTCTGTATTGCGCATGGCGCTTTATGATTGCCAGGACCGCAAAGACCTGAACCGGCCACAGAACGCCGTCGCGCTGGCGATCTGGCAGCGCGCCGAAGCGACCCTGCCGAGCGAAGATTAATCATGTCCATTCGCGACACCTTTCGTCGCCTGTTCGGCCGTGCCAAGGAAATCGATCTGGCGCGGCTTCAGGTTATTGAATACACGCCCGGCGAGTATTTCGCGACATCAGAAGCATGGATCAAGGTTGTATCCAGCAACGTGCATTCGTTCGCCTTCTATGGCGGCGGTGTACCGGGCACGGCGGGGATCTTGCGAGTACGGTTCCTCAACCGGGCGAAGACTGGCGCTGGCAGCGAATACCAGTATGTTGGCGTGACGGTTGGCATGTACGAATCATTCCTAAGTGCCGGCAGCAAAGGGAAATGGTGCTGGCAACATCTGCGCCGCGCCGGCCTGGATTACTTCCCGATCTGGAAACGGAAGTATTGATAGGCCAACCGGCCACGTCTTGAAACGACGAATTTCGTCGCTTCAAGTTCGCAAAGACGAACCAGCGCTTTTCTGAAAAATCTCCTCTTCCGCTCAAATCTCCCTTGACGACCAGCGAATAGCTTGATAGAAAGACAAACGAAGCGAGCCAGCCGCCTTGTCTGGCAATGCGAAGCCAACGCAGAACTTGGCTAAGGGATCTTCAGATGAGCACTTCTTCCGTCAGCGCCAGCACCTACACCGATACCGTCTACCTCTTGTCCGACCTTTGCCCGGACTTCCCGTTGCCGATGCCGGCCGACGCACTGGTGCGCGTTCGCGGCTATACCGAGTTGTCGGTGAGCATTGAGCAATTTACCAACCACAACTTTTTCCACGGCATGAGTCCTGCCTCTGATGCTCCCGGCGCGGTTCGCCAGGCCATCAGGAAGGAATACTGGCGGATCACGGACCGCAACGCGGACCGCTGCCCGGCCAAGTTGTCGGCCGAAGCGCTGGCCGCACGCATCCGCGATCGCCGGCCCATGACGGCAACGGAGTTGTTGGCCGATCCTGGCTTCCACACGCTGGCATTGATGGCAGCGCGGGCGAACAAGACCTACACGCAGGAGTTGCTTCAATACGAGCGAAAAGCGGTCGTGCAAGAAGCCGTCGCGGTTCTGGCCGTTGAGGTCGCGGAAGAACGCCGTCTGGCTGCCCGCGAGGAAGCGCGTCGCCGGAAAGCTTATGACCGTCAGCGCGAACTGGAGAAGCCGGCGCGGAGCGGTGTCCGGGCTGCCTATGACTCTTGCGATTATCGCACGGCCAAGCAGGGGCATGCGGTTCGCGTGGTGGTCCTTCCGCCCGGCACGGAAGTTGCGCCCGGCGCAACTTCGCACATGAGCAAGGGCGAGCAATACTCCTCACGCTGCACGTTCCGCAAACAGGAGAGCGTCCACACCATGACCGTAAGGCGCGACTGGATGGATACCGTGAGCGCTCGCTCGTTGGACACCTACCGGGATGAGGTTGTGCTGGACGCGGAACCGGCCGGTTATCTGGAGGACGGTTCCGAGGTTCTGGACCTGATCGCCGTCCGGCAGGAGCGCGGAACCGGCATCGGCACGCATAAGGTCATGGTTGTGGAGGTTGATGGCGAGTATCGCGATCTGGCCAAGGGCGAGAAGGTGCTGAGCCGGAAGGATCTGGCTGGCTCGGTTGGCCTCAAGGCAAATACTGAGATGGCAATTATCCTTGATGCGCTGTGCGATGCTGGCAGGAGAGAGCACGGCGGCGCGGTGGTCGATGCGGCTATTTCTGTTGTCTGATCCATCAAGAGGAGCAATCTCAATGTCTGAGTCATTCATTCTCTCGCGCAGCGGCAGAGCGCCGCTGCGCTTTACGGGCGAACTGGTAAGCGAATCCGAGGGCCGTCGCTTGCTCGGCAAGGAGCAGTCGCGCTGGCATGATGTGTCGATCTATACGACCGACAACAATCTCTGGGTTCTGTGCATCACCTACCGCTCGCAATATCAGGGAGAGCCAGGGCACAACCACGCCGAGTGGTTCGCCAGCGCGGTGGAACTGGCCGGTGCCCTGTCGGCCTATGATCCTTGCCGGCACGTCGGCGGTTGGCCGACCGGCGAGCACTACCGGGAGCGCCAGGGACGCCTGCTGGCCGACATACGTAGATGCTTCGCCGCGCAGGTCAGCGAAGTGCTGGCATCCGATCCGGCGTTTGCGGAAGACCTGGACGCCGAAGAAACCACTACCGGTGAGTTTCGCTGCCCTCAATGTGGTGGCTGGGCGTTCGGCTATGACCTGGATGCCGGAGTCTACCAGTGCAACAGCGATTGCGGCGGCGTGCCGTTGTCTGAGGGAAACAGCAATCAACCGTGCAACTGGAACGGGCCGGAACCGGCCGCGAAGCCGCTGGTCGTCAAGGAGTAACGGCAATGAGCGAAGCCAAGCCCCCAGAGGACCGCTGGCCGGAGATCCTGCCGCTGCTGGGCACCATGCCGGATGCCGTGCTGGCCCGGCGCATCGGCATGAATGAGACGACGCTGAACCGTCGCCGGCAGCGGCTCGGCATCCCAGCGTATCGCGTACCGGAGAGGAAATGTCTGGTATGTTGCCTGAAGGCCGTGGCTCGCTCTGGACTCTGCCACATGCACAATGAGCGCTGGCGGCGCTGGGGCAAGCCTGCCATCGAGGAATGGGTGCAGGCGTACCGGGAAGAGCGCCTCAACATCTGTGAGATTTGCGGGCGCGGCTGGAACGGTTACCACGGTTCGCGCACCTGTAGCACGGATTGCGACATGGAGCGGAGGCGGAGGTTGGCGCTGGAGCGCTGGAACGCCAAGAGCGATGAATACCGCGAGGAGATGATGCGCAGATCCCTGGCGCGCAACCGGGCACGCGCTGCGGAGCGCAAGGTGGAGATTGTTTGCTCGATCTGCCAGGAGCCTTTTGTCGGCCATAACTTCCGCAAGACATGCAACAAGCCGCATTGCCAGTACGAAGCGGTGCGGCGCAACAGCAACGAGATCAATAAGAAGCGCCGGCAGATCGTCTATGCGGCGCGGCTCGGGAAGCAACTGGATGAGATAACTAACATTGAGGAGAAACAAACCCAATGAACACCAACGGAACCCTTGTCTTGCGCGCCCTGCCGATGCAGGAATTGCTACCTAGCGGGGAGGAAGAGCGCATTGTCGCCCTCTCGACGCAAGAGCTGCGCCAGGCACTGGCCGATAGTCTCAGTATCACGGCCGCAAGTCTCTTGAGGTTGGCGCTGATCGTGCGAACCCTGGAAGAGCGCGGCGAGGACATCTCGGAATTGAGATTGCCGCTGCTCACCTACCTCCGGCAGATCGCCAGCGGCAGGCTCTGGCCTCCGGTCGTGGCGCGGTTCGCCGAATATCCGCCGCTCATCTCGAAAGTGGCTGGTCTGCCGCTGACCGATCAGCAGGCGCTTGCGCGCGGCGAGACGGTCACGCTGGTGGTACGCCAGGGCGATGTGTGGACTGACCGGCAGCACGATCCGACGAAGCTGGATAACAGCCAAAGACTCCAGGTCTTTGCCAATGACCACAAGCGATCCAAAGAGGAGCAGATTCTTTGGCTGGAATCCCGGGCGATGAAAAACGGTACTGGTCATCACAAGAAGCAACCGGCGCAGGGTCGCGTGAGGCCGGACCGCGAACGCGGCGGGTTGGTGGTGGGGCGCACATTTATCAAACAGAGTGACGTACTGGCCGCGCTGGGCGGATTGGTGGAGGATGGCGAGCAACCGGCGACGGAAGAGCAACTGGTCACCATGGCGCTGAAGGTCAGCGAGACGGAACACCGAGCATTGAAGAGACGGGCACTCGACAACGATACCACGATGGCGGAGTTGATCCGCCGGGCGATGCGGGCTGGCGGGTTGATCTGAGAGAGGGAGAGCGAACATGGAAGACGACCACATTGTTGTCCCGAGGACCTTCGCGGAAGAGTGGGCTGAATTCTCGGCTCGGGTGTTTTTCTGCGACCGTTGCGGTTGCCAGGAGAGTTTCGGCGGTAATAATCTGGCCGGGCAACCGTGTCATTGCGATTCGGCCGCGCTGTTGCGGCCGATCCAGGAGGTGGATGTCTTCGAGCCGGGAAGCTATCCGCATCCATGCCGGCGAAAGAAAAACCGTACCGGCGCTTAAATCTAAATGGCGGTGCGGCGAATAACCTCATGTCGCCGCTTTTGAGATCAGGAAAACAACCATGCTCGTCACTGCCGTCTGGACGCCCGAACAAGAAGCCGAGATCAACCGTCTGAGCGACAAGTTGTTCGCTTTGGGCAAGCGCCTCTACCGGGCGCGCAAGAGCCTCAACTGGCCGGAGGTTCGCAAGATCAACGCTGAGATTGATGCTGTCAAGAAAGCACGCGAAGCCTACATGCTGGCGCAGGGGATCTGCTGGGCGTGATCTGGCAACCGGCGCGGGAGGAATCACCATAAATTCCCGGCAATGGGACCGTCGCGTTCACGCGACGGTCCCATTGCCGGACATCGCTTCAAATAAAATCCGCCAACAACTCTTGACTCGCTGTCTGCCAGGGATATGATGACATCATGGACGCCCGTTTACTGACGCGAGAGAATCGATGCGCCGCGCCTTCCGCTACCGTCTGTTCGCCAACGCCAACCAGGAGCGCGAACTCGCTACCTGCCTAGAAACTCATCGCAGGCTGTACAACGCCTGTCTGGAGCAGCGAATCATCGGCTACGAATCCACCGGGATTTCGGTGAAGTATGCTGATCAATCGGGATGGTTCAAGGGACAGAGGGCCACCAATCCCTTTTTCGCCCGCCTGAACTTCTCCAGTGCGCAAGCCACGATGCGCCGTCTCGACAAGTCCTACGCCAACTTCTTCCGTCGTGTCAGCCAGGGCACGGGCAAGGCCGGCTTTCCGCGATTCAAGGGACGCGACCGCTTCGACAGTTTCGAGTTCCCAGCCTACCGCGACGGCACCAGGTTGACCGGCAACAAACTCTATGTCCAGCACGTCGGCACGATTCGCGTCAAGCTGCATCGGCCCGTTGAAGGCACGATCAAGACCGTCACCATTAAGCGCGAAGCGGGCAAGTGGTTCGTGGTCTTCTCCTGTGAGTTGCCCGACGTGGTGATTGTCGATAACGGTTTGCCTGCCGTGGGTATCGACGTTGGCCTGACCCACTTCCTGACCACCAGCGAGGGGACCACGGAAGCCAACCCGCGTTACCTCAAGACCGCCCTGCCTGAACTGCGCCGCGCCGGTCGCTCGATGGTCCGCAAACAGAAGGGCGGCAAGAACCGCCGCAAGGCCGTGAAGCGCTTGCAGAAACTTCACGCTCGCGTGAAGAATCTCAGGCGCGAGCATCACCTTCAGGTCGCCCGTCGTTTGGTGCTCTCGTCCGGGTTTATCGCTGCCGAAGCGCTCGACATCAAGGGGATGTTGGCGACCGGCAGGTACACCCGGTCGATCAGTGACGCCGGCTGGGCCGGCTTCCTGAGCGTTCTGCGCTGCCAGGCTGAAAAAGCCGGAGTGCGGTTCGTGGAGGTTGATCCCCGTGGAACCACGCAGCGCTGCTCCGAATGCGGCGCGCTGGTGGTCAAGGATCTCACGGTAAGATGGCACCACTGTCATCACTGCGGGCTCTCTCTTGATCGGGACATCAATGCTGCTCGAAACATCCTCGCAAGAGGACTGGCGCGGACTGCGCCAGTGGCGGTCAACGTAGGCCAACGGGCCAAGCGTCCGCCAAGAAGCCGCCGCGTTAACGCGGTGGAGTAGTCACGTCCACCATTCGTATCTGTACTCTGGCTGCCCTGGCCGCGCTGGCACTCACGGTATCGCCGTGGGCCTGGCTGCCGTTCGGCACGCTGATTGTCTGTACGTGTGTGGAGAGATGGGTATTCGGCAGGCCGGCGAACGATGAGGAAATCTGAGAAAAGCTACTGGCTGGATTAAATAATCGCTACCGGCCAGCGAATAACCATGTAGAGAAAACAATGATCCGGCCAGTGCTCGTAACACCGGCCGGATCGGTAAACCAACCTTCTTGGAGGCTCGTTCACCATGACCGTAACCTACGGTTCCGACACCCATCCCGTCAAGGCCAAGTCCGGCCGCAAGCCGAAATCCCGCGTGATCCGCCTCTTGACGCGCCGTTCGCGCGGCCAGGAGTGCATGGTCGAGATCCTGGAGCGCGGACCGCGCTCCGAGAAGTCTACGCTCTACTGGCTTTGCGTCATCCCCAGCGATTGGGGCTTCGCCGTGCGCTGGACGAAGTTCTTCGCCCAGGGTGGCGAGGTCTATCACACCAACATCGGCGGTCCGGGTGGCACGGTGATGACCAGCCCGGAAGGAGAAACCATCGTCGATGAGGGGCCGGCGTGCTGCGACTGCAAGGGCTTCGAGGCTCACGGACATTGCAAGCATATCAGCGCCACAACTGCCCTTGTTCGCGCCGGCAAAATATGATATTTCGCTCTATCGCTTAAATGTCGGCGGACAGCCAGCGAATACATCTATAGAACAATCAACCACGCCGCAAGACGGCAAGATCCAGGGAGAAAGCCATGACGACCACGACTCAGAACAAGACCAGCCAGAAGCCAACTCCGCTCATTCTCAGCCACTACCGTGCCGGCACCGGTGCCGTGCTGGTCGAGACACGAGAAGAGTCCCGGCTCCTTCGCCAGATATTGAGCGAACTACCATCTGCCGCGCAGGTCTGCACCGTGGCGGCGCCAAGCGAGGCCGTCAAGGATGCCAGGACGGGAAGACCGGAGAACGGCGTTACCGGCCTGGCTGGTGGTATCTCATGGGCACAGGCAGCGCCGGGAAGGTTGCTTCTGGTCTATGACTTCCACACGCTCATCAATTCGGCCGGCCATTGGCGGAAACTGATCGATGCCCTGCCTGGCCTGCGCAGCCCCAAAGGCGCAGGGGCAAGCGATCCCGCCTCGCTGGTGGTCTTCGTCGGACCTTCGTGGGAACTGACTCCGGCCAACCCGCTGCGGGGCGCGATCCCGGTATTGAGACTTCCCGCCATCGGCCGGGAATCGTTGCGAGCCATTGCGGCCAGTCTGCATACGCTCAACGGCGATGCGGAGGCGGTCCTTGACGCTCTGGGCGGACTGGATAGCGATGTCGCAGAGCAAGCAGCCGCTGAGTGCCTGGCGGCGCGCAAGGGCACCTGGGACCCGGCTTACTTGCGTGGTGAGCGAGCAAGGCTACTGCGCTCTGCCGGGCTGGAACTCTGGCCTTCTGTTGCGGATCTGGGTGGGTTGTCTGGGTTCCGCGATTATGTCACGCAAGAGGTTGTGCCGTGGGTACGTGATCCGCAATTGGCCGTGCGGCGCATCCTCTGCGCTGGTTTGCCGGGGACGGGGAAGAGCTATGGCGCCCGCTGGATCGGCCAGCAACTCAATACGGAAACGGTGCGCCTCTCCATCTCTGGCCTCAAGGCCGGCATTGTTGGCGCCTCCGAACAGGCATTGAGACGGGCGCTTTCGACCATTGATTCGCTGTCAATGGAATGCCCGCTGGTCGTGGTGATTGATGAAATCGACACCATTGCCAGGGAAGGGCTTGACGGTGGAACCTCTTCCGGCATGTTCGCCGAGTTGCTGACCTGGCTTCAGGAAAGCAAGAGTATGGCGCTTGTGGTCGCGACTCTCAATAGGCTCGACAAGCTGGACGCGGCCCTTGAGAGTCGGTTTCAGGCCAGATTCTTTTACGATTTGGGCGGACTTTCCGAGCGTCGAGACGTGGCACGCATCCACTTCACAAGGCTCGGTTGTGACAATATCGAGGAAGCCGCTCTCGCGGCCGCGCAGGCGACGGAAGGCTGGTCTTCCCGCGAGATCGCCGAATACCTTTGCCCGTCCGTTGCCCGGCGCACCAAGCGCAAGCCGACCTCCGATAGCATCATGGAGGTTTGCGAGGGTTACTCGCCGGCAAGCCGGACGCAGACCGCGCAACTGGACGCCATGCGGCACGCGGCCAGCAGTTTGAGAAGGGCCAACGATCCCGCCGAATCTCATCGGCCGTCGGGCCGGCGCATCGCCGGTGATGCGTGAAAGTTACCATTGAGGAAATCCAGAATAGTTGTTCTGGATTTCCTCAATATTGCTAACTCGCCAGCGAAATACTTCTTGTGGGGACAAGAAACCGAAAACATCAATGCAAGGGGGAATCAACCATGTCCGAGAACACCACGAACAACAATGCCGCGCAGGAACTTCGCGTCAACGCGGCAGCGGTGAGGATCAGCTTTACGTGGATGGGGACCACGAAGCGCCTTTCTGCTGACCATGCCCATGAAGCCGCCGATACCTTCGGGGCCAGTGATGATGCCATCAGCGCATCGAAGAAGCTCATCAATACCAAGGACAAGGTATACAAGGTCTTGACCACGCTCCGCTCCAGAATCCGGACCTTCTGGAAAGACTCTACGCTGCCCTTCCCGGAACCTGGCATCCGGCTCTTGCGTCAGCAGCAAGTCGCCGAATTCGATGCCCAGATGACGGAGTTTCGCTCTCAACTGGCCGGCGCGGTTGCCGACTTCGCGGACCACTATGCCACGGTCAGAGAGCAAGCCGCCGTCCGTCTCGGTCGGCTCTTTGATGCCAAGGATTACCCGGAAACCGTGAGCAATCTTTTCGCCATCGAATGGGAATACCCCAGCGTCGAGCCACCGGATTACCTCAAGAACCTCAATCCGGCTCTTTACGAGCAGGAGCGCCAGCGCATCGCGGCACGCTTCGATCAGGCCGTACAGATGGCAGAGAGTATGTTCGCGGAAGAATTCGCCAAGCTGGTCAACCATCTTCAGGAGAGGCTCACCGATGGGCCGGAGGGGCGGAAGATTCTCTCTTCAACCGCTATTGATAATTTCCGGGAATTCTTCGGGAGATTCCAGAGTCTTTCGGTGCGTTCAAATCCCGAACTGGATGCGCTGGTGAAGCAAGCGGAAGGGCTGGTTTCTGGTGTCACTTCGCAGGCGCTGCGAACCAACGAGCAACTCCGCCAGGACATCAAGGCCGGTATTGAGACGCTCTCGCAGCAGATTGACCAGAACATCGTGACGGCACCGAAGCGAAGAATCAGCTTCGACGACGGCGCGGAACTGGCGAGCGAGGAACCGGCCGTGAGCACTCCGGCCAGCATGGAGGCCACAAGCAACAATCCAGAAGAAATCCACGAAGAGGAAGCAATATACATCGCCCCGCGACGAACTACTTTCCAGATGATGGAACTTCCATTCGAGGAAGAGGCCAGCATCAACACCAACAACGTCCCGGAGACAAGTCATGTTGCATAGTTTCTCTTGCCCGCGAACCTGTCCCTCTTTCGAGAGGGCACAGGGCGGCCGGTTCTTCTGCCGGTTCGGTCCGATTCTGAATACGCTTGGACCGGCTGTTGTGACCAGCCATACCGTCACGGTGAAGGTGGAGTATCGCGACCCGGAAACGCTTCGCGCGGCCGTCCTGGCGATGGGCGGCATCTGGTACGGTTGGGCGGATACTCATAGCCTGGGCGATACGGTTCAATCGGGCTGGGGCTTTCGCCTGCCGATGGCCAACGGCTACCATGAGCATGAGGGCAAGCATTACTGGTATCACCCGTTGGTTTTGCGCCCCGATGGTGAGCTGGCCTTCGACGCCTATGGTGGTTACTGGGGCGATCAGTCGCAACTGCCGTTGCTCAAGGAAGAATACACGATTCAACACACGCTCCGACAGGCAGAACTGCTGGGCTGGCAAGCGGAACGCACGCCGCAAGGGATTACCGTATACCATCCAGATGGCGGAGTATTGACGCTCTCGAAAGAGGGAGTCTGCGAGACGACTGGTTTCGTCGGCGCGGGCTGTCACGAAGCAAGATTGAGCCTCGGGCTTGCGGCATTCGGCGAGATCCACAACAAGGCAGAATTCGCTCAGACGAAGGCGGTTTGCCGAACCGGGAACTGAGACTTGAATACCAGCGCGATCCCGGCGGAAAGGAAGCCGCTGGGATTTTTCGTCTCTCGTCTCAATAATCCTGGATGGTCAGCGAATAACAATGGTCAGACAAAACACCATGCGAAAGGAATCAGCCATGCTGACCATACTAGTCTCAATCGCCATCCTGATTGCCCTGGAAGCCATGCACCATCGCGGAGCGTTCAGAATCAATCTCTAGTGAAAGGAAAGCCTCAATGGACATTTCAATCGACGCCTTCGGCGATCATGAATCGCCCTACTATCTCTTCTCCGTGTTGCTGAATCGCGAAGTGATCTACACTTCCGATACCGGATACGGATCGCTTCGCGAAGCCAGCGAAGCCGGTGGAAGGTTTGTGCAACTCTGCCTTTTTCGCGCCGTCAACAAGGTGATCGAAGACCGCATGCGCTGCCCGATGTGCGGCGACTGGAATACCGACCCGGACGGCAACAAGTTGCCGGGGCACGTTTGCACCGATGAGGCAATGGCGCGGGTTCGCGCCAGGCATGCCGGCAAGTGTCTCCGTTGCGAAAAGCGCCTTCGCGCCGGCCAGGAGCATTATCACCCGGCTTGCGAGGAAGCGGAGAGGATCGAACGGGATCAAGAAGAGGCGCATGAAGCCTGGATTGATTCCATGCGTGATTGATCTAGAAAAATCCCGTCCCGCGTCTAAATGTCGCGGGACAGCCGGCGAACAACCATACAGACAACCAGAGCCAACCACACTGAAAGGAAAGCCTCCATGCCAGCCACAATCGACCGTTACGCCTTCACGCCCGATGAGATCCGGCGCGGCATCATGGGCGAGATCGTCCCACCCGCGCCGCGCACCTATGCCCGGCATGCCATGCTTGACGCATCCGGCAAGGTTATCCCCATCGGCACGGAGTCCATTCCGCTGGACGTATGGGCCTATGTCCTGGACCCAGAGACAAAAGAGAAGACCGGCCATCTCAAGCGCGTCAAGATGCGCACGCTCTCGGAGGTTCACGCCGACCTGCGCGATGCCCTGGACTATCTGGTATGCGACAAGTGCGGTGCGCGCAAGGTCAAGGAAGATGACTGTTACCGCGACCTGACCCACCATGTTCCGCCAGAACAGGGAGCCGATTGCGGCGGCGAATTCTACTCGTTCATCGATGAGTATTTCGGCGGTCCGGATACCTACGACAAGGAAACCACCATTGTTCCGCACGACTACTGGCGAATCGCGGCCTGGCCGGTCACTGGCGGCTCGGAGGGTCATTATGTCCATGTGGAATTCCAGGTGCCCGTCCGTGATGTTGAAGTCATCGAGGAACAGCACGACTTCGGCCGCAAGACCAAAACGCTGCCTCTTGCCGGGCATAAACACGGCCTGATGAAGATTGTTCGCCTGGCTCTGGGCAAGACCTTTCGTGGCATGGCGCACGCTGCCGAGATGGCGCATCAATGCGCGGTATTGCTGGGAGCCTGACCGGGCAGGAGAAAAATCCCCATGTGATCTAAATATCAATCGCCCGCCAACGAATAACCATACAGACAGCTTTCACAACCATCGCTCGAAAGGACCACGACCATGCTTCTTCTTCCTCGCAATCTCGCTTCCCTGGTCAAGATCACGGCCAGCGAATCGGCACGTTTCGCCTTGACGGGTGTAAAGGTTTCCGAGACACCCGCCACGGAAACCCAACCGGCCGGCTATGTGGTCGAAGCGACGGACGGCAAGAGGCTCATCAGGGTATCCGGGCCCAACGTCGATAACCCTGCCGAGTATCCCTCCATCCCGGCTCTGGATGCCGCGCCGAACGGGCAGACAACCGCACTAATTCCCGGAAAGGAATTCGAGCGCGCCTTCAAGGAATGCCCGAAGAAGGGCAAGCCGGCGCTCCAGAGCGTGGCTTGCGTCATGGGAGAAGCAGTCTCAACCCTGGCAACCACGGATCTGGAATCAAACCTTGTCCGACAACCGCGCAACGTGGACGGGCGCTATCCGAACACGGATCACGTCCTGCCCAAAGGCGAACCGGTCGCCGCGCAGCACGTCAGCGCCGATCTGCTGGCCGAACTGCTGGAGGTTCTGAAGCACTTCTCCGGCGACGGCACGGCAGTGACGATTGAGATTCACGCCAACGGTGCGCCGATGGTGGTTCGTGCCACGAACGGGACGCAACGCGCCGTTGCAGCGCTGATGCCTTATGCCTGGCGCGCCAACGATGACGCGGCTCCGGTTGGCGCTGGTGTCGATGCCCTGGCAGCACGGCAGCGCGGCGAGAAGGCCGTTGAGAATCTGACCGGATGGGACGAATGGCGGAGAGAGATCGAGTTCGGGGAAGAGTTGCGGCGCATGGCCGACAGCGAACCGGAAACATCAGAAGTGCCGGCGGAAACCGCACTGGCCGCATGAGAAAAATCCTACCGGCGCAAAGATCCTCCGACCGGCAGCGAATAGCTCTGTGTCGGAGGTTGACAACCGTTAGCTTTTCCGCTACCATTACCTGACATGAGTTACGTTCCGCTACGAAAGGCCGTGCTGGCAACCGGACTTCACCCCAACACGCTCCGCAAGTATGCGGATAACGGTACGATACCGTGCATCCGGATGCCGAACGGAGCAAGGCATTTTGACATATCGAGTTTCCTGAGTGGCGAGACGATCACGATTCTGTATGCCCGGGTGAGTAGTCACAGGCAGAAGGACGACCTGGCCAGACAGGTGGAATACCTCAAGAGCAAGTATCATGACGCAGAGATCGTCAGCGACATCGGCAGCGGGCTCAACTTCAAGCGAAAAGGATTGCTCGCCCTACTGGACCGCGCGGCACGCGGCGCTAAGTTGCGGGTTGTGGTTGCCCACCGCGACCGATTGGCTCGGTTCGGCTTCGAGCTTATCGATCACCAGATCCGCCGTGCCGGAGGCGAGATCGTGGTTCTCGGTAAGCGCGATCATGCCGGCCCCTACGATGAACTTGTCGGAGACTTGCTTGCCATCCTCACTGTCTTTGGAGCCCGGATGCACGGCCTCCGCAAGTACCGTGACGAAATCGCGGCGGATCAAACTCTCGCCGACGCCGGAGCAGGCCAAGACGTTCCGGCACTGGATGGCCGGTAGCCGTTGGGCATACAATCAGACGATTGAGTATCTCAATGGTATTGATGGATCGCGGCCGCATTGGATGCAGGTCAAGAAGATGATCCTGTCCGGCACGCCGGCATGGTTTCGCGACGTACCGTTTCAGGTAAAATCCATTGCGGTCAAGGATGCCTGCCTGGCCTTCACGGCGCAGAAACTCAGAGTAAAGCAGGGTATTATCCCGAGTTTCGAGATGCATTTTCGCAGCCGGCGTAATCCGACGCAGAGTTGTTTTATTCCTCATAGTGCGATCAAGCCGACCGGAGATCGTTCCATCGGCATCTATCCACGAATCGCCGGGGATTTGTGGGCCGCAGAACCCGTCCCCCAGCAGCATCGGGATTCCCGACTCGTCTGGGACAATGGCGCATGGTATCTGTCGGTATCGTTCAGCGTGACCATGCACAAAACGACCGAGAACCAAGGTCGCATGGTCGCGCTGGACCCCGGCGTCCGAACCTTCCTGACCTTCTATTCGCCCGCGCTTGTCGGCAAGATCGGCGATCAGTCGCAGCAAAGGATTGTGCGGTTGTTGTTCCACCTGGATCGTCTGATGGGTCGGCGCGCCAAGGCGGACGGCCGTGGCAAGCGCCGGCTCACGCTGGGGATCAATCGGCTGCGCCGAAAGATCAACAACCTGATCGACGAGCTTCACTGGAAGTCGATCCGGTTCTTGCTCGACAACTTCGACGTGATCTGTATACCGGCCTTCTCGGCCAAGGAAATGTCCTGTCGTGCCAAGCGCCGGCTTCGCAAGAAGTCGGTGCGGAGCATGTTGGGATTGGCCCATTCTCGGTTCCGCATGCGGTTGATAGCCAAGGCGGATCAGGAGGGTAAGACGGTGCGGATCATCAACGAAGCCTACACGTCGAAGACCTGTAGCTGGTCGGGAGAGATCATCGCTAACCTTGGAGGTCGGCGGGTGATCAACGGTTCGGATGGCGTCTCGATGGATCGAGACATCAACGGCGCACGCGGGATCTACCTGCGTGCTTTGGGAGATACCCCCGCCGCATAGTGCGGTGCATGCCGCTATGATTTGGTAACAAAGAGTAGCGAGAAAGGTATCGGATGACGGGAACAACCATAACCGGGAGAATCGCGATGCCAACCACGTTCCGCACGATGGATATTTCTGATCTGGGCGATAACGCGAACGCGGTCGATCTGGCGGCGTTTCAACGCGCCTGCAAGATCCGCAATCACGTCGAAGATGAGGCAGATGAAGAGACGACGGCCTGGATGTGGGGAGATGGCGATTTCCTCAAGCGTGTCGCTCTGTACGTGACCTATGATGCGAATGAAGCTGAATACATGGCGGCTGAAGAGCAATCGCTTGCGGCCGGCTCGATTCTGGCCGACAACAGAGAACAACCATGACAAAACTACGCCTCATCAACGAGGCCATCACGCTTGCCGGTAGCACAGAAGCCCGGCTGTTCGGCACCGATAGCTATGCAGAGATCGCCGAAGCGCGAGCCCGCTGGGTCGCCTGGATCGACCGGCAACCGCCCGGGTATGAGGCGGATAGCTGGCAGGATTGCTTCAGGGATTGGAAGCGCTCAATGGAAAAACTGCGACCGGGTTAAATGCGGATGGATGGCGAGCGAATAACCATGTAGAGAACACGAAACAATCATCAGGAGATTCAGCCATGACACTTGGCCTCTATGGCGTCGGCGACAAGGTAAAGCTGCGATCCGGTGCCCTGGTCATCAGCAGCGAAATCTATGAGATCGTGGAGGTTCAGCAGAAGTCCGCCACCTGGGAGCCGACCTATTATGTGCTGGCCGGATCGGACGGGCAGGAGATGATTCGCCGTGGAACGCAGATCACGCTGGCGGACGGATCGCTTCTGAAGTATCACCGGTAAATATCCGTGGATGGGGAGCGAATAACCATACAGAGACAACCGACAACCATACGGAAAAAAGCCATGATCATCAACATCGACAATGAGGCTCAGCGCCTCCAGAAGCAAGACACCCATCCGAACTACTGCCCTTTCATCGTCATCATCCATCGCAGCAAGACCAGCCGCAACCCGCTGTTTGTCCGCCGCGAAACGCTTCAGATGGCAATGGCGTTCGTCGAAGAAGTAACCGGCCTGTCGGCGATTCGCTATGTCACGAACGGCCAGCCTGGACAACTCTACGCCTTCACGGGCAAGCATGAGGAAAGCTATGGCGATCCTCAATATCTGGTTGCGGGCGTGACTATCGGCCCGATGATGAGAGCGGAGTTGTGCGCCGGCTGCGGCGCGACGCTGCCGAATTCATGGACGCGCGACCCATACTCCTATGTCCATATCGGCGACAGGCATTATTGCCCGACCTGTCCGCCTCAGATCGGAGAATCGGTGGACGCGGTTAAATGCCGGCACGATGCCGACGAATAACACTACAGAGCAACCCGTCGCCCCAAAGGAGCCAACGCCATGCCGGAGCAACTGGAATCGCGCCTTGAGCAACTCAATGACTGGTGCGCCCGGACGAGCGGGCTTCCCGAGTTCGCCTACTGGCGCGAGCAGCGCATGAGCGCGTTACGGTCCATTGCCCTCTATCGCCCGCTGTCTGCTGTTGAATACATGAACCTGGGACACCAGTATCCGGAAGCCAAGAGGCTGGCCGGAGAGGAGAACTAACCATGGGCAATCACACTCCTGGACCGTGGATGCCTTACGAGGATGCCAAGTCCATCGGCATCTATATGCGGGACGATGATGGAAGTTGCGGACCGCAAGTCGCGCTGGTGCTGACGGAGAACCTGGAAACCGACACTTGCGATCAAGCCCGCGCCGATGCTGACCTGATCGCTGCCGCGCCGGACTTGCTGGCCGCGTGCATCGCCGTTGTCGAGACGGATGGCTATGTCGGCTCTGCGATTATGCGCAAGCGAATCGTCGCCATGAAAGAGGCTATCGCCAAAGCAAAGGGGGAACATTCGTGAGCAATAGTCATACTCCCGGCCCGTGGACCGTTGAATCAGCAACCTCCGAAGCGCTCCATGACATCGCGCTTGCCTATCAGATGCCGGAAGCAGAAAACCCAAAGCTGATCGCAACGGCCTACTGCGACCATGAAGACGTGAGCTACGCGGGACGAATCTCCTCCATCGAAGCAGAGGCGAACGCTCGCTTGATGGCGTTGGCACCGGAGATGCTCGCCGTTCTGGAGGAATGCGTATGCCTTGGAGCGCTTGACCTGCTTCGGGATGCGCCGGCTATCGCTGCGGCGCGGGCGATTGTGGCGAAGGCCAAAGGTAAATCCTAATCACCATTGAGGAGTCAGACCGATGAAGATTCAATATCCCCACACCGTTGAAGAACTGGCCGCTAACCCGTGGGAAGAGATCGCGGAATCCAGATACCATGCCATGCTTGGAGCCGTCCCGCCCTTACGCTGGCACGGCCAAGCCTTCGCGCTGGGTGAACTATTGTGCTCTCTGGACGATGGGCGGGAGGTGGCCTCCATGTTCGTCCAGGTCGGCGGACGCTTCTGGACGCGGCCCGATGTTCTGGCCGACTTCGACGAGAGGCGATACATGGCGGAAATCCTCCGGCAAGTGTCGGGATGCGTCGGCCATAATGCCAACGAAAAATAATAGTTGCTGGTCTAAATGTCCGGCGACAGGGAGCGAATAACACCATAGAGATCAACCAACCCTGTATCGGAGAAAGTCCCATGAGCAATCTTTTCGACGGCGCGGAGATCATCTCCCGCTACACCAGAGCGCAGGCCATCGAGGATGGCACGCTTGTTGATGTATCGGAGATGGCGCGCGAGGCCGGGTTCAAGTTCCCGATAGCGCTGACCAGCGCGGTTCACGCCCGCTACGTGACGGTGCCCGAAGGTGTCCAGTGCCAGGATGAGGCCGGGCGCTTGTGGGACATTCTTTGGATGTTGAAGTGCGCCATCGCGCGGAGCAAGGACGGCACCGATACGGTTCTGTACAGTCTCCATGTGCGGAACACGAATCGGCGCGGAACGCCGCCGCTGGTTCGGCTCAAGTCGATTTGTGGACCTGGCGACGATGCCGAGCCGGTTATTACCATCATGCTTCCCGATGAGGATTGATGACGGAGATTATTCGCTCGCGGTCTAAATGCCAACCGGCCGCGAGCGAATTACCTCTTGTCGCCCGACAGCAGAGGAATAGAACAATGACCGGCGAACAATATCGAACCGTTGTAGACTTCGAGACAACTCTTGTGATCGGCCAACCGGTTCGGGTTGTCTGGACGAATTGCGGAACCGGCTATGATGGCATCGGCACGGTCGCGAAGATCAACGGCAAATCGATCCGTGTCATGCTGAGCGAGAATGTGCCGACCGGCCAACCGGAATACCCCTATGCGGCCGGTCGGGAAATCATCGTCCCGAGAATCAAGGATTACAAGGGCTGGTCGTGCCGCAATCGCGTCGAGCCGGTCGGCGGCTATTGAGATTTTTCGCTGGCCGATCAAATCTCCCGGATCGGCCAGCGAATTACTCCATAGACAACCCACAACCTTCGCCCGGAGTTTCCTCCATGAAAGCCAATAAGTCCGCCGTCGTGATCCTGATTCCCGTTCTTGAAACCAAACTGTTCGGCTGGCCTGGCATGCTGCGCCTCACGCGCAAAGAGGCTGATGCCATGCGGCTCTATCATCTTGGCGGTCCGGGTGCCTGGAGAACCGCGACAGCAAAGGTCGCCTGCCGAACCATCGATTCCCTGACCGTCAAGGGCTTGCTCGACCGCAACGGCGCCACCGATCTGGGGAAGTATGTCGCGGAATCGTGCGCGGAGTTTATCCATCGGGAAACCGTCGGCGAAATCTCAATGGTGGATTAAATCTTACGAACCGGGCAGCGAATAACCAATTGAGATGATAACCACACCTTCGCCAAAAGGAATCCCGACCATGTCGAACCTCGCAACCTTCTTTGCCAGCGCGAGTCCGCTGACGCTGGCGAGTTTGATCCGCGATCTTCAGGGCGGACGAGAGATTGCGTTGTCGCAGATTGAGCTGCGCCGTCAGGCGTGGAGTAATCTGGTCGCGCTAGTCGGCCGGGAAGAGGCGGAAGCGATGGTCAAGAGGCTCTATCACGAACCAGAAGATTTCGCGCCAGAACCGGCCGCATCGCAACCGATCCCGGACGGCCTGATTGAGTGTTGCTTCTGCGATGCCACGATGCCCGGCGTGGAAGCCGCCATTGAGGCCGACTGGATACCGTCCTTCTGGGATCGCGGGCAGGAGATCAGCAACCCGGTCTGCCCGGTCTGTCAGACGGAGCATCTGCGCGAGGGACCGGACGGCGAGCCGGAAACGGTTCATCCGCTGTCGGAATCGTCCAGGATCGCTCAGGAACCCCGATCATGAGCCTTGACCTACTCCTTGCCAGTGCCGACGAACGCCTCACCAGAGGCCATGCCGATGAAGCAGAAGCCCTGTTGGCCGGATACCTGGACCATCCGGAGCGCTCTGCCTGGCATCTCTGGCGCGAGCAACTGGCCGAGAGGCTTGCTTACAGGATCGCGAGATACCGGGCCGCGCTGGCGGGCTAGGAAAAAATCTGCTGGCCGGTAAAATGTCCGGCGACAACCGACGAACTACTCTACAGACAGGCCAACCACTAACCCCGACGATGGAGATTCCACGATGCCAAGCTACACGGTCGAGATGAGAGACGAGTGCCAGGGCGGCGAGACGATCACGATTGAGGCGGATAGCCTCCAGGAGTGCCGGCAAGAAGCCAGCGACGAGACTGCTGAATGGGTTGCCGGCGGCTCCTGGGGCGACGATGGTGCCCGCATCGACGCATGGTACATCATCTCCGATGAGGACGGCGACGAACTGGACCGGGGAAGCGTCACGGTCGAGATCGAACCCGACCACGACGCGCTCATCAGTGCGGCCGGCGGTGATACGGAGTGCGACCACGACTGGACCAGCGAGGGCGAGGGCGGTTGCGACCAGAACCCGGGCGTCTGGTCAACCGGCGGAACCTCCATGACGTTTTGCTCTCACTGTCGTCTGTGCGGCCTTCACCGGACTGAGCACACCACGGGGAGCCAGCGCAACCCCGGCGAGCATGACACCGTGGAGTACCACCAGCCCGATAACTGGTGTGCGGAGTGCCAGTCGGAGGAATGCTCGTGCGAACCGGCCAGCGTGGAGGATGACTAACCATGAGCGAACCCGATCACTACACGGTGACCCGTCAGGGCAACGTCTGGGTTGCCTCTGACGGAACCAATCACGTCGAAGCAGAGAACCCAGAGGAAGCGCTATCGCTGCTGACTCTGGGCCAGATGGACGAAGAATACTTCGGTGAACCGGTCGAGGAATCGGTTGCTGGCATCCGCGCTGATGATCTGGTACAGAAGATCGGCGATGGGCTGGTGCGCATGGTGAGGTTAATGGCGCTGGGCGCGCCAGCGGAGATTGTCCGCAACGAGGTCAGGCTGATGGCGGACTGGATGGAGCAATGGCTCAACTGGAGAGAATCCAAGGGATGATCCTGGCGCGGGTTAAATGCCATTGATCGGCCAGCGAACAACATGGTAGAGACGGATCAAGGAACCAGTGATGGAGGCCAAGCAATGACGTTCAATGAATGGTGGGAAGCCTACCGTGCCAAGACCTGCCGGCCAGATGGTGAGTTGTTCCGCGAAGGCCATGAACGCATCGCCCGGCATCGCCGGGTAGCTCAAGACGCCTGGTATGCCGCCATCGACCAGAGCATCAATCAACAGCAGCGCGACGAGGCCAGCCGGCGCGACCAGCGAGCCGAACCGGGGAGGCAGCAACCATGAGCATCGAATACGGCCTATTCAACGATGAGGGACTTGTCGAGGGCGGCTTCTACGACCGGGAGCTTGCCCGCATGGCAATCGACACGCACTATGATCCAGAGGACGGCCTGACCATCGAGGAAATCTGTCCAGACCATCCGGAACATGCTCGGCATGGCTGCGATGAATGCCGGGCGGAAGAGGAAGCGGAAGACGAATACGATATTGTGGACGACGGCAAGTCCCATTGAGGAACCACGATGATGACCAGAGAGCAACTCCAGAAGAAGCATAACGTCAACATCATCCGCACCGGCTATGGCCGGCATGACCGCAAGTACCACGCCTTTCTGGGTGGCAACGGAACCGGCGAGCCTGTCGTCGATCTGGCGAAGGCCGATACGCTGGGTGGACTGGATCGAAAGTTGGCCAAGCTATTCCCGAAAAAACCATCATGAGGAACCCCACCCATGTACGTCCTGGAATGCCTTGGCCTGTTAATCCGCTCTGGTGGATTCACCCATGACATCGCGGAGGCCAAGCGCTACGCGACCCAGCGGGCCGCGCGGCGGGATTGTGTCCGTGGCTGGGTGATCCGGCGCGTGAGCGATTTCGAGAGAAAACAACAGACCGATTAAATGTCCGCCGACAACCGGCGAACAACCTGTCAGAGAGCAATCAACAAACCCCGCTGACAGGAGATTCACCAATGTCAAAAGTCACAATCGAGTATTTTGGCATGTCGGGCGAAGGCCGGACCGTCACGGAGGCCAAGCGCGATGCCGGCAGCAAGATCGAATCAGCGCTGAAAGGCCACTACACGCCGACCATCATCAGCTGGCGCGGCTGGTCGATGCTGATCTACCGGGAGCCGTCCGGCTGGCACTATCGCGGTATCGTGAGTCCGGAACACGGTGTCACGGAAGGCAAGGTATGGGGCAATGGCGCCTATGACGCGGAAGAGGACGCCTTGCGGGCGGCGCGGCATCACATGGCACAAAACGGCATGGATTGGACGACCGACACGCCAGAGGACTGCCCGGCCTTCCTGACGAAACGGGAAGAGCGCTCCGAATGGATCAGCTATCTGGCGACCGGCAAGCGCTTCGGGGTTGCTCGCGATCTGGGATACAGTCGCGACCAGTAACATTCCTACGCGCTTCGCAACCCAGCGACTCCGGAACTGATCGCGCGGATTGATGCTGGCATTCGTGCCGATGAGACGACGCTGGCTCTGGTCTAATCTCAACAAAATCCATCCGGCGCTTAAATGGTGCCGGATGGATGGCGAATTACCTATTGTGATGAGACGAGCAAACAACCTCCAAGGAATCCAGCCGATGAAGACCATGAAGGAAACGATCCACAAGACTGAGCCGCGCGTCCGTTTCAATTGGGGCTACCACGATGCGGCCAAGACGGCCCGCGAGGGCTGTGACAACGCGGAGTACAACTTCGGCTTCGCTCACGGCACCATGACGCTAACCTGTCCGGAAGACGTGTCGGCGCAACACTTCGATTCCGTCTACGCAACCGGCTGGAGTATGGGCTACCTGGAAGCCCTGGCGATCCAGATGGGCGCACAGGGCAACACGGACAGTAGCGAGGATGCCTGGCAGGCCGCGCTGGCCGGCGAGCGCGTAACAACCACGAATCGCCCCCATCCCCAGACCGAGGACCACCACATGAACGCAGCCATCTTGAGCAAGCTGGACGAAATCACCACCATGTTTGCCAGCATGTCAACGATTCCGCTATCGGCCATCGGCCGGTTAACGGCTCTGCTGGAATCGGCGCCGGATAAAGCCTTGCTGGGAATCATTGGCCCGGGTCGGAATTGTCTGCTGGCAATCCTGAGCATCAATCAACAATTGGCCGCGCCAGGCATGGGAGGGAATGACGATGGATGACCTGGAATTGCTGGCCGTCGCTCGCAAGGCGAACACGGCGAAGATCGCAACATCGGTTCTCGGCTCTGGATCGGTCGAACTGACCTGCAATTGCCGCAAGGCGATCATCAGCCATTACGATGGTTGCTTTCACGTCTGGGTCGGCTATATGAGCCCGAGCGATCCGAGCGACCAGGACAGCCCGGCAATGTGGTTCCGAGGATGCCGGACGTGCAGCGCGGCGTACCGAACCTACAGCGGTGCCAGGCGGGCAGCGGAAAAGTTCCTGCGCGATTGATGGAAAAAACAATGGTTCCGATTAAATGCCGGGACCGCTCCGGCGAATACTCTTGTGTAAGGCCAATCACAACCACAAGAGGGCAATCACCATGATCGGACGCGAATTCCTGACCGCCGGCAACGCGATCTTCACCGTGGAACCCGCCTCAAACTACATTGAGGCCAATCTCCGGCGTGACGTGGAGGTGAAACCTCACTACACGTTCAGAATCCAGCACAAACCGGCCCAGAACGGCTATCGCGAGAACTGGTTCGTCTCGCTGTTGGTCGGCCCCCAGAACACGAAGGATTACGCCTACGTCGGCCTTCTGGATGCCAAGACGGGCCAGCTTGTCCTGACGCGCAAGAGCCCACACGACGAGAGCCAGCCCATTGTAATCCTCAAGCGTATCCTGGCCTGCCTGATGGCCGGAGAAGGCCACAAGATCGAGGCAGCTGGCTGGAAGGTCCACCATGAGGGACGATGCGGAAAATGCGGCAGAACGCTCACGGTGCCTAGCTCGATCGAGAGCGGATTCGGCGAAGATTGCTTGCAGTCAATGGGCCTTGCGGCATAATGACGGCAAGCCTATGATTATCAAGTCGCCCAGACTGTGAATCTCATCATGACGCAACAAGCGTTCGGATCGGCTCTCAAGCGATTGCGGGAAAGCCGCGACCTGACGCAATCCGGGCTTGCAAGTCTGGCAATGATCTCCCTCCGGTCATTGCGGGCATACGAGCAGGGCACGCGATCGCCACCATTGGCGATTGTGCATCGCCTGTGCTCGATCATGTCGGCCAGCGTCGATTCTTTGCTTGCAGATGACTCGAAATGATGCGGCCTACCATGCTTGCATGCTAACACTCTGCGTGATACCATACGATGAAGAGATTCACCGTCTGGCATTTTTCGGAGTGTATCATGAGCGATGAGATTCCTACCCAAAAACTATTGTTCCCGCCGCATCCGGTTTTTCCTCCTCTTGGCCGAGAACCCGCCGCCAATCCGTGCCCGAAATGTGGACGGGAGAAGTGGCGGAAATCGCTGATGTGCCGGGCATGCGCGACGGAGAAGAATCGTTGCGATTGCGGCAACTACAAATTCGTGATGAAGCAGTTTTGCCGCGCCTGCTCCAGCAGTCTTAAGACGAAAAGCCTTTGTGGGTGCGGCGGTTTGAAGGATCAGCGCTCGGTTCAGTGTCGAGCCTGTCGCGACATTGAACCGAGCGAGAAGATTTGTCGCGGATGCAATACTCTTTATCCGATTGACGCCTATGGTTGGCGTCCTGGTTCGCACGGAAAGTCAAAGAGACGGTCTCGCTGCAAAGAGTGCGATTGTGCGGCTGCAAAACTGGATCGCGAGACATCGCCGATTGAGCGCGTGAAGGAGCGATCAAGGAAGAAGAAGGAATACAACAAGCGGAATCCTGATCGCGCCAAGCGTTGGGCATTGCGGTCAGGCTGGAAAGCCAAGGGTATCGACCCGGATGAAGTTGAGCGCTTTATCGAGAGGAACGGCCGGCATAAATGTCAGATTTGCGGCGCGCCGCCTGGCAAGCGGGCTCTTGCCGTCGATCATGACCATCAGACCGGCGAGCTTCGCGGCATTCTTTGCACACCATGCAATCAGGCTATTGGCCATTTTCGCGATAATCCCGCTCTCTTGCGAATGGCTATCCGATACCTTCAAGGCAAGATGCGGAAATAGTCGGCCCCGATTGCTGGGCCATGATGGGAGGAGGTGCCAGCCGCAACGCGACGGCGGAACGCCTCCTGGCGGATGCGATGGCGGCATGACGAGAAGAAAATCCGGAGGTGGATTAAATCCCGCCTCCGGTCCGGCGAATAACATTACAGAGATCCAAGACCAGTCCCGGCCGCGTGCCGGCGACACAAAGAGGAGATCGAGACGATGACAGGTTTCTCGACGAGCCAGCTTGAGCGGCTGGCCAAAATGGGCAGCCGCTGTGATGGCCTGACCGTGGTGATTGCCTGCGGCGGCCAATCCGGCGATTACTGCTGCGGCGGAACTCACCGCGCGAAGTACGTGATTGAGCTTCCAACATGTGGCGAGGACGATTACGACCCTCGCGGGCATTCGGGGGTGCATCTGATCCCCGTAGGGGCGGGTGACGGCCATACGGCTGATTCCAGACTGCCAGAGGACGACTATCGCTATACGCACGGTGGCTGCGTCTTCGTGAGTGCTGTAGATGCGGCCAAGGAGCTAGCATCGGCGCTAGGATTCCCCCGCTAACCACCATTCGCCCACTGTCGCCCCTCTGGAGGATCTGAGCAGATGCGAGCTAGGCGAGCTATGCGGATCGAATACCATAGCGGCACTGATAATCTGGGCCGGTGTTGCTTCACAAAATTTTGGATTTCTGACTATCACCCGGGCGATCCGGCGGGAGAGCACCGGATGGCCGAACGAGGCCAGGTTTTCTACGCGGACCCGTTAACTCACGGCTTCGCAAGGCCGTCGCCACTGGAGGATTGCAGAGATGGCGATTAACCAGAGCGTCTTTGAATGGTGCGATGCTCGCGGTCCGAGCGGGTTTCGTGGCAATGGTCATCGTTGCCCGCATTCGTGGGAAGAATGCCAGGACGGATCGATTCCCGGCAGCGAGCCGTGCCGGCCATGCTGGCGAACACTCGTGGGTGAATCACCCGCTCCCGGGCCTGCAACGGAACATTTTTGGCTAATTCCACCCACCCATTCGCCTCTGGAGTACCCCGACGATGCCCGACCTACCACGAATCACGGCAACCGAACTGCTGGACGCCATACGCGAGGGCGTCATCCAATCGCTCCCCGCTGTCTCATCCGCCGACCTGCTCGAAGCCATCCGCCACGGTATCCGTGACGCGATCGCGGACGCACTCGGAAGCCGGCAAGAATTCCGCCGCGCTGAAGTTTTTGAGGCCATCCGCCAGGGCACGCGCGATGCCATCCGTGGGGAGGCCAAGCCGTGAAAGACGTGCTCGATACCCTGATCAGTTCAGGACACCGCGTCGAACAGGCACGCATCACTGCCGTCGGTCTGTCGATCACCGATGGTTGGATCGTTTGCACCATCGCACACGCGCCGGATGGAAGCAGGTTCAACATTGCCATTTGTTGCCAGTCGATCGTTCGCCGGATGAAGCATCCTTTTTTGGTCAATATCCCGTGCTGGATCGTTCGGCATCCTTCGGAATGGCGTCTGGTTCCGGCATGCTGGTCTGCCGTGCTGGACGCTATTTCGCGTGAACTGGATCGGATGGAGTCCGGCACGTGAAAGAATCCCTCGATTATTGGACGGCCAACGGCGGCGAGGCACGGCCTGGCGTTATCACGTCCCTGGAAATGGTCGTCGATACTCGTCACGATCCGGCCGGACTTCATCTTCGTATCAGCTATCGCTCACACGATGGCACGGCCGAAGGCACCCTGACGATTCCGTATTGCCGCTACGCGCGATTTGTCGCTGAATCTTCGTTCGTGCATCGCTGGATCGCATCTGGCGTTCCCTGCTGGCTAGTTCTTTCTGAAGGGTATCTCCAGTGGACATTGCTCTATGAATCTTTTATGAGCGTGATCGAGACGCTTCGCGCTATGTGGTGCAAGGCAGAACTGGATCTGAAGGAGAAGGAACGTGGATGAGATTCTATAGGTCGCGATTGATTATGCAGAGGTCCGCCAGGATGCAACCGCCTGCGTGCCGGAAGATGTTGCCGTTAGGTTGCTTGCGCGATTTGATGCGGCGCGGGATCGGCTCGTTTCGCTCGTGGAAGCCTACGCGGAGAAGAATAATTCTCAGAATTGAGAATGGATTCTCGGAAGTGGGAAAAATGGAAAGCATGTAGGAATTTGCGGGCGCTTGGAATTTTCTCATGTCAAGGCTAGTTCATGATGTTCCGGCATGCTTGTTTGAATCAGACGGAGTAGGTCAAGGGAGCGCGGATCGGTCCGAGGCATGATGTCCTTGACGAGTTTCCGGCGACGGTTGATTTCGGCCGTGAGGCGTTCGCATGCCTGATCGTTGACGAGACGGCCTTTGACGAGCGAGTCGAGATATTCGCCGGGTATCAGTGGCAACGGAGTGTAGGCCCAGATGCCGGACGTGAGGTAGGGATGGGCGCCTTTGGACGATACAAGACGATTCCGCTTGCTTGACGGGCGTGGCTTTGCTGGTGCTTTCTTTGGTGATTGCTTCTTTGCTGGCATGGGAGCCGGCACCTTACCGGCTGGCCGGTGCTTCCTGGCACAGAGTCGGCAATAGGTCTGTCCCGCTTTGGCGTTGTTCCGGCATCCGTTGGCCTGGCACCAGTTCACGGCGTGCATGCTTCTTCCTCTAGGGAGGCCAACACAAGGGGCATCGACCCATTGGACCTAATAGCGTAGGCGTAGGCGTAGGCGTAGGCGTAGGCGTAGGCGTAGGCCATCTATTCCCCGGAGGTATTACCTCCTTTGAGGGTGCAATTGTACAGGTTGGGTACTGAAACCTCGCACGCATGGATCAACCGGTCAGATCATCGCCCGTCCTGCTGGCGGTTGCACCGGGATTGCGTCGCAGCTTTCAATCGTTTCCTTCACGGTCGCCCTTCGTGATCTGACCGGGCTAGATCCGGTCAGAACTGCGCTGGTCTGCCTCACGTTGCTGGAAGGGTTATGGCTTGGCTGCTGTGCATGGGCCATACGCTTCGATCGGCATTCCCCGCGAGTGTCCGGTTTTACGACCCCTGACAGAAACTCATGTCGGCTCGGAGGGTACTTGTTCTCCGCTCTATACTTCCGTTGCTCCCCGATACCTACGGCCAGTCGGTGGATTAGATCGCCTGGCTGTCAGTATCTAGCGGCTGTTCTTTGGTCAGCGGTTGCCGCATCGCTGATTTGGTTGACTAGGTTGTTTGTCTGGATTGGGGTTGACGGCTGCGAAGTGGCTTGCTAAAGTGGCCTTCGCTGTTCGGCCGGCAACACCGTACAGACTTCCCGGGTGGAGTTGTGACCAGCTCGGGACATTTCAGCTAGGGCCAATCGGCTCTAGCTGATCTGCTTTCTACCCCATCTCTCCCCAATCGGTCAAACCGGCGCGCATGGAATCTCCCGAATTCCTTGCCAGCGAATCAAATCCCGGCTTTCGGCCAGCGAATTACCTAGTAGAAGTAACCACAACCATCACGGGAGACAGGCATGAGTATCAACTATCGCAGTGCGGGCGTGTACAGCGTATCGGTGTACGGTAGATTCATCGGGCTGGTAACTGATCTGGCCGCATGCGACCCGAAGCATGCTGGGCCGCGCTGGCAAGCAACCACGCCATACGGCGCGAAACTTTATGCTGTGAACACAAGGGAGAGTGCGGCCGACATGCTGAAGGATCAGTATTGAGAAACGGGAGGAAAATCCCGGCGCGGTTCAAATAAGGCCGCGCCGGCAGCGAATAACCTAGTAGAGAACACAACCGCCCCGGAGAACCACCCATGCTGACCACCCTGGCAAACGCGATTCGCTGGTATGGCCCGCTCCTCACGCTCTCGCTGGTAACACCGCGCCTGAGCGTTACGCTCGCTCCGGCGAAGCGCTGGTCATGCGGTTGGCTGGACGAGGCCGGCATGCTGGTCGTGTGCTGGGCGTTCATCACGCTGGAGATAGAACACGGGAGAAAAGACTCATGACCACCATCACAGGCTACATCGCCCGCATCCGCAATGCCAAGAAGCAAGCCTACGCGGTCCGTTACGCGGCCTGGCTTGCGGTCGGTGGAGACGACAGCGGTAGCAACCCGCCGGACCGTGGCAAGCTATCCGTGATGGCCGCGCAGGCGGTCAGGATGGAACTGTGCGAGTTGTTTCTTGCGGCCGGTCAAGAGGCCGGAGGGCGGAATCTTTTCGAGAAAAAGTGAGCGGCGGTTCAAATGTCGGTAGACAGCCAACGAAGTATACTATAGATGAGACAGACACAACCACACGGGAGAGAAACCATGCCGGCAACCAGCACCCGAACCATGACAGACGCCCAGATGAACTGGAATCTCAAGCGTGGCTTCGCCTGGCCGGAACCCTGCGAGTCCAATCCGCTCGGGCTGGTGAGCGAATGGGAATGGTTCCAACCGCTCTGGACCCGCGACGGCTGCTGGACCTGGGATGCTGGCCGGCAGTTATATGAAATGCATTGATGGAGGAAATTCTTCGCCCGGCGGTTAAATCCGCCGGTCCGGCCGGCGAATAACCATACAGAGACACAACCACAACCCCGCAAGAGGAATCGCAATGGCCACCACAATCCAGATTCAGGTTCCCGACACGACCCTGTTGACCGCCGACAATGGCCGGCCTGGCGGCGACTACCCGGCACAGATCACGCTCGGAGAGCTGAAGGCACTGGCTCGGCGCCGGCTCGGGAACGCCTACGCGGGCGTCTACATCGCTCACTACGGCAGCGGAAGCCAGGTCGAGGTACGCAAGAACGTCAACGGTTATCACGGACGCCGGCAGGCACGCATCGCCTGCTATCCGCTGCCAGAAGAGTTCCGCCGGCAGTATGAAGAGGCCAAGGCGGCGCGATGATGGCGGAAATAATCCTGGTGCCGATCTAAATATCGGGTCGGCACCAGCGAATAACACTGTAGACAGAACCGATGGAACCACTTGTGGAGATTCAGATGACACAAGCAACCGTGGATTTTCAGATCAAGCAACTGATCGACCTGGCGAGCACATGGGAGGCCAAGCGCGACGCTGAGGAATACGAATCGCGTCTCTATTGGCTCTACCATGACCGTGCCGTTGCGATGCATGAGGCCGCACGAAGCCTGATGCCGGCTGGCTCGTGAGCGTCAATCACAATGCCGGCCGCAACGTTGCGGCCGGTTGGCACAATCTCAACCCAAGAGTCCCCCATGCCGACCCTGCACAACAGCCACGGCACCAGCGTGGTAGCGATCACGAAAGATTTCTCGATTTCGTTCAAAGGAGCCGGCGCGAGCGACGAAATACTCTCTGGAGAGACGAGCAACCCCAACGGAGAACGAACCATGTCCGACAACCTCTTGACCTATCTGTGGATGCAGCACAACTTCATCGGCCACAATCAAGCGTGGATTGATGAGCTTGACGCTCTGTGGGCCGTGTTGACGCCCGCAGAGCAGGAGATGGCGTGGCACATGGCGTAGGATAGTTAATGTGTCTGCTGCACGGTGCGGCAGGCTATCATCGGCCCAGAGAGGAATCATGCTCAAGAAACTGATTGTCGTCTGGTATATCGGCATGGCAGTTGTTCTGGTGATTGCCATGCTGCTGGGGCTGTTGTTCGCTGCGTTTGGAGCATCAATGCGCGACGTGGAAGGCGACGACGAGCCGAACGTGAGGCGCTCAGGTGAGGCCATCGCCGGCGCAAGAACCGCCCACGAAAGCGAGGCAAACAGATGAGCGACCTGTATGTCACTGGCTTCCAGTGTCCGTTCTGCCCGGCCGACGCCCAGGTGCCGTGCCCGCACTTCCTGGGCTGGACAGACGACGGCCGGCACGTTACAGAACGACCGCGCGGCAAGCGTGACCTGGCAGCGGAGCCGATCCGGGAGACGGATCGTATCGTGATGACCGGCGTATCGGCACGGGTTTATCGGCCAGCGTGAAGGAGAATCCAATCATGACAACTCCCTATCGAGCCAGCTGCGACATCTGCGGTCTTGACAGCGATGAGCTTTACGAGAGTGACGATGGTGCCCGTGTCTGCCGTGATTGTCTGGATTCTCCCGTGCCGGAAGACAAGACGATGGAACTTCGCTTGCTCGGTGTCGCGCTTGTGGCTCTCTTGCTCTTTTGGTTGTTCATTTTGCCTTGAAAAATAATCGGTGCCGGGTTAAATGCCGGGACGTGAGCAGCGAATAACGATGGACGGGATGAAAGCAAACCACAAGGGAGCCTCGATCATGACCGCCAAGAACCTCGCCGCTTGCCTATCCGCTGCCGGAATCGCTGTGTTGAGCCATTCGGAACGCGATGATGCGGCGGATGCCGGCGTGTTCCTCAGCGGCAATCGCGATGTGCAGATTGCTGGCCGGCGACTGATTCTCAATCAGTGGGTCGAGGAGGATGAGGCGTCCTGGGAGCTGGGAGAGTTTCGTAGCGTGGCGGAGTTGATCGGCCATCTGAAGGGGAGTAACCGATGAACGCAGTCTATCAGGGCACCATGAACAAGCAGCTTGTCCGGTTCGCCGATGGCACGCACGGCAACTATCCGGTGTTCGCCTATATGGGCGCGGCCATGAAGGGAGATCCGACGGCGTATGTCTATCGCGCCGGCCGGCTGGTGTGGGTGAAGCCCGGGGAATCGGTGGCATGGGTGGAGGCGTGAATGGGAGGAACGTATCATGTGGGTGATCTACGGCCGTCGCGATGGCTGTGCCGCATGGGTGAAGCAAGCGCCCGAGGCATGCTTCCTCATGACCTGGACGGCGAACATCAGGGAAGCCCGGAGGTTCGAGACGGAGGCCGAGGCGACGGCCGCGCTGGCAAGCGTGCCGACGCGCTTCTATCCGCTGGTCATGAAGGTAGACGAACAACCCGGAGACTACTAATGGCCAACAAGCTCTCTCCCTCCATGTTGCGAGCGCTGGTGAACGTCTTCAAGGGACGATCGATCAGTTACCATTGCCGGAGTCAAAGCGACTATGGCGGGCTGGACGGCACCGTGCGGGCGCTGGTCAAGCGCGGGTTGCTGACGTGGGAGCATGAACTGACGGAGGCCGGCAAGGAGGCAGTGCGGAAATTTTCCGAGAGTGGTTAAATATCCACGGTTGGCCGGCGAATTACATGGTAGATCCATCCCCAAAGGAGCCACGATGACCACTGCCAGCCAATCCATCCAGGCCGAAGCCAGCCAACTCGTCACGGTTCGCATCCTTGGCGCCGTCGAGGCCGGCGATTGGGCCGCGCTGGCTCGCCTGACGGAACGCCTTGGCGAATTGGCCGCGCGAGGACTTTATCACCAGAGCCTTGAGCGCGCCCGCACGATGGCTGGTTTTGCGATGGCTGCTCATCAGGAAACCGAGCCAAGGTAACAGCAAACCCGGACAGATCGGCCGCCCCGCCGTTAATAGTCCATGTCGCCTGCAACCCAGAGGGAAAGCCCTATGAAAATCATTCGTGGCCTGAGCCATTGCGACCATGTTTCTGAGGCGTTGCTTGCCTATGTGGAGAGCAGGTTCCGCGACCGTCAAGGCTTCTTCGTCGAGTGCATCATGCTGCCGCCCGATTTGGCCGTCGGCCTGACGAGTGCTCTCTATGGGCCGATGTGCGGCGATCCGCCCGTGACGGATGACATGGTGTATTACGCCTGCCTGATCGGCAGGGAACGGCCGTCGCGCCTGATCGACCTCGAACCGAGGCCGACGAACCTGCTCACCGTGATTGCCGTGCCGCACGAGGAGCACGCCTGCATTCTCCATACGGTGTTCGGCGGGCATGCCAGTCCGAAAGAGGTCAACGACCCATCGTTGGCGCTGGCAACGCCAGCAGATCGGGAACGCAGCGCGGAATTCTGGGCCGCGCATGCTCTGGCGCGGCCGATCCAGCAACCGTGCCGCTACTGTCGTGGCGATGAGGCGGCCCATGCTTGCGAGTGCGTCTAATGGAGGCCAGGCTATGGACCGATACTATGTCTGGCGGGAATTTCCCGAGGGACGGATTTGGTACGCCGGCAAGGATTACGAGGGCGAGCCGATGTGGAGTCGCGATCAAGGCCGGCGCGTCGCCGTTGATCGCGACCTGGCGCGGCAGCTTGCCGGGCAATACCGTGTCGAAGTGGAGGAGATACCTTCACCGTTCACCTGTTCGCGATGCGGCAGCCATGACTATTCTCTGCTGTCTCTCATGGTGCCGAAGTGCGGAAAGTGTGGGCACTGGTGTTGAGGAAATTCGCTGGCTGATCAAATGGAGACTCCCGGCCAGCGAACTACTCTACAGAGGCCAAGACCAGCAACCAGAGGAGCAAATCATGTCTCTCGGAATCGGCGGACAGCGTAGCATCGCGGCGGACGCCCAGGCGCGCGATGACGGAACAGATCGGCCAAGCGGCAATGCGGCCGGACAGGCCTAGCGCGATGCAAAAGCGCAGGCCGACCTGGACGCCAGCATCGCGGCCTATCAGGAGGCCAAGCGAGCCAAGGTGGAGCGCTTCGAGGTGCTGCCACGGCTGGCAGGAAGCAGATGGAAACAAGTTGAGACGTTCACGGAAGACGAGTGCGGGCGAGTCAAGGCGAAGTGGCTTGCCGTCGCGGACTTCGTGGAAAAGTTTCCCGAGGCGCGGCTGACCGTGGACCATCGCAACCGTCCGGCCGTACTTGGATCTGCTGATGGGGTTGCGTTGCTGGCGAGATGAAAAAACAACCATCGCCCAAAGATTCGCTCGTGAGCAGCGAATAACTAAGGTAGGAGCAATCGCCCGGAGGAAACAAACGGTCGCATCATGCCCATGCGTGGATGGGTGGGAACCCGCAAGGTTCCCGCCGGCTAAAAGCGGAATCGCATCCGCGCCAGCCGGCTAGGTGAGGGTAGAGTAACGGTCGGCCAGAGAGGCTTGCGATGCCTCTCGCAACCCCCCAGGGGCACCTGGGGGCACGAAGGCTGGCCGTGATGGTAACCTGAGCTGAGGGGTTCGACGCCCCGTGCGATCTCCAAATCATGAGCGACTGGCAGAGGAAGGGCGAACCGCCTATCGCGGTTCTCCTGGGCGATGGCCGCCTGCCACGGCCGAAGCGTCTGGGTTTATCCGCTGACTCTAAGTGAGCGGATGCGGGTTCGACCCCCGCCGGCTTGTTTTTCTTTTTCGTGTCAAGAACGGTGTCCAGCCCGCGTGGCTTTGCAACGGAATATGCCAAAATCAACATATTCCGTTGCGCCGCAACAAGTTCCGTTTCAACCGACATAGATCACATTCCCGAACGACGGGGGCGGCGGCGGGTCCGGCTTTTTCGGCGCGGGCAACGCCAGCCGCGCCGGCAACGCAGCCTCCCCATCGCCAGCGACCAGCTTAACCGATTGCCCGTCCGTCCAGAAGATCGGCTCGATGCCGAGTTCGCATTGCTCCTGAATCAGACAGCAGAGATTATGGCAGACGAACTTGCACAGTGCCTCGTTCGTCATTGCGACTTCGCCCTTACTGCGAACGTGGTCCCCGAACTTTCGCTTGACCATGCTGAAGGTGGATTCGACGTTGGAGCGAAGGTGGTAGTGCTTCAGGAAGTCGTCCTTGCGGAACTGGAAATAGTGGAACATCTTCTCGAACATGCCGCCCACGCCACCCGTTGCGTCCTTCTTGAAGGCCATGAAGCCAGTCCCGCCACACTCCGCGACCGCCTCGAAGTTGTCCAGGCTCGCATATGCCTTGTCCGCGCTGACTTCCCCGATCGTGAAACCCTTGCGGGTGTCCTTCAAGAGAGGGATGAACTGCGGAGAGTCTCCCGCGTCCTTGTCCAGGATGCGAACAGCCGTCACGATGTTGGTCTTGACCCCGCACATGATATGCGTCTTGACCCAGGCGTGTTTCTGCCGGGTGACGCCGTACTTCTCGTCATACCAGCGCATGAACTTGTTGGTCGAGAAACCGCTGCTGTCGATGCTGAACTTCGTCTCGACGATGCGGAGCGGCAAGCTGCTCTGGTAGATCAGGCTCTTGAGCAGCGGCGTGAAGGCCGCGTTCTCCATGAAGGCACACACCTTCACGCCAGGGATCTCCTTGCTGACGTACCCGCGTGCGTGCGCCTCCCGGAGGTCGCTGGAGAAGCGCCGACTGCTCAGCGTGCAATAGACCTTGAACACCATCGCGAAGATGCAATCCTTGACCAGATGCGGCTTGCGGCCCATGCCGTCGTGCGCCGGCTCCTCGATTCCCCGGCAAAGGTCGCGCAGGAGTTCCTGAAGACGGTCTTTCTCGATGCTCTGCGCGAGATTGTAGGCAGGCCAGTCCTGGCGGTATGTTACCTTCTCGGTGAAGGTCATGCTCTTCGTGTCGGTTATCGTGCCGTCGCTGTTTACCTCGCGCTTGAGGGTGAATTCCACGGCGTAGATATGCTTGCACTTGTGCCCCGCCTCATGGTCCGGGCAAGTGCAGGTCTGCTTCTTGACATCGACCGTGTAGATGCGCTCGCCGGACTGCGAGGGGACAAGCCAACCTTCGGGAGTGGGGTTGAGTTTGCAGACCGCCGCGATGACCAGTCCGCGCTCTTCGCGTGCATTCATGATAGGCTCCTGTTGCTGGTGTTTTCTTAACGTCTCTTAACGCGGCCTACATTGTACAGAGTCGTTAAGAAACGTACAGGTTGGTAGGTTGGATTTCTCAGGAGTTTTTTCTTGACAGCGCTTGACATTCCTTTACACTGCTGGCATGAGCAAGCCAAAGGAGCGTCCGCAATCCGACGCCAAAATCGTGATCTACACGAGGATTGATCCTGTTACCGTAGCCGCGCTGGACGCGATCCGCGAGGGGATGCGGCCGAAACCGACGCGGGCGCAGCTGATAGACGCGGCATTGGCGGAATATGTGGAACGGCATCGTGACGACTATGCCGAAAAACGGGGAAATGACAAATGAGCGAAGAGTTGCTTCAGACCATCCCGTTCCAGCTTGGCAAGTACACCTACTACAGGCTGGGCAGCACCACCCTCGGGCAACTCAAGGACGCCGGAATCATTCCCAAAAAGGATTACTCGAAGATTGAGGCCAAGAAGCCCGATGGCCTGGTCGTCCATCACGGCAAGATTAAGGCGGTTGTCGAGTACAAGCAGCCGAAGGAACTCGGCTCGGAGAAGGCGATACAGAAGGCGATCACTCAAGAAATCGACGTTGCCCGCGCGCTGTCGAAGATTTTCATCGTGACGGATTCCACGAAGACGTTCTGGATCAACGCCATGAACGGCGAGCGTATTCGGGACATCAGTGGCAACGAGTTGCGGACAGTCTTTCATGCCTTCGGTGTGAAGAACGCGACGGCGCTTGAGCACCTGCTTGACGAAGTAGACGCCTCGATCACAGCGACGAATTCCACCGTTCGGCAACCGAAACTTATCGACCCGATGCCGCTGGCGACCCGGCTATGGCAAACGATCTGGGTGGCGACCGGGAAATCTCCCGTCAAGTGCCTGTACAACGTGGTCGAGTTGTTCATCTTCAAGTTTCTGAGCGACTTGAAGGTTCTGCCAGAAGACATCGCGTTCAACCGCATTCGCCAGAAGGCGGTGGCGGACCCCGAAGATGCCCTTGATTTTTATGCGCGGAACTCGCGGGAGAGGATCTATAAACTCTTCCCTCCGGCACAAGACGGCACGACTATCATAAACGGGACCATTTTTGTCGCCGAGAACGGCGAGGCGAATCTCTCTCAAGCCGTCTTGTTCCGCCGCTCGCTGGAGCACCTTCATAAGTACGCCGAAGAGTTCGGCGGGCTGACGAAGATCGACAAGCAGTTCAAAACGAGGATTTACGAGAGTTTTCTTAACCAAGAAGTTGAGGCATTGGGGCAGTATTTCACGCCTCGCAAGGTCATCCAGTCGATTATTCGCATGGCCGGTATCGATCTTCCGACATTCCAGTACGCCGGCAAGCGGATCTGCGATCCCTATTGCGGGGTTGGTGGCTTCCCGCTCGAAATACTCAACATGAATGAGAGTATGCACGCCTGCTATAAGCCCGGTAATCGTGGCGTGATTTCTCCGCCTTTCGTCTTGAACGGATTCGACAAGGGGTTTGAGAGAGATGAGGAGCGGACCATAATCCTCGCCAAGGCGAACATGCTGATCTATCTGGCAGAACTCCTCTTCGCCAACCCACAATGCTCCCAGGAATTCGCGCGGGCATTCAACGAGACGTTCACCCTCTTCAAGGACAACCTCGGGACCTTCGGGCATATCATCAAGGACGAAGAACAGAAGTACGATCTGATTTTGAGCAACCCGCCCTATGTCACCCGTGGGTCGAGCATCATCAAGGAGGAGATCAAGCGATCCGCACGCACGATGAACGAATACCCGATCAACGCGCTGGGGCTTGAGGGGTTGTCTGTTGAGTGGATCATCAAGTCTCTCAAACAGGGAGGCCGCGCGTTTATCATCGTTCCTGACGGCATCCTCGGACGGGTCGGCGGGAAGAAGCTGCGGAACCACATGCTCCGAGAGTGCTACCTTGACGCCATCATTACCCTTCCACTCAAGACCTTCTACGCCAATAACGAGCATACCTATATCCTTGCATTGACCAAGAAGCAGGATGCTGCCGACGTTCAGACTCGGCCGGTTTTCACCTACCTAATCACGAACATCGGCGAGCGATTGAGGAGTGTAAAGAGAGAGGACATAGAAGAAGACGACTTGCCCGAGATGGAAGGGCGGTACAAGATTTTTTCCGCAGTCGGCGCGGCTGCCAAGGAATTGCTTGAAAGCGGGACGGGACGATGCAAGATTCAAGACATCCAGCGATTTCGAGATGAAGATCATTGGGTCGTTGATCGCTGGTGGACCCGCGCTGAGCGGATCGCTGCCGGCGCGGAAGAGTCTGCCGAATATGCCGACTCGGATCAGGTAACTTCCTTGCTGACCGAATTCAACACGCTGTTGGCCGATTACGGATCATTCGTATCCGCTAATCCTCTGCGGCAGAGGCCAACCAGGGAAGTGAAGCTGAGCGATCAGGATTTCTTCAATCTGTTCATCGGCAAGCGAGTCTTGAAAAAGGACGTGACCGACGACGACACGAAAATTCCGCTCTACAGCGCTAATGCCGTTGCGCCGATGGGGTATGTAGAGGAGAGCAATATCGAGGAATTCAGCCATCCTGCCATCCTCTGGAGTATCGACAATAGCCTCTTCAACTACAAACTGATCCAGCCCGAAACTCCCTTCGCCACCACCGATCATTGCGGGGTGATTCAGATCATAGACCCCGCGATCGTCCCGGAATACATGCTTCACGCGCTGTATGTCCTGCGCTTTGAATCGAGTTTCAACCGGGCTTTCCGCGCCTCCCTGGCGAAGATGAGGGTTCTTGCCGTGCCGATTCCGGTCAAGCCGGATGGGAGTTTTGATGTCCAGGCACAGAAGGCCACAGCCGAGCGATTCACAACGTTCCTGGAGAAGAGGGAGCAGCTGGAACAGGCAAAGAAGAAGCTGGATGACATGCTCGACCGCTATCTCGCTACCATGCACTTCTGAGGTGAACCGGATGGCTTCCGCATTTCGTTGCGCCCCGCCGCATTCCGTTGCGCGGCGACATTCCGTTGCAAAGCCCATTCCGTTGCAAAGCCAGCCCGCGTATACCTGGTGAAAGGACGGTGGCAGATGGGAGCCAGCGCAGAATCGAGGCTGGTCAAGGCGGCACGCAAGCGCGTCGCTGAAAGCCTGGGGCACCTGAAGTGCGACCGCTGCCCGCCGCACTCGGGATGCAACGCATCGCGGCGGCCGAAGTCGGACCACCACAAGAGCAAGCGGAAGGGACGATGATGCTGCGCATCAAGGACACAACCAGAAAGACCATCACGTTCGTCGTCGGCTATGGCCGATCAACGAAGCGCCTTCACTTTGTCCCGCCAGGGTTGTTCAGGCGACTTCTGGAGGCGTGGCTGGAGGACAGCCAGGCCGGCATTGACCTGACGATGGTGGAGATGCTCTTTAGCCGTGACTATCGGCTAGAAGTGGCCCGCGATGCCAGCCTGGCCGCGCAAGCCTACGCGGCGGATCGGAAGATGGCAGAGGATTACCTCGCCTCCGTGGCGGGGCGGATCTATATGACAACGATGCCGTTGGAGGCAGACGATGAAGGACATCGGCCTGCGCGAGCGCTATCGCCAGGCATATTTTTCCGGCTGGTCAAAATGACGGCTCGCGAGCGACGAATTACTCTCCAGAGGGAACACAACTCCTCTGACCGCTCCGGCCGGTTGCCGGACCTGAAAGGAAAAGTCCCATGAACATCATCAACCTCATGCCGCACGCCATTACGTTGCGGTTCCCGAGCGGGCAGGAGATGGTGATTCCGCCGAGCGGACAGGTTGCCCGCGTGGCCAGCATCCCGGGTGCCGTCACGCTGCGATCCCTGACGCCGTCAGGTGTCAGTATCCCGGTTGCTGGACCGACCCAATACGGCGACGTGGAGGGCATACCGGCCGCCGATGAGGGCACGGTTTACCTTGTCAGCGCGCTGGTCTTGGCGCGCGTGACACGTTCCGACGTGTTCGCTCCGGGAACCGGTCCCAACGATGGCGCCATCAGGAAGGACGGACAGGTCGTGGCCGTCACGCGGTTGATTGCCAGCGTGTGAGAATGGTAAGGGCAACTATTCGGAACGGCCGAATAGTTGCCATCGCCAGAAAGGAATCCAGACATGACCATCGGCAACATACCCCTGCGTGCAACCATGTGCGGGACCTGCCCGTTTCGCCCGGGAAGCCCCTATGCCTACCTGGCCGATGGTCTGGCCGAGAGCGCTCTCAATCATAGCAGTCGTATCTGCCATTCGACCGGCCAAGACAACGCGATCAACCGCCGCACTGGCTTGCCGGCGCATCTGTGCCGTGGCGCGCGTGACGTACAGTTGCAGGCGTTCTGTGCGTTGGGTGTGATCGAGGCACCAACAGATGAGGCGTGGAATCAGGCGCGGGTCAAGGTCGGCATGGAGCCGACCGTGGTTCAGGACCCCGTAAAGGAGACGTGACATGAAGACCATCACGGAAGCGGAATGGAACCAGGCAGGGGAGCGGCTTTTCGGCCCCGACCGCATGACCTGGCGCTTCGCGTGCCCGATCTGCGGCAATGTGGCCACCCCGGAGGATTTTCGGCCCTACCAGGACCAGGGCGCAACGCCGGACCGGGCGCTGTGCGAGTGCATCGGTCGTTACATGCCGCGCGAAAAGGTCAGGCAGGCGTTCGGCGAACGCGCCGACGTGCCGAAGCCATGCGACTATGCGGGGTATGGGCTGATCAGGGTTTCGCCGGTCGGCATCGTGCGCGACGATGGAGCGGTCACGCACTGCTTCGCGTTCGCGGACGAAGAAGCGCAGGCGCAGACCACGGAGGGCCAGAGTCAGGCTCGGCATGGCGCGACGGTTGTAGAGAACCCGACGAAGGACAAGAGGGAGAGTTGAGACATGAACCGTGAGGCTACCATTGTGCTGACTGCCGCCGACAAACGGGCGGCAAAGAAAGCCTGGCTGGATTCTGACCAGGGTATCATCAGACGGGACGGAACGCTCTGAATAATCTCCACTGTCGTGCGGTCGCACTTCAGGGGAGAGACGACAGCGGAGCGGATCTACGCCGCCGGAAACGCCATCGCGGAGTGGCTCGGATACCGCTGCTGGATCGACGTGGCGGTGATGCAGCAGCCGGAGAGCGTGGATGAGTTTCGCAGGCGACTAGATGAGGCCGAGTGACCCATGATCGACGAAGCTCTTGACCGCGAATGGCAACAATGCACCGATTTCCTGCTCGCGAGAGGCTGGCGGCGCGGCCTGTTCGGTGCCTGGTATCGACCACTGGCGCCCAGCATCATCACTAGCCGGGACGGCCGATCCTACACGGCTCAAGAGGCGCTGGAGATCGAGGCGCAGGACGATGAACGCCGCGAGGACAAGCCCTAGAGGATCAACCGATGCCGACCCATGAAGAAGATATGACGTTCAGGCACTACCAGCCGGCTGGTCGAACCACCATCTGCGGCGCGATTCGCCGCGTCATCATCAGGGCAGATGCATGCGAGGTAGGAACTGACTGCATCCGCAAGGTGCTGAAGACCACCGATCTTGCGCGTGTGAATTGCCCGCACTGCCAGGCATGCATCCGTGCCCTGGCTGCGGCATGGATAGAGACGGGCAACTGACCTTGATTCTTTCCCGGTGACAGGTTAAATGTCTGGCGACAGGAGACATGGCCGCGTGCAGTAAGAGGCGAGGGCTCATCATGGTACGTAACGTGGATGATAACCCGGACGAGTCACGGCGCGGCCATGCTTTTCTCACGGAGGATCTGACATGAAAGTCTTCGGCCAGGAGCCACGATTCCATCCCCGGACCGGCAAACCGATGCCGTCCGTTAAGATTCAGACCGGCTGGGCCTGCGACTATTGCGGTGTCTACCATGCCAACGATGAGGAGTCGCAGAAGGTTGTCAGTTATCGCATCGTTGAGACGGGCGAAGCCGAACCTCAGTTCGACGGCATGAAGGTGGAAGGCTTCCCGCGCATCGATCTGTATGCCTTGTTCAGCGACCATCCAGAGTTTCGCTACTGCCAGGATTGGGACGGCCGGCGTTTTTGCGAACAGGAGATGTTGCTTGCCTGGCACAAGGCCAAGAAAAACGGTGCCAAGGCAAGAACCCTGTTCGAGATCATGTACGAGGCCAGGCTCGCCATGATCGGCGATGCTCTAAAGTCCGGCCGGCAGACGATGGAATCCTTCGATCTCAAAAAGCGCTAGGAGGCCAGAGTATGGAAGCCATCTACATCGTCGCCCGTCTGTCGCCCAACGACATCAAGGCCCAGCATACGAGGTTGCTCCATCCCAGACAGGCCACGCCGCCTGAGTTGGCACATGCTGACTCTCAGCAGAGTATCCAGCGCCTGACAATCTCCGCGCAACTTGCCAGCGCGCTTCCCAGGGCCGGCAAGTGGAGGGTCGTGCCGTGGTCAGAGGCCGTCGCATCCTGGCAACCAAAGGCTGGCGATCTGCTGCCTCTCAGCATCGTGCAAGACGCGCTGGCGGTCCTGGTTGCTACGCTGCCGATCTGTCCCGACTGCCAGGGTTGGCGCCGCGCTCAGCATGCCCGCTGCGTACTCTGTGAGAACCGTGTCTATCTGGCCTGGAAAGCGAAGTTGCCGCCCGGACTGTCGAGCCAGGAGATTAGCCGTCTGCGGATCGCGCGGGCGATTGCGGCCGGCAAGGGCAGGGAGAACAGGTTTGAGACGAAGTATGGCAGCGGTGATGGACGATGAGGTGGTACGGTCAACAGTTGCTGACCCATCGGAACAACGAGAGGGCGTAGGCATGACGGCACGCGACTTCCTGGAACGCCTGGCAGACGATGACGGCTCCGTCAGCGCGATCAGTCTCGACCGCGATGCCGTGGAGGACATCCTCCGTCCCGATTGGAGGACCACGAGCCGCGTCCATGACTGGCGCAACCATGTGCCGCATGAGTTACGGGAATTGTGGACGGATCTCAACGAGGATGCCAGGTTGGCCGTGTATCTCATGGCGGAACGGCGTGCTGATGGAGAGGAGTGGGAGTAACCATGCTGACCGAACCACAGATCAAGGCGCTGCTCGTCGCCAGAATCATCGCCTGTACGGACTCCTGTAACAGTTTCCACATCAACCACGTCAGCGGGCAGATCAGGGCATTGCTGGCCGTGTTGACCGATGGCAGTCATCCGACGACCAGCAGCGATACACCGACGATTCTCAGGCTGGCCGGCATCCCGTTCACGCTGGATGATGACGGTTGGGAGGTTGATGACGAATGGCTCAAGGCGAACCTTCCACCGGCATACAAGGAGTGGTGAGCAAAATCAAGGCGCGGATTAAATCCCGGCCGGCGAGCGACGAATAACTCCGTGGAGGCAAAGCATGACTGAGCAGCAACATGAGTTGACGCCTACCACAGACCGCCCTCTGTTCCTGACTCCACCTGGCAAGGTGGCGTTCTGCCCCTACTGCGGTGGACCGGCGGCGCGGGTGCGTGGCAGTCTCCGCTGCGAGGCGTGCCGGGTGTGCTTTCACGTCAGTTTCGGTTATCGGTTGAGGAAGCCCGTTGGGGGCAGAAAGAAAGTACAGGAGTAACAATCATGCGTGACGAAGAAATCATCATTCCGCCTACCCTGACCACGGCGCAATCCGCCGTGCTCTACGTGCTCAAGCGCATCCCGCTCGATGCCGACCTGCGACACCACATGCTGGACACCGAGGCATTCGCTCGCCTGTGCGCCGCCGAAGCGGAGCGGACAGGCAAGACCGCCGAGGATGTCGAGGAGTTCTTCTCGACATCCAAGCGCGACGAGAAGCCGCGACTGTTCGAGGCGCGCGAGGCGCTGGACAAGATCGACGAGCTGACCTTTGAGGCCAGTTGCCCGACGTGCCGGCGGGTGCGCGAGATCACGCAACGGCATGTGTAGCCTACAATTACCAAGGAAAATACCCGATGACGAAGCATCCCATGCAACCAGTCTACCTCGACGCCAACGGCCGTGCCCGCTTCCGTGGCAATGCCATTGTTCAGCATGTCGTCGAGGAGGCCAGCGCGGGTCGCAAGTGCGATCTCGGTGACATTGCACGCCTCTACTTCCCGGATGAGGACTCGGTGCAGTTTCGTGCCTTGATCGGTGCGGATCTAGATCATCCCGAGCGCTGCAACGCGGTGGTTCGGCACCTTTTCCACTGTGCCTGTAACGGTTGGCAATGCGATCTCAATACGCTGGCCATCGCGGCGCATCGGCTCAAGTTCCCCCAGGCCGATCAGGAACAGTTCGCGCAACTCATCGGTTACTCTGTGCATGGGTTCCATGAACTCAGCCAGATCAGCGATGCTGCCGCGCTGCGTGCCTCCGAGGCGGCGCGTGCCGTCGGTGGTCAGGGTGGCTGTCGGGATACGGGGTGTGGCATTCATTGCGGGGTCGAGGAGGAAGCGTGATGGCTCATGACAACAATCCTGACTTGACCAGAAGGCTCAGCCCTTTGGTTCGCGATTTCGGCTTGCCGGCTGTCCTCGATTCGCTGACCTACATGGTTCAATGGCAGCAGGAATGTCTTGCCGCTGAACACAACGAAGCCTGGCGTGACTGGTGGGAACTTGCCCACTTGTTGATTGGAGCTTCCAATCTGGCCGATCAGGTGAAGTCGCCGGGAAACAACCCGTGACCAGGCAGAAGATTCTCCGTGATAGAGGCTGGCGACAGCATCTTGGCTGGTGGTATTATCCGCGCGATGCCACGGGCAGGATCTATCCCGGGCAGGAGATTTTCGGCATTGCGGCAGTATGGGAAGCGGAGCAGAAACGCAAGGCGATCGTGAAGGTGTACGAGGAGGTGGAAGTCGATGAACAGCCATGAAAGAAACGAGATCAACACCCTGCTGGCCTACCTGAGAGACTTCGCGGCCTACGGACTGATCAGGGAATATTTCGGCAAGCATGGCAACGACGCCCCTCAAGAACTCTTAGCGAGCCAGGTCGAGGTCGTCAAGGGATTGCTCAATCGGCCGAAAGAGAATCCGGCGCGGCTCATCCAGTTACGGAACGGCGACTGGATACGGCCGGAGGATGTCCGCACGATCAGCATAGATGACTCAGAAGGATTGCCGGGGCCGACCTACTATGAGGTTGACGTGAGGCTGGACGATACGCGGACCAAGCCGATCCGCTTCGACACTGAGGCTGACGCCATCGCCTATCGCGACGAGTTGGCACGGCTGGTCAACGGTGTGGAGGACAAGCAATGACAGCCCGAGAACGTGTCACGATGTTGTTCGACGAGTATGGCTGCGAGAAGCCCGGCGAGGAAACCATCATCGGCATCGTGGAGGCAGCCATCGCGGAGGAACGCGAGGCATGCGCCAGCCTGGCAGAGAGCCACAAGGTCTACTGCGATGCCTGGCCGACATGCTCCAACTGCGGTCGGGACGGAGAACTCTACGGAACCAAGTACGACATCGCGTCCGCGATTCGTCGAAGGGGAGTTGCGTGATGACGCCATCAGAACAGGCAGTTGCGGAAGAGCGCGACTTGTGCGCCCATGAGGCCAATCTTGTCTACTTGCGCGATGTCGAGAACGAGAGACGGCTGACCGGCCAATGCAACACGCTGAGGCTCATGGAATGCAAAGCCAAGCAGGCGGTAGCGCTGGAGATAGCCGCCTTGATACGAGCGAGGGGCGAATGACCGTCACGCGCAACTGCATACACTGTGGTCATCCGCCGACCGTCTATGGAGGTCATCTCCACATGCCGGACGGTACTGCCATCGTGGCTGGCAGGTGTGATGGATGCCGGGATGTTCGCGATTGCCGCTATGGCGAGGTCAAGGATTGTGTTTGCTGGTCAGCCTGCTGCGGTGTCTGGCAGGAGCGTCATGGTGTCACGACGATGGACAGTGCCGACGCTGAGCATCTTGCCGCGTGGAAAATCTTCGGTGACGGTTAAATGTCGCTAGACAGCGAGCGAACAAGATGGTAGATAGAGAGGCCGACGTTGACACGCGGAAACCGTGGCTCAAACCCCAAGTATCGGAGTAGCGATGAGACAAATCGTGATGTCAGTCTTGTTCGTGTTCGCGTTGGTCGGTTGTCGGCGCGAATCGCCGCAATCGCCTTCTCCTGAACCGAAAAATGACTCCGCAGACAAGATCCACGTAAACGAGTGGCCAACGCAGCAGCGAACTCGTGACCTGTGGAGAAAAACGCGGAGGATCGAAGGACTGCGATGGATGTGGGTTGCCGCCTACTCGCTCAAGCGGGACGGCACGCCGGATGTTGTCCTGATGACGACCGATCAATGGTGGGATGGCCAGACCGATAATCCGAAGCTGATGTGGATGGAGGCCGGCAAGAAGGTCATCCTGCCAGGCTGGTTCACCTGGGGCAAGGAGGCGCAATCCATTCCAAGCGACAAGCTTGAGAAAGCGTGGAAGGACAAGGTTCCCGGTGTCTACAAGTACGATTACAAGGACAACGATCTCATCCGAGACGCCTTCTCGAAGTTCGAGATCGAGTTTCCCAAGTGAGGCAGTAATGACGATGGTGGAAATCCTGACCTTAATCTTCATTCTGGCCGTCATAGGAGTCTTGGCGGTCACCGCCGCCATCGTCAGGCTGCAACAGCAGATCAACGACCACAAGCAGCAATTCGTGGCGCTATACGATTATCTCCGCAACGACATGCAGATTCGCTACGACGAAAAAATGAAGCAAGATAAAGGTAATGGTGATTGATGAGTCCAATCAAGGGCACGTTGAGCAGTACGACGATCATCGCCGGGTCTGGCCGGATCTCGGTGCAGCTTGCCAACGCGCTGGGTGCTGAATACCTGATTGATGCCGGATGGAATCTTGACGGCAAAACCGGGGACTTGGTGGACCTTGTGAGAGCCATCGAGGCTGGACCTGTCATCGTGGAGCTTCAACACGGCGAGGATTGGACGGCCAAGTTTTCGAGTGTTGCGACGGGAGGAGTGTGAACCATGATCCTACTCAAAGTAACAACAGCCAGTGCAATGGCAGGAAGATTGCAACTATCAGCGTGGTTGTGGCGCCTGGTACTTCCCGGCCATCGGTTATGTCTGGTTCGAGGATGAGTTTCAGCACTATCTGGATAGGCTGGGTCAGAGAAAAGACAAGGGAGGATGGCGATGAGTGATTCCAAAGGCATGGTGGTTGTCGTGGATGATGACGGCACGCTGAAGATCATTGGCACGTATTCAACGGCGACCGTCTATCTGGAGCGCGACGATGCCAGGCAACTCCTGCACGCTCTGCCTGGACTTCTCGGGGAGATGAAGCGCAAGCGCATCGCCCACATGGAGCGCGAGGTTGTGACACTGAACGCGGCGTTGCGTGCCGAGCGCGAGACGCAGGAGTGAACCTGATGGATGATCACTGGCTCGGGAACTTGGTCACAAACACGGGAAGATAATTGATGCCTGATCCTGTCGAGCCAGTTGCCGTCTCCTCGCCGATTCTCCTTGCCTGCCGGGCGATGGATTATCTATGGCGGGCCGGAAATCTGCTGTCTCACATCGACGGAGCGGAGGCGGATCGGCTGTGCAAGGAGGTTGATGACATCCATAATCGAGTTGCCGAAAATGTCTTGCGGCGCTTCATGAAAACTGGAGATTGATGCCATGAGTGAGGCGCGCGACGGCTATGGGGATCTGATCCGTGAAGGAAAGGAGGACAAGACGTGAAGTTGCAGAACACCAAAGAGCAGCATGACAAGGCCGCGCGAGATGGTAAGGTTCTCGTCTGCATCGGAGTGGATGCCAGACCAGCCAAGAGGTTCGGAGCCCTGATGTATACCGGTGTCATCTCATGGGAGGACGCCCAGAAGGTAATTGATCTCTTGACCGAAGTTCAGCGTAACACCATTGAAGCCAAACAGCCAGAGGAATCGCGATGAAAAATCCGATGGATACTCATTGGCCGGGTTGTGCTGCCTCACGCTGCGACGGTCCTTGCCGTTGCCAGGACATCGATGAGCGTGTCAACAGACTGACGCAGTGGCTTCGTGCCGATTGCGAGAAGGAGACAGGTTGCTCGCCAAGCGAGGAGATGACCTGGCTTATCGGCGTGCTGGCAAGGCGGTTTGCCGGAGGGTCGTTGGCGAAACCTGAGGAGTCGCCATGAACGAGGTCGCGGTTCACTTCCTGGCGGGATGCGTGTGGAAGTCGAATGGCAAATGGTGGGAATTGGCTGGCCACCACAGAAACATCTCCCCTCGTGGGAGTCTTGGCACGGCGGTTGGTGCTGCGCAAGGATCGGATGACCATGTATGGAGCGTGCATTTCCCTGAAGACAGCGTAACGCCATTTCGCAACGGTTATGGGACGTTTCTGGAATGCCTGGATGCTGTCGAGGATGTCTTGGAGCAATGGGCAACCGACAACCTGGATCTTCGTGAAAACCCTGATGGTGGCATGATCCTTGTCCACAAAACGGAGGAAGCATGAAGCGTTTGACGATTCTCAGTTGGCTTGCCCTGGCATCGCTTGCGACCGCCGCGCCCTACCTGCCGCATCAGCGCTTCCCGGTCGGCACATGGTCACTCGCCTGGCAACATGAGGTCGGCCTGATAACATTATCGCGAGATGGCAAGTGTTGCTGTCGTCTCAACAACATGATCTACGATGGCACCTGGCAGGTATCGGGAAACAAGCTAACCGTCTCGGAGCGTGCCCGAAGCAATCCAGACGGGCGGATGATGACCTGGAGCGTTGAGTTGGCGAGAGATGGTGACGGTTGGCAGGGACGCACCGAGGGCTACCATGTCGGTTATCTGGTGAGGCTGGACAGGCCGGAGAGGCTCAAGATGCCACGGGGAGAGTGCCGATGAAGATTAGCGCCTTCGCATCGGACGGCCGCGTGGTGGCACGGTGTCGGCTCATCAAGGTATACGCCCCTCAAGCCCATCCTGTGGAAGTTCCGGCATTTCAGGATGAGGATACGGTGGCGATCTATCATCACCTGGATGGCTGGATGCGTTTCGTGATTCAGCACCACGGCAACAAGACGCCGCCCTATGGGATCACGTTCAGCGTGGAGGAGTTATGATGGACGACACGGTGGGGAAGAGGGTGATAAAGCTGGAACAGGCCATGAGGCGAGAGATCATGGAGACCGGCAAGAAGTGCGGCCTGCCGGAACATCTCTGGGGAGAATACTGCCACGCCCAGAGAGACGGTGACTGTATCTGGCAGCACTGTCCCCAGAACAGAGACAACGAACCGTTGGCCAGTGGCAGGCATTGCCCGCTTGACATTCATGAAGAATCCAGAGGCTACCAGTAACCGGAGCATCCATGAATCCATACGAACCGCTTCTCCTGCGCTATCATGCCCTGATCGACCGTGAGCCGTGGTGGGACGGTGCCAGGATCAAGTTGGTGGCTGAAATGGATTTGGTGTGGGGACGGATGACTCATCAGCAGCGCCAGGACGCCGAGAAGGTGATTTCGGTCAGGCAATATCAGGAGAGGATCAACAGATGAGCCAGGCAACCGAGTCAGACCGCGACCTGTTCCGCCATTGGCGTCAGGCTGGTTTGCGCCATGCCAAGGTCAGCGCCGATGCACTCAAGAGGTTCGTGGCCTATGGCTGGCTCCAGAGCAATCAAGGCGTGCTGTCCGGCATGCGCTCGCTGTCGTGGATCGTCACGCCGGCCGGTCAGGAGGTCGTCGATGAGCAACCTTGAGCAAGAGGTTCGCCGTCTCGTTGCCGGTTTCCGCTGTCTGAAAGACTGGACGGTCGAGGTCGATGAGGAGGCCGAATACAAAGGCCAGTGCAGCGTTGGCTCGGACATTAAGGCGGCGGTCATCTATGGCTGGACGGGCAAGAGGCCAATCGATTATGCGCTCCATGAAGTTCTCCATGTCGCTTATCGAGCCAGCAACTTGCTGGGCCGTGACGGCGAGGAGACGTTCATCCAGGACATTTGCCAGTTGCTCCATCCTTCAGAGGGCAAGATATGCCAGCATTGTGGTCGATGGTTCATTGCCGGAAGAGGACAGGAGAAGCGTGCCGATGCCATTGCGTGTAGCGGCAGGTGTCGGGTTGGCTGGTGGCGGAAACGACGAAAGAAGGCTGTCGATGAAGACCGGAGCTGACATGGAGATGGTCTGTAACCTCTGCTATCCGGATGCCGTCGAGTATGGCGAAATCTTCCCCGGCGGTTGGCTGATGCGCAACGGCGACCGGTATGCCGTCATGGCCGCACATGGGCACCAGGGATATGAGTTGTTGTTCTTTCCGGATCGGCCGACGCCGAATCCTGATCCGGAGTGTGCAGAGGGGCTTTCTCCCGATGAGGAGAAGGCTGCCGATGCCTGGGTTGATCGAGTGCGCGATTGGCAAGACGCCGTGTTGATGTCTCCGGAGGACGGTTATTTTCTCGTTCGTGGCTGTAAAGAGGCTGGTTGCGAAACGTCGTGGCCGTTGTGGTGGCTCTATGACCGTGCCGGGAAGATGATCGAGGAACAGGAGGGTTGGTGATGAGGGAAAAGACCTGCAAGACCTGTCGGTTCTGGGAAGAGATCGACAAGAGGGATTCCGTTGATTCTGTTATTGGAACCGGCCGCTGTCAGCGTTATCCACCAGTTATCAATATCGCTTATAGCCGCGCGCTGGCGCGTGAACTCCTCGCTTGTGACGTGACACATGACGAGGTTGAGGCATGCGAGATGGCTGTTAGAAACGTCGATGTATGGGATGTTCCGATCGTGGTAGCTGAATTCTGGTGCGGCGAATGGCGACCGATAGAAGAGCCGATGGAAGAACCGGAGGGCAAACCGTGAACCATCATCAACGGACTACCCAAAAGGTCAAGTTCCTCCATCTCACGGCCACGGTTCGCGAGTGTTGGGTGTTGAAGAGCAACAAGCGCCTGTCTGGAACCAAGCCGGATTGGACCACGGAACCGACCATTCACGCGCTGGCCGTGGAATCCATCGAGGTCGAAGAAGCCTATCGCCGGCAGGGTGAGTGTCGGGCGTTCCTCAACCATCTGCTTGACACTGGCAAATACGACATGGTGATTGTTGAGGCGGTTGGGAATCAGCATCTTGCTGAGGCACTGTTGCGCTGGGGTTGGGACTGCGCCCCGGGTGTCATGGATTTCTACCGGAGAACTGAGTGGGGAGATCCGGCCGACATGCGTGTCGTCAAGTGGAACCTGGAGCAGTCGCGGCACTTGCGGGAGCGGTTGGCCAGTGTCGAGAAGGAGCCGACCCCGTGAACTACACGATGCGACTCATCTCCGATAACGACCAGGACCTCGCCGCTTGCCAGGAATGGTGGATGACGGCCAGCGACGAAGCCAAGAATACGGTATGGTCCATCATTCAGACGCACTACAACGATCCGGCGATGGAGGTCATGAGCCGGTTCGCACAACTGGCCTTCACGCAGATGTTCCTGGCGTCGGTGGAGAATAAAGGTGAATCTCCATGAAAGAACTCCTCCAGATGATGCGCGACATTGAATTCCTGAGAGGCTCGATGATCGAGATACGCCTTCGCAGCAACGGCAAGGTCCAGATGATCGAGGACGTTGATTCTGTCGGCAAGTTCAAGGAATCCTTCGAGAATATCGAGGAGTTAAGGCGCTCATTGAGATCAAGGCTTGTTGAGAGGAATTAACCATGTGTCATCTGTTTCCGCGATGGTTGTTGTGGATAGGTTTCTTCCTGGGAACAACCGCGATCGTTGGGTTCCTCGCAACAGCAGCGGCATGCGAGGATTGTCGGCACCCGCCACACATACTGATGGCTACACTCTTCGTCGCATGGTATCTGGGCAACATCACGGCGGAACTGTTGACGCGGAGAAAACATGGTGCGGAACCGTCAACCATCAACAAGGAGGACGATGTATGACGTGGACAGCCGAGGCACCGACAATTACAGGCTGGTACTGGTGGCGCGACAGGGACCACGAGCCGAGGCCCATACTGGTTTCTGATTATGGCGACAGGGAACGCTTGATGATTCACGTATCGATCACACGCTATCGCGAGACACTCATGCGTCCATCGGAGATTGGCGGCGAGTGGCTCGGCCCCATCACGCCAGAGGATTCCACTGCCAGCGCGGAGCAGTTGCGCGCCGGCCTCAAACTCCTCTGCGAGAGTATCCTGACCTGTAGTCGGGAGAACACCGACGAATGGATGGAGTACATTGTTGGCCAGGTGAACCAGATGGCGGAACTTCTCGGTGAAGATGACAGGTTCGTGTGGCGCATCAACGGATGCAACGGTTGGGGACGAGTCGAGAGGGCAGGGCAATGAGCGAACCAAACGCCATCCACTGCTGCACTTGCAAGCAGCCACACGTAATCCCCGGCAGGGTCCGCGGCGACTGGCAATGCCAGGAATGCTGCGACCGTGAAGCGGAGGAACGCCACCAGCGGCGCCGCGATCGCCTCGTCGAGATCCAGCAGCGCCACCGCGACCGCAAGTGCCTCGTCCACGTACCCGGCAAGGTATTGCCAGCCGACACCAGCGACGAGGAGGCACAGCGGATCTGCGACGAGAACCTGTGTTGCCACTGGACCCGATATGAGGACAAGGTGATCTGCTGGGGAGAGATGTGATGACCGAATCCGAATGGCTGTCCTCAGAAGATCCGGCTGCCATGCTCCACGTCATGGCCAGCGGCATCGATTCGGCCGGGACGCGGATCGGCAGCGACCGTAAGCTGAGGCTGCTCATTGCTGCGGGAATGCGAATTGTGCTGCCGGAGAGCAAGTTGATTCCCCAGGTCGAGTTGATGGCTGATGATCGATCAATCCCGCCTGACGGGCGGTGGTGGCCGACTGACGCCGATCCGCTTGACGGCGCTCGCTGTGTCATAACCGCATCGCGGAACGAGAAATCGCTCATCCGGCTCGCTTGCGTCCTCCGCGACATCATCGGCAATCCGTGGTGCCCCGTTGCGCTTGCACCGGAAGAGCCTGGTGACGCTTTCAAGGCGTTGGACATTCTCTTCCGCGAATCGCGCCGTGAGCCGAAAGCGAGCTATCTTCCTCGTAGCGTTCTGACCTGGAACGCTGGCATCGTCACTCTCCTGGCTGAGTCCGTCTACGACGAGCGCAACCCCGACGGCACCCTGGAGCCCGTGAGGCTCGCCATCCTGGCCGATGCACTGGAGGAGGCGGGGTGTGATAACGCGGAGTTGCTGGCGCACCTGAGAGGGCTGGAACATCGCCACGCTGTCCTGTCTGGCGGGCTGGTATCGCGCGAGCCCTGCGTCTGGTCGCCTCTTCGCGGTCCTCACGTTCGCGGTTGCTGGGCGTTGGATCTGATCTTGGGAAAGGAATAACTCCGATGGCTATTTTTGCCGTTCCAGGGGGCCATCGCCTCCGTCAATTCTTCGAGCCGTTCGCTGCCGACTTCAGAGGATTCCGCATCATCTGGTGTAGGCCGAGCAAGGAGAATCCTGTCCAGCTCGAGGAATACGCCTGGTTTACCTATGAGAAGGAGTAGCCTGATGGGTGATCCGGCACGCTTCCGCGAGTTCGCCAAGGTAATACGCTGCCTGTCCAGTCCCGCTGCCCGGATCGCCGACGTGGCTGGCGGCAAAGGTGGTTTGCGCTCCGCTCTGGCTTTGCACAATTACTATCTCATAAATCCTAGTATTTGTGCAGGCTGGTGACTTTTTGTGCAGATGGCGATTGACGATTGGGTCGGCTCGCCATAACCTCTCGGAAACGGGAGGGTATGCCATGCTGGCCGAAATCAGAGAGTTTCTGGCGGATATCTGGAGTGAATGGGTGACGCTCATGACCGGAATTGCTTCTCTGATTCTTGCCTTGATTCCCGCGATCTTCCCCATCCCGAACGAGTGGGCGTCTCGCGGGATCTGGATTGCGGCCGTTGTCTGCTTTCTTATCTGTTCGTTTCGTGTCTGGCGGAAAAGCTATCGAGCCAAGCAGGATATTCTCAAGACTCTGGAGACGAAACTGCGGATTGAAGGCGTAGAGCGCGCCGGCTCGGACACCTATCGAGTCGTGGTGCGCAACCTGTCGATGAAGGTCATTCGATTTCGGACCAGTCTGGTTGAAATAAGACCGTCAATCGACCATCCGCTTCCCATCATATTGCAACCGACGCATGCTGACGCCATGAGTGACATTGCCGAAGTTGCTGGTGGGGGCGCTCATCGTGTTGGAGTTTTTACCGATCACGGCCGCACGGGTTCTCTCGAACTTCGCGCTGCCCATCTTCCGCCATCTTCAGTGATGATCCAGCGAGGCGGCCGGTACGAGTTTCAATTGTGCGTTTATCCTGTTGTTACGAACGGCGAGCCATCGATTGCTGCCTATCGCTGGGTCTACATCGTTCCTCAGCTAGATGGCGGAATCATTTTCACCGCCAACGGTGAAGCCGAGTTGCCTATCCGGGAATCCGAAACTTCAGGATAGCCGGTTCATCATAGACAACCTTGTCCGCTCCGTCCAGCTTGGAGAAGACCGGCTCGATTCCCAACTCATACCATGCCGAGATGAGACAGCAGATATTGTTGCAGACGAACTTGGCCAGCGTCTCATTTTTCATCGCCAGTTCGGTTTTCGACCTAACGCTATCGCCAAACTTCCTCTTGACGGCAGAGAAGGTAGACTCTACATTCGATCTCTTATGGTAGTGTTTCAGAAACTCCTCACGGTTGAGGCAGAAATAGTGGAACGCTTTCTCGAACAGGCCGCCGATGCCGCCAGTCGTGTTCGACTTGAACGCGAAGAATGCCTGCGCCTTGATGTCCTCCATCGTCTGGAAATTCTCTTCGCTCGCATACGCCCG